ATGAACAAGGATATCATCAACCCCAGCAAGAAGACAATAACCTATGCGGCCACCCTCTCATCAGTGGTCTCCCTGCTTCCAGTGGAGGAGCCTGATGTACCTTATCTGAACCGGAGCAACGGAATCGTGTCCATAACGACGACCCCGAGGAAAGGGCAGTGGGCTTACGGAAAAATCCCCCGTCTATTCCTTCTGTATGCCCAAACCCTCATAAAAGAGGTGTCCCCGATGGTTGATTTCGAAAACAGGACAATCCATTTGGACGAAACATTTAATTCGTTCTGCAAGAACACGGGAATCGCGGCCAATGGACAACGGGAGCAGGTGTCCCGCATGTTGGAGAATCTGGGGAGCACTGTCTTTCAAGTGACCAATTGGTTCAAGGACGAACAGGGCAGAACTGTCCATGATGCCATCAATGTTCTGGTGGCCGACCGCACTCACATCTGCTTCGACAGAAATTCCGACGAATACAAGGAAGGTTCGTATATTCGATTCTCTGAACTTATGTGGGGAATCCTCAACGAGAATCCCGTCCCTCTAAACCGAGAGATAGTGATGAATCTCGGGAAATCATCCAGAGCGTTGGACATCTACCAGTGGCTCGCCCGCAGAACATATTACATCTCTAAACCGGTTCTCATACCTTGGAACGGATTGCAAATGCAGTTCGACGCGTCGGACACTCCACTCCGCAGATTCAAGGAACGTTTCAAGAAAGCGTTGGAAATGGTTCGGCAGAATTGGCCGGAACTGCATGTAGAGGCCGTCGATGAGGGGCTGAAGGTGTATCCGTGCCGGAAGTCGTTGGAATCGAAGCAACGCGCTATTGGCGAGGCTCCGATGCTGGAGTCCCCGACTCAGCCGACCAAGACCAGCGGCAAGCCGGATGGCAACCCGTTCTGACCGATTTTAGTTAAACGAAGACCCCGCACAGTGGCGGGGCCTTCGAATGTCCACACATAAAAAGCCAGACCAAAAGGAGAAAAAGACCAAAAGCCTTTTTGAACTTAGTCGTCAAATTATGAGGCGCCCAACCCACCGGCTGAACGCAACATCAAGTATACGGGATACGGCTGTTTGGTCAAACCTGTATGCGTGTCGAAACCGTTGGAATCATTGGGGTTTCACGCTATCAACCTTCGGTTTTCGGACTTGTCGTGGACTGATGTTCTTACTCTTTGAACAGGCATTTTGCGTATTCGTGGACGATAGGCAATACCATATCCTGCAATTCCGTATCGCTTACAGGCTGGGGGAGCCGGGTGTGTTCGGCGGCTTCCTCGAACCGGGACTTGGCGTTCAGAAGCTTCAAGTCGTACTGTTCGGGGTCAAAGTCACCGTGCCGGATAGCCAATAGTTCCTCTTGGTCGATACCGACACGACTCACCTGAACCTCACCGGACTCCAACAGGACGGCTCCCATACGGTAGACGCGCAACGCGTGAGCCATGGCCTTATATGCTTTACTCGTGTCGCCTTCATGTTCACGCCGTTCGGCCAGCATGGTCTGCTGGTAGGCGTATCCGGAGAATGTTGACTTGCATTTCGTGTTGACGGCGAGCTTCTGGGCGAGTTGCAACAGGCGGAAACCGTAGTCGTCGCAGTGCAAAATGCAGTCGATTGGCAGGTTGACGAGTTCCACCATGTTAGGGTTCGCGTCACGGAGCATCCTCGCCACTTTGAGATAGGAGCGGACGACCATGTCTGAATCCGGCATATGCCTCTCCCCGTAATCATGGAGGGAGAGGATTTGCCGCATGGTCGGCATGGTCGCCGCACGAACGTCCACGTCGGAATGCTCGTCCGCGATACCGTAGGCGTGGGAGCCTCCAATCCAAATGAGGGCGCACCTGTTCTCTGGCTTGTCGGCGTCGGGCAGGTCGGGTTGGGAGTCCAACCATTCGAGTTGTTTTTCGGTTAGTTCCATGGACATCTTCAGTCTCCTTGCAAGCTATGTGAACTAACCCAGTATAACATAGAGAACCAAGCTGAATTCGTCAGAAGAAGCGTTTCAGGAAACCATCGAACAAGGTTTTGGCCCAGTTCTTTTTTGCATCGGCGGCGTGGCTTTTATTCGCCGTGTCCGACTCGTTTCCACTGTTGGACGCATCGCCGTTCTGACTGTTCTGACTGTTGCCGCCGGTCATGGTCAATCGTTGTTTCACCTGACCAGTGGAGATGATGGTCTCGGTTGGGCAGGTTTTCAGCACTTCGGCCATTTCATCGTGTTCAGTCTTGTCCACGATGAGTCCGTATTTGGCTTTGATGCCGATTTGCAGGCTCACGTAATCGCATTGGAACGTTTGGTTGGAAGGTTCCCATTCGGCGATGGTGCCGTCCTTCTTCACGTTGTTGGCTTCCGCCTGAGAAGCCAACAACACGTCGGGGTCGTTATAGTAGACGTCCCGCTGCTGGAAGTCGAGCTTGTCTAATCCGGAACGGTAGGCTTCCGCATAGGCGACCACATGGTCGATTTGTATGCCACCGTCACGGTTGGACGCGCTCCCACCCTCCGTCTTGTTCGACTGGCCGCGTTGGAAGTGGATGGTCTTGCCCGTGTAAGGTTCCAGCAGGATTCCCGACTTCACGCTGCCGCGACTGTTGAAGGTCACGTCGTTCATGTCGCGTTCCAACACGAGGTCGCGCGTAGTGTAGTTGCCGGTTTTCCCTTCCACTTTGTTCCACTGGTGGCTTTTACGGTCGGAAGACGCATTGGATTTCGTGCCGATGGTCAGCGTGCTCAACACTTGCGTGGCCGACTGTCCAACCGGAATGCTTCCTGTCGCGGGAGCGGCCGATATGGAGGGGGAGACGGCCAGTGTGGACAATACGAGTATGCAGGGGAGGGCTATGCGGACGCATTGCCGGATGGTTTCGACCCGTCCTTTCAACGCGTGTTCTCTTTCTCCCCGTCAGACGGGAGAACGTGTTCCGCTGCCTCATCCGAACGTTTGGATACGACGCACATGCTCATGATAATCATGCCTAAAAAACATCCGACAAAAAGTCCGAGAATAAACGATACCATAAGTTTTTCCCTTTTCTGAAAGTTCAGCCTCGCGCGTTGTAGTCGGCGCACAGGTCGTTCATGGCGTGCAGAAGCTTGTATGTGTAGATGAACGGTCCGACGATGATGAGGGAGCCGAGAATATTCCACAGCCAGTAGGTTGCGGCGGTGACGGTGACCGGCAGCCCGCGAGCGGCCTGTTCGACGCCGATACGTCCACTGAGCTTGTGATACCAAACGAGCCAGCCGATGCCCAACGTCAGCCAGCCGACGAGGAAGAACATGAGGCAGTAGTGCATGGTGCGTTTGCCGTCACGTCGCGTGGCGATGAGATTCAACGTGGTGCCGACTTCGCTCATTTGCCAAATGTCGTAAATGCCGAAGGTGACGAGTCCAAGCAGAAGATATTTAAGCAGTCCACGTTTGGTTCGGAGACTGTTCTGCCGAATTGGGTTTTGGGGTTGAGCCATAGGCTGTTGCGGCATGGACGGTTGATTAATGTTCACGTTGACTTGAGGCTGTTGTGGCATGGTCATTTTTTCTCCTTGAGTTTGTTAACCACGGGAGTGTCAAATTTCTTCCGGGGCGGTACCACTCATCTTCGGGGTATTCGTTTTCCTATTTTAGGGGACATGACGGTCTTTTATACTTAAAACAAGGTTTTTATAAAAAGTCCCCTGCCGGGGGTGGAAAACCCACTCCAGCAAAGGGACGTTGCATTATTGCAATAAGATGTCAGGTCAGTAGACAGTGGCACTTCCAACCGCAAGAGCGAATATGAACACGATAATCCACAAAACCACGCTGACGATGACTGAGACGAGCGCTCCCATGCCAGCCTGTTTCGCGCTGACCGGCTTTTCGGTCTTCCAGATGAGGAAGAGGATGAGTCCGACGATAGGGAAGAAGAATCCCAATACCGCCCATCCGAACGACCCCGTGTCGGCGGGTTGCGGATTCGCATACGGTTGTTGACCATATTGGTATTGAGCATACTGGGGTTGCTGATATTGGGGTTGACTGTATTGCGGTGTCTGAGCATACTGTTGGCCGGTCGCATATGGGTTAGCTTGCGGTTGCGCATACTGCGGCTGTTGGTAGACCTGCTGTCGCGACTGGTCGTATTGTGCCCGCTGGCTCTGACTGGGATTTGGGTACTGCTGTGGAGGGAAATTAGGGTCGCTCATGTCGGAAAGCCTTTCATTTTTGGGGTTTTTGTTTTCCAGCTTAAGGTATTTTTTTTCGTCGGAACAATAGGAAACCAAAAAATACGATAGGGAGGAATTTTTCAGACGATTCGTCTGATTGCGTAGCTTCCGTACATGACCATGCTGACCGGTGCGACTCCAGTGCCTTGGCTTGGACTCATGGCGTTCATGACCATGCCGTTGCCGATGTAGATGGCGGCGTGCGAACCGTTGGCGAGAATATCACCCGGTTGGGCTTCCGCCAATGATGCCACGGGCGAACCGACGCTCATTTGACTGCCTGACTGGTGGGGGAGACTGACACCGAATTGCGCGAACACGTATTGGACGAATCCGGAACAATCCCAGCCTGATGGCTGGTTGCCGCCGTACACGTATGGGTATCCGCTGAACTGCATCGCATATTCTGCCACGGCCTGTCCGGTTTTGGATGCTGGGGGAGTGATGACGGTTCGTTCCGCACTCCTGCTGGCTTCCTCCTGTTGGATAGCTTGCGCTTGCGCTTGTCGTTCCGCCTGTGCCTGTGCCTGTTTGCGGGTCTCCTCTTCCTGTTGGGCTTTCAGTTCGGCGTCTTTCTCGGCTTGGGATTTAGTCTGCGGGACAATTAGGTTTTCGATACCACCCCAATCGCTGTCCGACTGCACGTCGGTGCTGATGCTTTCGCGGGTCAGGTCTCGGCGCGTGGTCGTGGTAGCGGGGAACGAACGCACGGAGTATACGGTGTTGTTTGATGGGGGGTATGCCATCGCAGTGGCGGGCAATGCCATCAGACAGTCCGCGCACAGTGAAAGCACGAGCATGAGGGAGTGAATGCTGTTTCTATTGCTCAACCTCAAAGTCCCATGCTCCTTAGTTCAGAGGCCAATCGTTGGGCTTCGGAACGGCTTAAATGCCATTCGCTCCAGAATTCGTCGCCACGGCGGACGAGATAGGTGGGGTCGGCGGGACTGCCCAATTGGGTTACGGTGATGTCGGTTCCCATATTCGGCTCCTTTCTTTTAATTTCTACCGGTATTCCACGAGTCGCAAGGGCACGTAGTTGCGGTAGCTGACTTGGGTTTCGTCCTTCGGGTCGGATAGTCGGCTGATGAGTTCCGCGCATTCCACGTCCGTATACGTGCCGTCCTTGCTCGCCCCGCCACCCAGATAGGTGCATGCGCCGCGAACGTTACGCTTCCGGTCGATGATGGTGTATATCAATTGTCCTTTCTTGTGGAATGGCCACTGGTGGGTACATATGATGAACCGGCTATCCCAACTGCGGGCGCGAACATCCCACCACATTTTCGCTTCGCTTTCGGGAATGCTGAATCGGACTTGTTTCGCATCCTCGGGCAGTACTTTGATGGTGAGTGGAATTTCAGACAGATAGTGTATTCCGGTGATTTCCGACAAGGCGAACAGAAGTTTCTGCGTGCTCGGCTCGACCTCAAATAGAACGTATTTGTAGTCTTCCGGAATGTCTTCAATCTCATCCCGGAACTGTTGCCATGCCTTGATGGTGTCCTTCGGCCAATCCGGCCAATAATCCTCTCCACTTTCATCGTGGACGAATTTCCTATCAAGTTCCATATTGGTAACAGCTTCGTAGGCTTCCTCATCGAACATGGGCGGCATGTGACGAACGTCCGTCTCAGCCTTCCCGTCATGCACGCTCACCGTGCAGATGACCGGATGGTCGGAGGACACGGTTCCGTCCCGTTCAAACCACCTCGCGTTGCCGGGTTCCTTTGACTTGCTCGTCTCCGTGATGGGGTCACTACCTTCGGTACCGTAGGACGCGTAATACCTGTCCTTGCCGGTGAAGATGGTTACGGTGCCACCTTCAATGCCGACTATCGTCCAATCGATTTTTTCAACGCACAGTTCGCTTATTTCCTGCGCTGTTTCCTTATTCAACATGGTTTACATCTTTCCCTTCTGGCGGCTTTCTGTGCCGCAAATCATTTCTTCGATGGGCTTTTGCTGTTCTTTCCGTCTTCTTGGAATGGGTCGAAGATTCCATCCCCGCCGGTGTCGAGCCGGTAGGGTGTGCCACCTCTGGCTTTCACGAACTCGTCAAACTCATGGCCTGTTATCGCGCCTTGGGGAGTCATAATGCTTCGGCGCGAGCGGTTTGAAAGCGGTTTCACCATTCTTGTGTTCTTTCCGGTCAGTAGTGGATGAATTGCAGTTGGGACGCCTGTTCCGCAGTGAAAGTGCGGCTGAACGGTTTGCCATTGTATGCGCTACCGCATTCGGACGTGGTGATGGAACCATCCCCGCCCACGGACTCCACGATTCCCACATGACCATAGGTCGGGTCGGAGTCGTATTGCCCCCGTTGGAAGCAGATGACGTCGCCAACCCTAGGAGTGCCGTCAACCCAGTAGCCGAGTTTGCGTGCCGTGTTCGCCCAGTCGGCACCATTGCCCATGTGGGAGCCAGCGGGCAATCCCAACTGGTGGCGGCGCACGTAAGCCCACCAAGTGCATTGCGAAAACTCGTAGGCGTTACCCGTGTCTCCGGTCGCATGATTCGGATTGAAACCGTCAGGAGTCTGACCCTCGTCACGACCGTTAATCAACGATTTAACCACCGGATTATCCGCACTGATAGCAGTCAGTTTGCCGGTCACACCATCGGAGTCGGACATGCTCCAACTTCCATCATTGCTCGTGGCCTTATAATCCTTCAACTCTTCACGGGACGCGCTACGGGATGCCGCACTGGTTTCAGTCAACGTGCTTCGAGTAGTAGCGGTACTCGTATCAAACGGCTTAGCCTCAGCGTAAGCGCTGGGAGTTGGCTTCAACACAAGCATAGACGTACCGGCGGCGGCGAACATTCCCGCCAACAAACAAACCGCGATACGCCGTTGGAACAGCCTACGGCGACGTTGCATGACTCTAGTTGGAGCCGCTTTATGTGCAGGTGAACCCAATTTAACACTCCGCTTCTTCCTGCGCGGAGAAGAACTGCGGGCCACCAATGCACTTGTCGAACTGGTAGGTGTCCGAAGCGCCCATCATACGGCGAAGTAGAGGAGCATGCTTGGTCACAATCTTGTTCTTAAACAAGCCGCCGACAGCCTCCCAAGTCACATTGATGGTTCTGCCGGACTCATTCTCCAAAGTGGCTTTCTGAACCTGTTCCTCACGACCGGGCGCGGTATGCTCACCGGCTGGAAGATAGTAGAAGCTTATATGCTGGCCTTTATATATTTCCACCGGATATATCGTGTTTCCCATGAATACTTTTATCGACGCCACTTGTTTTTCCTTTGATGTTGGGAGTTGCTGTTCCAATTCAATGGTACTGGCTTATCCAAGTGGCTGAACAGGAAAGCGCGCCATTCGTAGGCATCTTTCGGTTGGGGGACGGGATTTGGATTGTAATGTTGCACGCGCATTTAGTATCCTCTTATCTGCTTGGATTTTTTTATGGACGGGGACTGCCCATATTTCTTTTCTGACATAATCGCTGCTATCGGCGTCAACTAAAGAACCATACATAAAATGTTTCCAATCTTTGATTAAAACTTATGCAAAACATACTCACCCTCAGAACGCCAAACGCAATTATCCGGTTCGTAGCCTTTACGATATGAAATTCTCGTTAACTTTTTATCCTTCGAATACCCATTGGCTAAAGACCATTCCTTAAAAGACGCCCATACAGACCAGTCTTTGCAAACGGGAATAAGTTCCCGTTCCTCATATGATTCAATCCGACGCTGGTGAATCATATCGTCCCAAACCCTATACAACCGATAATATGGAGAGCTTTTAATACTATCCCCGTGTTTTGTCCTAGCTTTGGATATGAGCTGTTTTCTCATGCACCCACAGCTTTTGACACTACCATTCCTTAGATTGGAAACCAGAACATTTTTCTCCCTGCCACACACGCAACGACAAAGATAGACGACATGACCGTACCTGTCTTTCCCATTGGGTCGAAGTACGGTTAAATACCCGATTTTCATTCCGTCGGAAATCTTTGTGATTTTTTTCTTTTCCACGTTGTCGTCCTTTTCTTCTAATAGTTGAGGTGGGTTCTCCAATATATTTGAGGAGAACATTCCTTTTGCTTCTTCTAAAGAAATTCCCTTTATTCTCGCCCAATCATACAATGAAATACGTTTGTCACCATATACGACTCGTATGCTTTTCCTTTTATTATTAGACTGCGTCTTGGCATCCGTCCACCTGCAATTATCCGGTTCATAGTTTCCGTCAACATCTATTCTGTCGAGGGATAATCCAGCGTTCGCTTTCCACCCATTGTCAATAGCCCATTTTTTGAAGATTCCCCATTCCTTCCATTCATCGCAGACCTGAACACCTCTTTTCCCGTAATGAGAATAAGAAACGTTACGGGGATTGCTACAACGGTCAAGCATCAGTTTCCACGAGTGAAAAAGCTTAACATACGGAGAATTTTCAGAAGCGTCACCATGTTTAAGTCGGGTTTCCCGAGTCCTTTGAACTTCAAAACACCCGCAACTTCTAGTGTTCCCCGTAGTTAGGGCATTTCTAACTACTGAGACTGTTTTCCCGCAAGAGCACCGGCATAAGTAGACGGAGTGATGGTTCTTATTGACACCTTGAAAACTTAATACGGTCAAACGTCCGAATTGTTTTCCGCACAACTCATCTGCTCTCCGGCGTCTCCCCTTAGAAGTGGACGAAAGCTCGTTACGTTTTCCCCGTGGCCGTTCCCCGTAAGGTTTTCCTTTTTTAGAAAGACACCCACAGCTTTTTGTATTGCCTTTTTTCAGATTACCTAAAGATACGACGACGTTATTGCCGCAATCGCAAGAACATAACCAATAGGAACCTTTTTTAGTATTGGGAACATACTTTTCCACCGTGAGTTTCCCGAAACGTTGACCGGCAACATCCATGGGTTTGCGACCGGGTTTGACCATTATTTTATCCCCTTCTGATTAAACCAAAAAGAACGCGGGGTCTATGCTTAAAACGCATGACCCCGCGCTTTTAGAGACTAGAATTCCGGCTCGTCGTTCTGCGACACCGGTGCCGGATTGCCCATCGGAGCACCCCACGGGTCGTCGGATGCGGCTGGCTGGAAATTGTCGGCACCATAATTGTTCGGATTTTGGAACACTGGCGGATTGTTCGGATTTTGGAACATCTGACCATTGTTCTGCTGGGTGTTGGTACGGTTGCCGCCGTCGTATCCGCCGTTGCGTTTCGGATTCGGCATGACCTGCGCGGTCGCGTGACGGAGTCCGACACCGATGTTGGTGACTGTGAATTCCACCATCGAACGCTTCTGTCCGGTCTGCTGGTCAGTCCAACTGTTCTGCTTCACGTCGGCCAACGCCACCACGTCCATGCCTTTACGGAGTGTGTTCATGATGTTGTTGCCGAGCGTGGTATCCCACACTTTGCATCGTGCGAAAAGCGTCTGCCCGTCTTTCCACTCGCCGGTCTTCTTATCCTGATAGCGAGTGCCTTCCGCAATGGAGAATTCAACCAGATTGGGGTTGCGCTGGTTGCGTTGCGGGTCGTCGGTGAGTCGGCCTTCGAGGGTTGTGCTTGGGGTTGGCATGTGTTAAACCTTCCATTGAATTTGTGAACTATCCCAGTATAGCAGATATTGGCGTGATTTGACAGAAAACACGAAAGAGAAGGCCCCTACCCCCAATGGAATCGTAATTAATCATCTTTATCAAGAAACCTCATCAGTTCGTCAACAGACGAAGAAGAGAAGATGTACTCCCCTTCCAAAGCCTCACGTCGTGCTTCGACGTTGACGCTATTAGACATACTCTCCGAGTATGTCACATGTCGGTTGTCTTCTTGATTCTGTTCATGGCATTTCGGGGAATTGATAGACACAGTAAAACTTTCTAAAGAAAAAATAACAAAACAATCATACACACCTTTAACCGAGAAAGCCCCCAGTTTTTAAGACTGGAGGCTTCCTCGCTATATATAGGCGTTACTCGTTTCGGCTACATAGCCGGGCGAGCAGTATTCCAATGCCGCCGAGTCCGGCGATGATGGCCGCGATGACCATTCCGTAGATTGGAGCGCCAGTGCTGGCTAGAGGATTCTGGGAGCCAGAATTCTGTTCGCCATTACCAACCGTCCCATTGGTGGATGCGTCGGCAATCTCCTTGTCCTTGTCGGAGGAGACGCCGTTGGCCTTCTTCCACACGCAGGTCAACGTCAGGTCTTTGACCACGGGCTTGCTCATGTCGTAGACGTTGCCGTCCTTGTCAATGAAACCGTCGAACACGTATCCGTCACGGGTTGGATTGGATGGAAGTGTCAGCTTCTCACCATCCTTGACCTCATAACGTTCGGTCTTGCCGTCATACAAGGTCACTGTCACGGTATGCTTCTTGACGGTCGGGGGCAGGGTATTGGCTTCCCACACTGCGGTCAAAGTCATATCCTTGGATACCGCAGTGTTGAAATCGTAGTCCTTGCCATCCAACTGCCATCCGATGAACTTGTAACTGTTCAGGGTCGGGTCTGCGGGCTTCTTGACCTTTCCTCCCTGTTGAATGGTTTGCAGGTCAATCTTCGAACCGTTGCCGGTGTCGAATTTGACGGTGTAGAAGACCGGTTTCGGAGTTTCGTTCTTCTGCCATGTGGCGGTCAGAATGATATCCGTGGTGATTGGAGTGTTCCAATCGTAGTCCTTGCCGTTCAACTGCCATCCGGTGAAAGTGTATCCGGTACGCTTCGGGTCGGTCGGACGTGCGGCCTTATCACCTTCCTTGACTTTTTGAGATGGGATGTTGGAAGCGCCGCCCGTATTGAACGCGACCGTGAATAGGGTCGGGGCTTTCTCAGTCCACGATGCGGTGAGGGTGATGTCGCCGGTGATTGGAGTGTTCCAATCATAGGCTTGTCCGTTCAGCAACCAGCCTTGGAAGTCGTATCCTTCACGGGTTGGGTTTGCGGGTTGGATGGCTTTCTCCCCCTCATCGACGGTCTGCTGGCCGATTTCAGACCCTCCGGTCGTGTCGAATGTGACCGTGTGGCGTTTCGGCTGGGGCTTCTGGTTTTCAACCCATGTGGCCTTCAAGGTGATGTCGGCTGTGACGGGAAGGTTGAAATCGTATGGTTCGCCGTTCAGCGTCCACCCTGAGAACGTGTATCCGTTCTTGGTTGGCGTATCCGGTACCGTGACGGTCTCACCGTCGTTCACGGTCTGCTGTGCGACCGTGTTCCCGCCATCGGTGTAGAAGCTGACCGTATGGGTGACGGGCTTCGGCTCCTCATGCTTCTTCCACGATGCGGTCAGAGTCATGTCGCCGGTGATTGGAGTGTTCCAATCATAATCCTTGCCGTCCAACAGCCATCCTTGGAAGTCGTAACCGTCCATGCTCGGGTCTGCCGGACGGATGACGGTCTTGCCTTCAATGATGGTCTGCGGGTCAACCTTGCTTCCCTCACCGGTGTCGAAACGCACGGTGTACGTGTTCGGCTGTGGTATCGGTTTGCGATGGTAGATTGCGGTCAGCGTGATGTCACCGGTGACTGGCTTGTTGAAATCATACTGGTCGTTGTCAAGATACCATCCGTCGAACACATAATCGTTCTTCACCGGGTCTGCCGGACGGCGGACGGTCAACCCGTCCTGAACCGTCTGCGGGTCGATGCTCGTGCCTCCGTTCGAGTTGAACGTGACGGTGTGCATGACCGGCTTCGGGTCTTCATGCTTCTTCCACTTGGCGCTCACCAGAGTGTCAGAGGTAATCGGCTGTTCGAAATCGAATTCGGAACCGTCGATAGCAACCCATCCTTGGAAGTCGTAACCGTCTCGCACCGGATTTTCCGGCGGGGAGACGGTGTTCCCCTCGGACACTGTTCGAGTATCGGAGGGACTGCCGTTCTGATAGTCGAACGTGACCGTGTAGGTCTTCGGCTGGGGTTGCTCGTCCTTCTGCCAGTGTGCGGTCAGAATGAGGTTGCCTGTGACCGGAGTATCCCAATCGTATGCGGCGTCTCCCGCATACCAGCCGAGGAATGTGTAGCCTTCACGGGTCGGGTCGTCAGGTTTGACGGCGGTCTTGCCTTGTTCGACCGTTTGGGACGCCACCTCACTTCCTTCCGCTGAATTGAACGCCACCGTGTAGGATTCGACTTTCGTCTTCTCCCACTTGGCTTTCAATGTCACATCCTTGGTGACGGGCGTGGTGAAATCATACGTTTTCCCATCCAACAGCCAACCCTTGAACTCGTAACCGGTCTTGGTTGGGGCGGTAGGTTCGGTCGCCGTTCCCTTGTCCTTCACCGTCTGGGAGGGGACTACGGTTCCTCCATCGGTGTCGAACGTGATGGTGTAGGTCTTCGGCTTGACGGGAGTCCATACGGCTGTCAGGACAAGGTCGGCTTTCACTGGAGCGGTGAAATCGTAGTCAACGCCGTTCAGAGTCCATCCCTTGAACTCGTAGCCCTCACGGGTCGGGTCATTCGGCTTGGAAACCTTGCCACCATCCCTGATGGTCTGCGGGTCGATGCTGGTGCCGTCCGCAGTGTCGAAAGCGACCGTATACTTCTTGACCTCGTTGCGCTTCCATTGCGCCGTCAATGTCATGTTGGATGCGACGGTGTTCAGGAAGTTCCAGTCGGAATCCTCATACTGCCATCCCATGAACGTGTATCCTTCACGGGTCGGATTGGCCGGACGGTCGATGGTGGAGCCTTCCTTGACCTTCTGGTCTGCGATATTGCCATCTCCCCCATTCAAATCGAACTTCACGGTGTACGTGCTCTTGTTCTTCGTCCAAGAGGCCGTCAACGTCAAATCCTGCATGACGGGAGTGGTGAAATCATACGGGTCTCCGCCCAACAGCCAACCGTTGAACGTGTATCCTTCACGGGTTGGATTGTCAGGCTTGGACACGGGGTCGCCTTCCTTGACGGTTTGGCTATCGACCTTGCTTCCCTCGCCACTGTCGAATGTGACCGTATGTTTTTTGGCTACTGGCGTGTTCTTAGACCATAGTGCCTTCAACGTGATGCTGGAGGTGACTGGAGTGTTGAAGTCATACGGGTCGCCGTCAAGAGTCCAACCTTGGAATGTATAACCGTCCAATGTCGGATTGTCCGGCTGGGACACCGTATCCTTGTATTCCACCTGCTGGGAGTCCACGTCGCTTCCGCCATTGGAGTCGAAGCTGACCGTGTACGTGTTCTTCGTCCAATGGGCTTCCACAGTCAAATCATCCGTAACGGGCGTGGTGAAATCGTACAGGGAGTCTCCGGAATACCATCCGTCGAACGTGTAGCCTTTCTTGGAAGGAACCGTTGGAACAGTGGCCGAGGAACCATCCGCCACGGTTTGGATGAAATCGTCTCCCGCACCGGTGAAAGTTACCGTATGCGTCTTCACCTGCGCGGTCTTCCAAGACGCGGTCAAGGTCATGTCGGCGGTGACAGGAGTGTCGAACGAGTACACTTTGCCATCCAACAGCCATCCGGCGAAATCGTAACCGTCCAAAGTCGGGTCAACCGGCTTGACGACCTTATCGCCATATGCGATGGTCTGCATAGGATACCAGTCGTCACTGGCTCCGGCGTCGAAATACACTTCGTAAGTGTTTACCGTCCACTTGGCTGTGATTACCGCATCATCATAGACGGGTTGTGTGAAATCGTATGGGACACCATCCTTATACCAGCCTTTAAAACGGTAGCCGGTCTTGGACGGATAGTCGTCGGGTGGTGTGATAGTTCCCCCATCCTCGACGGTTTGGGATTCGACAGTGGTTCCTCCATCAGTGTCGAAGACTACCGTATGGCCGTTCTTCGCATGGAACTTATAGGAGACGGACACTTCCCCATCATTGCTGGTTAGCGTGTAGGACAGTCCATTGTTCTTGGTGAGGTTCCACCCGTTCGGAATATGACCGATGGTCACGTTCTTGGTTCCCATCGGTACGGTGAATTCACCACCGGAGACCGGGTCGAAGCCGTTGAGGTAGTCTCCGTTGGGGAGTTTTGCGGTGACGTTCTTCAATTCGGAAGCGGAATACTGGTGCTTCGCATGTTTGAACGTGTAGACGACTTTGATTTTCCCGTCGGGACTAGTCACCGTGTAGGTCATATCATTGTCGGACGATTTGGTATCCCAACCGTCGGGCACGCCGGTAATCCACACGGTAGCGTGCTCTCCAATGGTGTAGGTGCCGGACTCCATCGGCTTAAAATCCTGAACCACGCCGTCGTCGGTAGAAGCTGACACTTTGGCAAGCTCGTCCACCGAATAGGTTTTCACATGCTTGTTGAAACGGTAGGACACCGAAAGGTCTCCACTGGTCAACGTATACACCTTATATCCGTCACCGTCGGTTGTGGTCTGAGTCCATCCGGACGGCACGTTGACGATGGCGATTCCTTGACCGTCTTCGTATTCGTAGATACCGGACTGTTTCGGGTTGAATCCGGAAACATAGTTGCCGCCTACGATGGCTTTCACATTCGCCAGTTCGTCCAGACTTGCCTGATGTTTGGCGATGTTGAACACGTAGGTGACAGAGACGGAATTGTTCGGACTGGATACCACGTAGGTGATGATGTTGCCATTAACGGTACGTTGAGTGTTCCAGTCGTCTGGTACGTTTGCGATTTCGACGTTCTTGGTGGTTTCAGGGAAACTCCATGCGCCTCCCTTGTAGTCGAATCCGTCAACCAGTTCCCCGTCAGCGAATGCCCGGACGTATTGGAGCTGGTCGATGTAATAGTATCCTTTGTAATCCGAAGTCGGATGGAAGATGTAGGTGAACGTGTCCCCACAGGGGCCGGTCAGCGTGTATACGCGGTTCAGTTTCCCGGTGGAAGGATTGTTGTAGTCAACTTTCCAGCCGTCCGGTACGCCTTCCAGACGCACGTCGGTGTTCATTGGAATGGCGATGGTGTCGGTGTTGGCGAGCGTGTAGTCGAATCCTTTCACGGCGCTGCCGTCAACGGTCAGATACGCTTTCAGGTTCCTCAACGAATTGATGCTGTCGTGGGGTCGGGTGTCGTCATACATGAACGTGTATTGGACGCTTGGCGTGTCCGAATCCTCTGGATGGGCGGTGTACGTGTAGTGGTCGTCTTCGGAATCACCGTCGAGCACCCAACCGTATGGGGTGTTCTCATATCCCTTCATGTCGCTGGCGGTCACGTTGTGGATGGTGAATCCCTTGGTGATGTCGCCGTCCACAGCCTGACCGTTCAAAGTGATTGTCATGCCGTGAAGCTCTTCGACGGTATGAACCGCGCCGTCAGCCCCATCGAACCAGTAACGATAGGTGGTGGAACCGTTGGACAGGATGTACATGATGGAATCCTTGTTGGTGATTCCATTGACCATGCTTCTCCATTGCACCGTCCAATCGTCGGGCACACCGGACAGTTCCACAGTTTGTCCCGTCGCGTCATATACTCCGTTTCCGGAGGGGTCGAAGCTCGCTAGCCGTGTACCGTCCAGATAGGCTGTGACACCTTCCGGATAGTCGCTTGCGGTGCTATCGGCGGTTTCGGCATAAGCCTCCGATACGGGTGTCAGCACGACACTCGTTGCCCCCAATAGCGGCATGAGCATCATCGAACCTGCCGCAAGCAGGGCGATAGGTTTACGCATGTATCCTCTTTCCGTATTTTTTCTTTCTATGTTAAAGACCTTCAAAGAAAAGTTTGGGGAGGCGGGGAGTCATGCTCTCCCACCTCCCCAAACTAGGCGGTGTAGGGAAGGAACCCTATCGGCCCTCCCCTACCGGTTCAGTCCGTCACTTCGTGGAGCCGGACAGATGAGCGCCGTTCGAGAGGGAAGCGATGCGACGCTTTCCTTCGGAAACGACCGCCAATCCCAGTCCAAGCACTGCAAGCATTCCGATGAGCGGAATGATGAAGCCGCTTGCGATACCGGTCTTGGCGAGTTCGCCCACGATTACGGTCTCGCCCGGAACACGGGCCTCACCGTAGTGGACGAGCCGCTTGGTGGACTTCTCCACCAGCTTCTCACGCCAGTAGTAGGTTCCAGCGTCGGACGGGGTGACTTCCGGCGAATCGACCGTGGTCGCGTTCTGCGGGACGTTCACGGCGTCGGTGATGGCGACCTTCTGGTCGTCCTTCACATCGTTGCCGTTCTGCTTCCACAGTTCGAACACCAGCTCGTAGTCGTCGTTCGGAATCTTGCCTTCGATGAGGGCGGTATCCTTGACCGGCTTGGTGGCGGTGCCGTTACTCTGGGCCTTGGTCGCGACCTTCACCACGTCGGTGGTTTCACCCGGCGTGCGCGGCTTCTCGGTATGAACCGGAGTGTCGCACGGATGGTCTTCGTCGGTGTTTCCGGTCGGCGGGACGCACGGCGGAATGTCGGTGTCCTCGACCGGATTGTAGATGCTTTCACGCCAGTAGTAGGTTCCGGTCTCCTTGACCTCGTAGGTCGGGGAGTCGGCTTCCTTCTGACCGGCCTTGAGCATCACCTTGTCGCTGGTGAACACCTTCTCGTCCTTGCTGGAGTCGTCGCCATCGGACTGCTTCCACAGGGTGAAGATGATGTAGGAGCCGTCAACGACGTTGCCTTCAATCTTCGCCTTGTCCTGAAGTTTGATGCCGGATTCTTCCAGACGGTGGGTGGTGGTGGTCACGTTGACCACGCTGACGGTCTCGTTGCTCACGCGAGGCTTTCCGGTGATGGTCGGGGTCTTCTCGACTTCCACCTTCTTGTCGTGGTCTGCGGTGGTGGTGTGCTTGGTCGGCACGTACACGTGCTCACGCCAGTAGTACACGCCAACCTTGTCAACGGTCACATCCTCCAAGTCCGCGAACGCCTGACCTTCGGAGAGCGTGGTGCGCTTCGTGGTCAGAACCTCCTCATCCTTGCTGGAATCGTCGCCGTCCACCTGACGGTAGAGGGTGGCGTCCGCCTGAGAGCCTTCCGGCACGCGTCCTTGCAGGAGCACGGTGTCATGGAACTTCTCCCCGACGTGTCCCAGCGGCTTGGTCTTGGTGGTCGCGTCGATAATCTGGACGGTCTCATCGGCCACATGGGCGCGGTCGGTGAAGAAGTCCTCGGACTCCAGATGGCTGGTGTCCTTATCGTTCTGCGGCTTGTTCGGCTGTCCGTCACCGGCGAGGTTCTTCGTCGGACTGGTCAGACTGAACACCCAGTAGTATTCGCCAACCTCGGTCGGAGTATACTCGGGGCTTTCCACTGTCACCTTGCCGTTCTTCAACGCTTCGGCGGCTTCCTCGGCGGTGATGAGGTGAGCACCATCAGCCGGGGTCTGATAGCTTGCGACGAGCATGCTGTCGGAGGCTTCGCCGTTATCGGATTGAGGTTCGGCATCGGCGTCAGTATCGTCGGAGCCTTCGCTCTCGCCCTGCTGCTGCTCAGTCTTGTCAATCAGATAATCGTCGTCGTCGGCAGTATTGGTCTTGTACAGGTTCCAAGAGACCAGAGTGCCTTCTGCCGGATGTCCGGTGATGGTCACGGTGTCCTTGGTGGGCTTGTTGACCTGCTGTGCCACCTGAGCTTCGGAGGAAGCCTTTACGATGCGGAACGATTCACGCGGGTCGCGCTGGGTTCCCAGCTTGACAACCTTGTGATTCGTGCTCGGGTCGCTGATTTCGATGACCCAGTAGTAGTCGCCCACCTCGTCCATCTTGTGTTCGGGGCCGTAGGCTTCGGTCTGTCCGCTGGCCAGATGTACGTAGTCGCCGGTGAAAATCTTCTTATCGGTCTTCACATCGCCGTCGCCCTGCTTGTACAGGAACCAGCGTGCGTCCAATCCTTGGGCCAAATCGTCGCGGATGTCGCCGGACTGCTTCCACTTCACGTTGGTCAGGTCGGCATGGTCTTTGACCACGGTGCCCACATAACGTTCGGTGGCGATATCGGTCTGCGCTTCGATGGAACGGAAGGACTCGTTCTTGACCTTGTCCTTGCCGGTGTGCAACGGAGTGTTCTGGTCATCCTTCGGCAGGTTCAGAACCTCAACCCAGTAGTAGTCGATTGCGTCCGGAACCTTGAGGCTCGGGCTGGTCAACTGCTGGTCGATGCTGGACTTGTCGAAGCCCAGTTCCTTGAGGGTGGCGGACTTGGTGGAGGCGACCTTCTTGCCGGTTGCGTAATCATGCATCTCGAAGGTGAGCGTCGCGTTCTCAGGCAGGTGGCCTTCGAGTCGTGCGACATCCTGAACGGTACCGTTCTTGGAAGCCCACTTGTAGGTGCTGGTGGTCACGCGGACGGCGTGGAAGGACTCGTCCTTGATGCGCTTATCGGAGACTGCCGGGTTGATGTTGTCAGGCTGGAAGGCGGTGCCGTCCGGCTTGGTGAACACCCACTGCCAGTAGTAGTCGGCGGGGTCAGTCAGATGTACGGAAGCGGAGTCGAGGGTCTTCTGGGCTTCGGTCAGGGCAACCGGGTCAAGGGTCTTGACGACGGTGTCCTTGTCGGCGGTCTGATTCTCGGCTTGCTTGTACAGCTTGAACGCGACCTTGTAGTCCTTGAGCATATAACCGGTGATGGTGAGCTTATCGTTCACATCGTTGCCGTTGGTGACATCGACGTAATGCTCGCCTTCGCTGGTGTGGATGTTCGGGGTTCCGGTCACGTTCGTGGTCAGCTTCACGACCTCGAACTTCTCGGATGCGATGTTCTTGCCGTCGAACAGGAGCCAACGGTCGGCGTAACCGTCGCCATTGCCCTTCTGCTTGGCGGTGGCGTTCTGCCAGTAGTCACCGGCTTGGGAGTCATCGGCGTCGGTGGTGGCCTTGGCGGCGGTCATCCACTCCTTGGTGATGACACCGAATGCGGAGTTCATGCTGGTGTCTCCACCAGTGCCCACGCCGTTGCCATCCTTGTGAGGCATTTCCGGAGTGTAAATCTTCACACGCCAGATGTAGGAGCCGACACCCGGATTCTTCACGCTCTTGGAGCGGAAGGTGACACCATTGAGGTGGGCGCCGATGGCCTTGGACGGAATGTTTACGCGACCGGTGGTGGCGACCTTTTCGGAGGCGATGCCATTATGGTCGGAATCATCCTGCTTGGTGGCCGCGTCCTTACGGACGTTGCCATCCTTGCTTGTGCGCCACAATTCGGCCTCGTACTGGGAGCCAGCCGGAATGTTGCCCTTCAACGTGATTTCGTCGGACACGTTCATGCTGTCGAGCCACAACGGTTCGGTGCTCTTGGTGTCCATGTGAATCACGTCGAACTCTTCGGACTCGTCATCGTCGCCATACCAGACAACATCACGATTGTTGTCGGCAGGGTCGGTTCCAGCGCCCGGAGTGGTGGACGGGACGGTGATCTTCACACGGTAGTAGTACTTGTTCGCAGACCAGTCGGACGGAATCGGGAACGTGGAGGATTTGACGTTCTGGTAGTTGTCCAGACCATCGGTACCCACATACGGATGGTTCTTGTCCGGGTCTTCGCTCTTGGCGAGTTCACGAACCTTCGGGAGGTCTTCGGCATTGTACTGCTTGACCATCTTGCCAGCGTTCGCGCCGTCCTTGGCCCAGATTTCAAACTGGACTTTGGCACCGTTCGGTGTTTGGGCGGTCTTGCCGGTGGTGTAGGTGTCTCCGTCGATGGATTCGCCGTCGAACTGCTCATACGAGGTCTGGTGGAGCACGTCGTAGATTTGCGTGGTCTTGTCCTCGTAATTGCCGTTCGCGTCGCTCAGCCACTTCTTGGACACGGTGGTGGAGAACTTCTGCACCGGGGTGCGTTCGTAACTCTTGTAACCGGTCTTGTGGTCGGAACCCTTTTCACCGTAGATATGCTGGTCGAGCACGCCGCCCTGCGGGGTCTTCAACGTGGCCTTCCAGTAAATCATGCCAGCCTTGGTGGTCTTGAAGCTCGGGTCAGTGACCTTGAAAGTCAGCTTGCCCGGACGGTTGCCTTCCTGACCGGCCTTGATTGCGGTGAACTTGTTGGTGTCGATGGTGACGGTCTTCTCGGCAATCTTGAACAAGCCTTGGTCGCCGTCATCCTCTTCGGCCTGACGGTACATTTCCACGGTGACGGTGGAGCCTTGCGGAATACGACCGATGACGCCGGTCGGATTGCTGTTGCCTTCACCCTCGTGAACCTGACCATCAGCGGACTCGGCCTCACTGGTCTCATCGTAAACGGTGATTTCATCGTACAGTTGCTCGCCGGTCGCACCCATCTTCTGCGCGTTGGACGTGACGATACCACCCGGATTCACCTGAACGGTTTCGGACGGCAGACCCAAATCGTGGGAAGCCAACTGCTTGCCTTGCGGAGACCACAGAGTCGCAACCCAGTACACGGAACCGGAGTTATCGGTGTGGGTGGTAGGGCTGGTGACGGTGAACTTCTTGGACGCGGAAGCTTCCGCATCGGAGTCCTTGATGTTCACACGCACGTTGTCCAACAGCTTAGGAGCATTGGCATCCGGGTCGCCGGATACCGCGTCGTAAGCGGTGAACGTGACGTAGGAACCTTTGAGCACCTTACCGGAGATGGTCGCCTTATCAGCGAACTCCTCGCTCGGCTTGACCTTGCCCTTGGTCACTTGGGTGGTGATGGTCGGAGGACGAACCGTGACGGTTTCTTCCGGAAGTCCAAGGTCGTGGGTGGCAAGCTGGCGTCCCTGCTTGTCGTACAGGGTTGCCTTCCAATACACGTTTCCACCGTTCATGGTGTTGACGGTCTTGGACTTGACGGTCACGGTCTTGTCCTGAGCGGAATCCTTCGCCTGAGCCGCAGTGATGTTGACCTTCTGGTCTTTCAGCAGAAGGCTGGCGTTTGTGTCAGGCTTCTCACCGACCGCATCGTAGGCGCGGAACACCACGAAGTCACCCGCGTGGACGACACCCTTGATGTCGGCGGTGTCGTAGAAGTCCTCTCCGACACCGACGCTCGTGGAGGACACGTGCGTGGTGATGGTCGGATACTTGACCTGAACGGTCTCACCGCCAACACCCAAATCATGGGTGGCGAGCACAGTGCCGTTGGCACGGTGCAGGGTGGCCTTCCAATACACGTTTCCGCCTTCGGTGGCGTGGGTCTTCGGGCTGGTGACGTTGATGGCCTGTCCGTTCTGGCTTGCGGTGACATCCTTGGCCGGAATGTTCACACGCTCGGAGTCGAGCAGTTTGGCACCTTGGGCGTTCGGAGCGCCGTCAACCGGAGCGTAGGCGTCGAAGGTGACGTAATCGCCGGATTCGATTTCACCGTTGATGGTGGCGGTATCGGTGAACTCCTCGTTGATGGAGACCTGTTCCTTGCTGACCTTGGTGGTGATGGACGGGTTTTTGATGAGAACGCTTTCGCCGGTGGCACCCAGCTCGTGGGTGGCGAGTTCCATTCCGCCCTTGTTGTAGAGCGTCGCCTTCCAGTAGACGATACCGGCCTTGGTGGCGGTCACGTCCGGGGAGTCAACGGTGAAGCTCTTACCGGCGCCGGAGGATGCAATCTTGTCGGCTGGAATGTCCACACGCTTGTTGTCAAGCAGTTTCGCGGCATTCGTATCCGGCTTGCCGGAAACCGCGTCATAGGCGGTGAATGTCAGATAGGCTCCCGCGTCAATCTTGTTGTTGATGACGGCGGTGTCGTGGAATGGACGACCGACATAGGTCTGCTGTGCGCTGGTCTTGGTGGTGAGGGACGGGCCTACCACTTCGATGGTCTCGTTCTCCAAGCCGATGGCGTGACCCGCGAGAGCCTTTCCTTTGGCATTGTAGAGTTTCGCAACCCAGTAGACCTTACCAATCTTGTTGGTGCTGATTTCCGGGGACTTCACCTCGAACTGGGTGGTGTCGGAATGGTCGGCTTGGTCGTTGGTGACGTTCACGCGAGTGTTGTCCAACAGCTTGTTGGTGGACACGTCCGGCTCGCCGGACACGGCGTCATACGCGGTGAAGGTGACATAGGAGCCACGCGGAACCAGACCGGAGATGGTCGCGGTATCGTAGAACTTCTCACCTTGGGTGACGGTGGTCTTGTTCACGTTGGTGGTCAATGTGACGGGTTGCGCGTCCTGAGTGACGAAGGAACGTTCCCACGGATTGTTGTACGCGCTCTTGAATCCTTCCGCACGGTCGGAGCCGGGGAAGTCGTAGATGAACACGTAGTAGCCGCAATGGGCCTTATCCGTGACCTTGATGTTCACATCAGTGGCAACGGTCTTGGCGTCGCTACCATCGCTCGGATAGAGAACGATTTTACCGCCGCCGACCTTGTACTTGCCGTTCATGGCCGGAACTTCCCATTCGCCAACCAGCTTGTGGTTGGCATCCTGAGTAGGCTCCTCTTCGGTGGTCAGGACGTACTTTTCGTCCTCATCCTTGTTGCCGGTTCCGGAGCCAGCCCACCAGACACGAATCTTGGCCTTCGCGTCAGCGTTGAAACCATAGTTCGTATCACCGGTGAACTTACCGTAGTCGGACGGCAGACGGCTGATGTTGATTTCATCAAGGATGTCCTTGTTCATGCCGGACTCCTGCTCCAACACGGTGGAGTCGTGGTTCGGCGGCAGAACACTCACGGACGTTTCCTGAGTTTTACCGAACTCATCGATGTAATCGCCTTTGATGTAATCCTGCTGGGACTGGTCTGACTTGACTTCAACCCAAACCCATGTTCCGAACAGTCCGGCGTCCTCATCGGACACCTGATAATCGTCCAAACCGTTCACACTGTCATAGTCGATGCCACCGGTAGCGGCCTTCGCCTTGACGGTGTTGGTCTGACCGCTCTTGATGAAGCGGGTGGTTGCTGCGGCAACCTGACGGATGCCATCGGTTTCACGCAGGCGCTTCAAATAGTCGGTCGGATTCTCACCATTGTTCTTCTTGATGACTTGGAGGATGTGCTTGGAGTCACCGACGAAATAGTAGCCCTTGAATTTGACGGGCACGTTGTCCGCCCACTCGTCGTCGGAGGAGGCGACACCGGAGGTCACACGGTCTTCGACCGGGGAGCCACGGGTCAACTGTTTCTTGCTGACTCTGGTACTGACGGTCGGCTGAAAATCACGCGACACAGAGAACTGAACATCAGCAGTCTGATTCTCAGGGTCGGAAGACCGCATCATATCCTGACCGGGGGAATTTAGAACGGCGGCAGTGGGAACATTAATCGAAACATGGCCTGTTACTTTTCCGTTGCCGGTTGCCGTCCACGGAATATGCATTGCCTGACCGGTGGTCGTACCACTGATTGTATTGGTTCCGGTCTGGTCGAATTTCGCCGGGCCGTTCAACGTCGCAGTGTACTGAATGCCAGCAATGTACTGTCCGCTAGAGTTCTTAACGCCGGGGTCAACAGTTCCGGTACGCTTGCCAGAGGTATAGGCATAGGCGGCATTAAGGTTAGCGGGAAGAGTGTTATATGCATCATTCCAAAGATTCGCCGCATTGGAAGCGACGGCATTGATATCCGCACCTTCCAAACCAGCCGCTACCAGCTGACGGAAATGGCTACTGCCTTGGTCAAGATGCTCATGAATCGCATAAGCAACCGAAGCCTGAGTGAAATCACTGCTATCACCCTTATGCTTCTCAACCAGCCACGCACCAACCTTATGGTTCACATCCGTAGCCTTATTCCAAGTACCGGTATTAGTAACAGGTTCACCGGCCTCAACACAGTACACCGGATTACCGTTCTCATAACGTTGCGGACCAAGAGAAGTACCGTGAGTACCAACCCACCAACTCCCAGAACGCGTCGCATTGAACCAGTAGCCGGGGCCGTCAGTCGTGGCGGCAAGCGCACTACCGGTCGTTATCGCTCCAGAAGCCAAGGTAGCCGTCGCCGCAACCAGTGCGACAGCGGCCTTCCCCACCCGTTTAAGAATGGAGTCCTTGACTTTCCGGGAAGTTTTACTCAATGGATTACCCATAGACTAACTCCTCTAGAGGTTTGTATTGTTGTTTCCACATATATCAGGTTTTCTACAATCAACCTTCGGAAAAACGGAATTTTCTTATAGAAAGAGGATATGTTTTTTCGTTTACCTATCCGCTACCGGTACCATTTAATCCAAGAACACGAAACGAGGCGATGATGTCGAGAACATTCAAGGACAGACCATATGCGCTTATCGAGGACGAGGCCCGTTCACGCGGTTTCAGTCACACTTATGATTGCGGACGGTTTCACTGGGAGTATGTCGAAGTCGCAAAATACGCGTATTCACGGAAGAGGAATCCGCATATTCTGGCACGTCGGTGGGAGGATTGGCGGTGGATTGAGGACGATTGGTATACGGATTACGGGAATAAAACCCGAATCCGTGACTCACTGAGCATCGCCGTTAACACTTACAACAGCGGCATGATGGATGAGGATTGGGATGAACCAAACGTATATCAGCGGCGTAGACGCTGGTATTGCTAGGATTGGAAGACTGCCGTATTGCTACTGTCTCTTGTTTTTGGGCTGTATAGCATATCTTTTGTTGCGACATGCCGATTCTCGTGTTATAGTGGATTTGTCCACATTAAAGAGTAGTGTTCGCCTACCCCACATGGGAGAATCGAACATAAGAACCAAGGAGCAAAACAAAAATGGAAAAGAACCAAAACCTTGAGGAGATGCAGGAAACCACCATCCTCAACCCAAACGAAAACGACGAGGGAAACGCCAAGAAGCCCGCCAAGAAGACGATTATTGTCAGTACTATCGCGGCGGTTGTTGTCCTTGCCGGCGTGGGCGGTGGCTACGCGTATGCGTCCAATACAACATACGATTCCTATGAGTCCCAGCTTGAGTCAGCCAAGGAGGCTGACTCGAAGCTGGTGAAGACACTTGCGGAAGCACGGACGCTCGTCAAGGCTACGAAGGAAACGGACGTGCTTGACAAGACCATGTTGGACTCCTTGACGAAAAGCATCAAGACCGGGGATGCCCTGAAAGGCGTTCCGACCACATCGCATGCCACTAAGTGGAACCTGTGGGGCACGACCAAAGCCAATACCATTGTTGCCGACGATAACACCGAAGCCAATGATTCCATCGACGCCATCAACAAGGCCATGAGAAAGGTGAACAAGTCCAAGACGGACAAGCAGGTCAAGGATGCGAGGTCCACGCTCGACAAGACCATCAGTGATGCGGAAACTCTATACAAGGATTCCGAAGGCAAGGTGCAGGACAACAAGACCCGTGAAAGCTTGAAAACCGCCATCGACACGGCAAAGAAAACCGTTGACGACAAGAAGTCTGACGTGAAAACCCTGAACGCGCAGAAAGACGCCGTGTCCAAGGCCGTCAAAAGCGTAAACGACTCCAAGACGGCGAAGGAACAAGCCGACGCGGAAGCCGAAGCCGAGGAAGCCGCACGCCAAGCCGCACAACAGCAGTCGCAAGTCCAGACCCAAACCTACTCGAACGCGAACTACAGTCGTGCGAACAGTGGCACCAGCACCTACAGTGCTCCGACGCAACATGCCCAGACCCAACAGTCTGCGCCACAGCAAAGCCAGAACCAGAATAATAGTTCCTCTAATTCTGGATACACCAAGTTCTGCTCGACATTCGATTCTCAGGGCAACAGCACATATTATGCCCCCTGCAACTAGAAGTTAAGGATACAGGTCTAACTGAATTCGCGAACATTATTTACGGTATTTTCTGAGACGATGGCGAGCACTTCATGCTCACCATCGTCCGCGTAAGCCGCAAGTATTTTCTCGGGTTCTAGCACTGTCTTCCAGATAGTGCCCTGCCTACCGAATCTGCCCGCGAACTTTTCCGCGACTTCGAGATTGCTCGTCCAGCTTAACCCCATATGCACGCTCTTGTCGATTTCACCCCTGTACACTGTTATAGGCTTGTCGAACGTCTTCTCCAAAGCACCCTCTCCCCCAATGCAGGGCTTGGTCTGCTGGAGTAGCTTGACGAGGTGCCTGTCGAATTGGCGTGATGGGTATTCCTCGTTCTTTCTGACGTTCAATGCCGTCATGCGCTGGTATTGCCTGTCGTTCAGTTCTTTCCATGGGACGAGCTGGTAGATGAGTTCCATTAGGGCTGTTGGCGCCAGTGCGGTGGCGTGGTCTATCTGCTGTTTGGCTTCGTCTGTTCTGCCTTGTTGTATGAGGGTTTTTGTGGGTGTGGTTTCGTTCCATCTGCGAATGTATTGTTCGACCATTTGGAACATGGTGTTGTTCTTGTTTGAGAGGGTGTCGAATATGAGGGGTTGCGCGTTTGCTGTTTCTCCTGTCTCAACGTCCAATAGGACAAGTCCATCTAATCCGGTGGAGAGGTAGAGGTATGGGCGAAGGGTTGGGTGGTCGGTGAGGATTTGTTGGATTTGCTTCCATTCGAGTGGGAAGCTGAATCGTTTGTCTCGATGACTGTCGATGGTTTGCCAGTCTGTCCAAGTGGCTGTGTCGGCTTTTATTAGGCCGTGTTGGGCGAGGATTGTTGTTTGGTTTGGCATTTCCAACCTCCTTTGTGTGAACAATCCCAGTATATCATCGAAAGTGAGAAGACACGCTGAACACAACAAAAACAAAAAAGGCGCGAGAAGAAAACAACCCGCGCCCAAAAACAGCTCAGTGCTTGACATGCCGTTTCAAAGTATCCAACCAGTCCAACGGAAGATTCTGCGTCGAATCCAAGTCAACCGCATTCACGCGTCGCACCAGCTCCTCCGGCGTCACGCAAGGAATATCACCCGGCCACATGACCCCAGTCACATCCGGCGCACCCTTATCGGAAGTCGGCACCATGCAGACAAGCCACTCCACTTCAACCGGCTTGCCGTTGAACATGAAAGCCCACATGTCCCTCTGCCAGTTCATGTTCGCGGAAAGTTTCAAATCCGGACGACCATCCACACCGGTTTCGAACGCACGCTGACTGACGCTAATTCTCAACAGTTGGTCTGGGGTGAGGTTACGGTAGGCAGTGTCCGCATTGCCTTTATAGTTCTTCGCATCCACGAACCACAAATGCGTTTTGCCCTGTTTGTCCTGTCCGGCAATCACGCAGTCGATATCCGCGTCAGTGAACTGGTGTTGCTCGTTCAGACCGTGCAACGACCAGAAGGACACCACGTTGGGACAGTTGCCGGTAATCATGTTGGCGAGGATTTGTTCACCTTTCTGGCCGGATTGAATCTCATTGGTGGTGAAGTTCGACTGTGATAGACCGCCGCCCGGATTGCCATAGAGGCGGTATTGGCTTCTCGCCTGTTGGATGTTGGCTGGGTTCATGGTGTTCCACAATGGGTCTGGTTGACCACCACAATCCTCATTCACTAGCCTGTAACCGTGATAATTCGGACGTCCGGGTTCGGCCTTGAGCAGATTGAAGACTACGCCTATCTGGTCGATGGTCTGATTGAGAGCCTGTTCAACTTCCTTTGCCTCATTCTGCTGACTCTGCCTCCTGTACTCCTCGCCTTCTTTTTCAGATACCGGCTGATAAAGACCATATGCGACACACATGCAAAAAACACCAATGAGGATACGAGGAATGGCGATAAACGCGTTGATTAGGGGAACTTGCGAATGCGGATACCCGTACACGTATTTTCCGGAGAGTGACATGAACATGTCACTCAAACCACCGAGACCATTCTTCAATCCGTAAAAGAATGCGATACCACACACAGCACCTAATACGTTGACCATGGCGATGGACTTTTTTGAGGTTTTAAACTGAGTGGAGAACAGGAACCATCCTCCCACGCCGCATACGAGTAGTAGTAACCATTGCAGGATGGAGGATGGGACGAGTATTAATAGTAGGTATTTCACGGTTAGGTTTCCTTTCGGAGTGTGTTTCTTTTTAGCTAAAACATACTCCGAAAGGGTGTAAAAACCTATTTTTGGATTCGGTGGATGTTTAATATCCAATACCGTTTATGTGGTTCGGCTCCCCATTCGGTACGTCCCTCTCCTTTAGAGAGCGTGCAGATGGCGGTGAAGCTCGGACTTGTATGGGAGTATCCGTTGCGGAATAGTATTGGCTGCTCGTCCAATCCTGTTGGATTATTCGACTCGTCCATGTCGAACAGTCGGCGGAAGCGAGAATCGTAGTAGGGTTTGACTTCTCGGTATTCTTCCGTCTTCTCGCCGGAAAGAATCATGTCAAACCATTTTCGAGTTATTGGTAGGGTTAACACCTTAGCTCCGATTCTGAAACATACATGTCTATAAGTTCTCTTCCTCGTAATTTTTCAATCCACTCTGTAGGAATGCTGTCGAATCCGTAGACGGCTCCGGCTAACGCTCCCGCGACACTGGCTGTGGTGTCCGTGTCTTCTCCAAGGTTTACTGCGGTAATTACGCAATCCCGATAATTGTCGGTATTGGTTAAGCACCAGAGTACCGCGTTCAATGTGTGGAGTACGAATCCGTCCGATTCTACTTCCGTTCTGGGAATGGTCGGGTCGAACGGGAATCCTGAATCCGTTATCGCCTTATGTGAAGGAACGCAGTTTAACAGTCCTTCGAGGATTCGCACGTATTGTACGCACGCCGTCATACTGATTTCATGAGCGTGGGTGATGGCGCTGACCTGTTTGATTTCCACGTCTGGCAAATTGTAGAAGGCGCATGGTGCGACCCGCATTAGCGAACCATTGCCGTTATCGTTCAAACCATCGCAACCATGCCTTGACCTGATGGCTGTGGCTACTGTGATACCGGAATCATACGTGTTCCCGTCCGGCGTGTACATTCCGTGCTCCAACCACATTCGGTAACGCATGAGCATGTCGGCGGTGTTGACTTCACCATGGCATTCGGTGAGCGAGTCCAAGGTTGCTAGACTCAACGCGGTGTCATCGCTCCATGTTCCTGCTGGCTGGTTATGCTCGCCATGACCAATCATTCCAGTGCAGTTGAATGTGTCTCTCTGTTGAAACTCGTATGGGACTCCCAACGCGTCACCGATGGCGAGACCGTACATGACGGATTTCAGTTTTTCGGCTTCTAACGATGGCGTACTGGTATGAATTGACTCCAACCGGTTTTTAGGTCTTGCATGCAGATGGAACAACTTCGTTTAATCCTTTCCACTTCCGGACTTATCGATTTTCAGCCCCCTTAACAAGTCCCCCTCCTCGAAAGCGGACTGCGCCTGTTCACGGGTAGGAAACGAGTTGACGGTTCTGGCTCCACATCTTGGACAGCCAACCCTCCACCAGCAACACCATGATTCCTTGCTATGATTCGTCGGATTGACAGCCTTACGGAACTCTCCCCGACTACCGCACTTGGGACACATGAGCGTCAAATCGAAAGCATCTGGATTGAATTTAGCAATCCGTAACGCCCTACGGTTCGCCAACTCGTCCACGGCAATCGGATTGAAACCTAATTGTTTTATCTGCTCCGGCGAATAATCATTCATCAATGATGAAACCGCTGACGCCAATCCCTGTTTGGTGTACGTCCATTCAGAACCGTCGCTCACACTGACGAACGGGTGTGGTCTAATCCACTCTCCCAACAGGAAAGCCCTCAACGCTTCCTCCCGCGTGTCACGGGGAAAAATCAGTCGGGCTGGACAACGCCTATACGAACAGTGGGCATAATAAGGACGAAAAAATGGGCTTCCCTTGCCAACGGTCTCATCTTCCGCGCCGATACGGCAGACGGAACCGTTCAAAAACGCGGTGAGCGCTCCACCGTCAACAATCCCATAACCTTTATGGCAGAGCGGGCATGGATATTTTTCCTTGAGGATTTTTTCATGCTCCCGCTTCAAAGCTCGCTCGGCTTCCTGAATGGCTTCACGGTCTGCGTTCTCTTGCAGTATAGGTGGGGCTATCTTGTCGATGGTGCTCTTGGGGAGTCGGGTCCGCTCCTGCACTTTCTGTGGTGGCATTCCCAATCGGAGAAGTTCTTTAGCGTTTTCAACAGCCTCACGCCACGGGTCATAATAAGCCATGCCTACTCCAGTCTTCTAATGTTTTTTCTTGCGAAGAATGTAGACGGTCGATGGTGGAAAACATCATATTCGACTGTCTGTCCACTGTGCCCCGGAACTGCGTCGGTTCTTACCACCTCGTATCCCGTTCTTCCGAAGTTGGTCTACCGTTCAACGCTTTCAGATTCCTTCTTCGACTCAACCGATTGCAGTTTGACCGGCTTTCCGTCCTCATCGAACAATGCGATACTAACCAAAGGCCAAGTACGCTCTTCCTTCAAATCGTATGATTCTTCCCAAACAAACAATGTAGCCTGAGCGTAGTGAGTGCCGTCAACACGAAGAAGAAATTTCTTATATCCGGTCTTGTCGAAAAGCGACGTGTCACTGTCTCCAGCCACATGAACGTCGAAAGTAGACTCCAATACTTGGACTGGATTATCCGGCTTCGGTCGAAAAACCCTTTTCCGCCTATCGGACGTGCCTAACAGTTGCACCCAACCAAAAGCGAAACCCAGTAGAAAAACGGCTACGGGAGTATATTTCGGAAGTTTGATTGGAATATTTCGGGTAGACCACATTTCCAAACAGGCGACCATGAGGCCAATGAAAGCACATGCTATGATATTGAACGCCCAACGGTCGGTATTGCCTTTGTAGTCTTGCCGGGCCTTGCTCCACTTGGATAATGGAACCAGATAGCCGGATTCGCGAAGTATGCCAGCCGTAGTGTCCGTGTCCAATGGTTGCAACATTCTCAGGTTAAGTTCTTCGCCATGCTCTAACACTTTTTTAAATCCTTCCTATTTGATTGGGAAACGTTTTCCATCCTGTGTGTACAGGCCGAGTTTGTTTTCGCTTGCGTGCAGTGTGACTTTGGTCTTCTTGTCGCCACGGTAGACGACGCATTTCAAATCTTCGGTAGGAAGTTTGTCTTTGCTAGAAAAATCGCAGTCGATGTCGTCCAAGTTCCAAACTTTGGAAATCTGCTCGCGAATAGTGGGAGGTGCCGTCGAACGCTGTTCGTAATAGTTGTCGATAAGGCCGCTGACGCACATTACGAGGAATACGCCCATAAACCCGCTAACAAGACTTATGCCGATAATTCTTACGAATAAGAGACTATCGCGGAGAAAAGCCCCGATAAAGCCGACAATTATTCCGACGGCCATCAATACTAGGAGAACACCAATAACAATAGTGCCTAAAATGTTTAACCAGTCAGGAACAGGAGGATAATTCTTCCACGCTTCCAGCCAATTGCTGAAATCTTTCATCTTGTTTCAACCAGCTTTCCATTGGCGTCGTATAGTCCGACTTTTTCGCTCTCGGTTATAACAAGTGTGCCCTTCGTTACTGATTTCCCGTCCTTGCTGGTGAACGTGCAATCGTAGGAACCATGGTCGGGGAGGATTAAGTAGGCGTCGGTCTTACAAGATAGATTTGACACTTTGAAGTCTTTTTCCAATTGGTCTTCGAAACCGAGCGGGTGGGTGACACTGGTTTTGACTTCTTGGGTTTGTTCCATGGCAAAAGCGTCGTAAACCATCCAGACACACATAACGGACAGACAGACCGAAGCGATTACTGCGGCGACGAGTTCGATTTTCCCCATCATGTCTTCTTTAGCGTCAGCTATGGCCCGTCGGATGATTAACGGGATTGCGAATATGGCTATGACAAGAACCACCACGGACGTGATTTTCCCTTGGAGAGCATCGGACGCGTCCAATGGAATCGTTTTGGTGGGTGGATTATTATAGGCGTTCCACGCTTTTACCCACCAGTCGTAGTCTTTCAAAAGTTTTACCTCTTCACCGATTTTGTGAACACTGCCAGTATAACATAGGTAAAAAAAATCCCGCCATCAAAAAAGACGGCGGGATTGGAGTCACATTATCTCCCTATCGAATAGAGAGGTAATGTCAGCGGTTGCCCTCATGTCGTTTTGCGACGGAGAGGATTACACCGGCGGCGGCAAGCACAATGACCGCGACCGCGATGACGCCAACAGCCACGCCGGTGGTAGCCAAGCCCTGACCGTCCTGTTGAACGGCCTGAGTATTGTTCTTGGCGCCCACAGTCTTCTTGCCGGTATCGGTCTTACCAGTATCGGCGGTCTTATCGCTGGTCGGAGTGTTCACATCGCTCTTATCGTTGGATGGAGCCTTCGTATCATTGTCGGACTTGTCGGAATCATCCTTTGACGGAGTATCGTTCTTGTCCGTATCATCCTTCGGGGTTTCCGGCTTGGAATCATCACCCTTGGAAGGAGTATCAGTATTGATATCGTCCTTCGGAGTGTTCGGCTTGAAATCGTCGGTCTTGTTGTCATCCTTGGATGAAGTATCCGTCTTATCATCCTTCGGAATCTCAGAACCGTTGCCACCGTTGTCGGTCTTGTTGTCGTCCTTCGGGGTTTCCGGCTTAGTCGGGGTCACATCCTGCTTGACCGGCGTCCACTGCGCGACCACGGTCACGTCGGAGCCGTTGTCCTCGACGCTATCGCCGGAATCGACCTTGACTCCATCAATCATCCAACCGTCGAACTCGTAACCGTCGCGGGTTGGAACCGTGTCAGACACATCTGACGGCAGGTCGGAATCCACATACTTGCCGTTGCCACCGTTCGTATCATAGCGAAGCAAATGCTTCGCCTCCCACTGCGGGTACAGGGTGGTGTTCTCCGGAATCGAAGTCACGGTCTCGCCCGGCTTGTAGGAGTCGCCGGTTCCGTCCGGGTTGGTGGTCCAGACGGTGAAACGGTAATGGTCTTTAGCGGGCTGGGGCACGACGAACGGAGTGGTCTCGGTCTTGTCCTGACCGTCCAGCTTCACCTCGACGTGGCGGGTGGCGGGAACGTTGACGCTGTTGCGGTGGAATTCACCGCCGATGGTCACGTTCTTGGCGATAATCTGTCCTTCAACGTTCTGAGACGCGTCCACGTTGGCTTCCGGCGCGAGAATCACGGAAGAGGATGCGCCAGCGGTGCCGACGTTGCCGTGATACTGCCCGTCCTTGGATTTGGAGTCGGTCAGATTGTAGATGACCCCCTTATCCGTCCAGTGGGCGTATTCGGCGTGATTGATACCGTCCACGTCCAATTGGGGCAGAGTGATATTGTCCACACCTTTGGTGTCAACGTTCACGATGAGACGGGTATTGTCTCCCAACGTGGCGGTCACACGATTACCTTGCAGTTCAGCCGCGTCAATATTGAGGTGGGCCACGTCACCTTTTGCGTCGATATGACGCTTGTTCATGTCGGAGAAATCATGGGTAGCGTTGGCTTCCGGAGCTTTCGCCCACTTGGCCGACAGGCTGGTCATGCTCTTTTCCATGGATTTCAAATCAAGATATTTGACGGTCTTGGAATCCTTGAGCACTCGTTCGGACTTCGGGAGGCTTCCACTGGTCTGCATTTCCAGCTTGTTGCCGTTCACCGTCCAACTGTTGCCATTGTCGGTCTGTCCGATGATGTTTGACTGTCCGAAGACAATCTTGGAGTCGGCGGGCAGATTGACGTTGATATTGCCGTCAACCTCGTCCATGTAGCTGACTTCCGGCTCGTCCACACCGTTGGCATGATTGCCGAAGGCCGCGCCAATATAGGCGTGCTCGGTGGCGATATTACTGTTCGTATGCGCGTTCAAGTGGACGGAGTCGAAGCCGACGAGACCGAAGTTCGCCGCCTCGCCCAAGTCGCCGCCCAACAGGTCAACGGTTTCATCAGCCGTGAACATGTTGGTCTTGCCCACGATGATTGGGTTGCCGACCTCTGCGGCCAATGCCACGTTTGCGGATGCGAGCATGGACAGTGCGGCCACTGCCGCGATGAAGGGGATTTTCCCTCGGAGTTTGTTTTCCAAATCTTTCCTTCTGGTTTCTTACTGTGTTTGACGTCCTCCCCACGGTTTGAAGCCGGGGGATTTCTCCTATCGTTTTTTGCGGTAGGAGAGGTTTTGGTTTCTAAGAGACTGCTTCGGATTCGCATGTAGCGTTTCCGATAGTCTTACGTCCCTGTTCGACCGGGGTGCCGTCCGCGCCCCACAGGTTTTCCGACGTGACGGCGAGCGTGTCCAATCCTCGTTTGAGGATGTTTTTCGCCGCGTTCACGTCAGCGTTCGTCTTATACGAGCATTTTTTGCAGAAGAAGACCGCTTGGCTCTCGCGGTTTTCCTTCGCCACATACCCGCAGTAGATTGTTTTGTGTTCTTGCGCTACTTCAATCTTCCTCCCTTTCTTCCAAAGGCTTGTAATCGTACTTGTCGAGCAACCTGTGCAGATGCTCGGCGGCACAGTCGAAGTCGTTCAACGCGCACGCAAGCGCTTCCTGAGTGCTTTCAGGAAGAGAATCCATCACGTCGGAAATCATTGCGGCGGAATTGGTGGCATTGTCGGATGCGAGGGCGATGGCGTCCAAATCGTCGGAGGATGGTGTGGAATCCTCCTTGGTTTTGACGGTCTCATACTCGAATCCGGCTGGTGCGATGGGCTGTTCCTCCGGCTGGAATCCGTGGAATTCAAGCCAACGGTTGAACAGTTCTTCCGCTTCCTGTTCGCCTACCTTATCGGGACGGTTCTGGATGAAAGTGTCGTGAATAAGCTTGGTGGTGACGTCGGTCATTGTTTGTTTTCTTCTTTCTTATCGGTTTTCTGGATTGGATTGTTTTCGGCTGGGATTGGATTGGCCTGTGTGGAGGTTCGTTCTAATCCTGACCGGAAGTCTTTCAGCAGTGCTGAGAATGATGTGACACCATCTTCCTTCCCCACGTTGTCACCGGCTGTGAGCTGTGGATACTGGTCTGGAGTGTTGGAGATGGTCTTCACGTCATCACAGTGTCTTTTCGCATACTCGATAGCGCGTTCCGGCGAAGCGCCTTTGGAGATGGCGTAGGTCAGTCCTCGTCGGAATCCCCATGCGGTGTTCGCGTCGGTGATGCCATATCCGTCAAGCATGCGGCTGATTTCAGCATTGGATGGCACTCTGCTCAAACGCTTCCTCCTGACCATCTGATTGATGTCGTAGGGAGCAATCCAAGCTTCCCGTGACGAATGTGTCTGGAAGAATTCGATGATGGCTTGACGGGCTTCGTCGGCTTTAATCGTATGGTCGATTTCGTTGACGAAGTTATCCACCTGCGCGTCATCCAACGGCTTGTTGCCGTAATGACTGTTGATTTGAGTCAACAGCGCGATGGCGCACGGGCGTTCGAAGGCGCGGGGATAATGCTGTTTGCCATTACCGGCCTGTGCCGTGGTCAACGTTCCTTGCGTTGGAGCCTGTGCTGTCATCATTCATCCCATCCGGCTTGGGCAAGGGATTCTTTCAACATGTTCATGTTGTGCTCGTATCCTTCCTCACTACGGGTCTTACGTCTGCTCTGACCGTTCCTGTTAAACTTGTCGGCGTTGAGGAGCCAATTGTCGAAGGCGCGGTCGAAGTCCAAGTATTTCTTGCCATTGGAATGGCTGTAGTTGTAGAACTTTTCAGCTTCCGTATTCACGTCGATGTTCAGTTCATTGGCCCGGTCGATGTGCTTCTGGTTCGGTTTCCAATCCTTCGGCACCATCCGCTTATAGTGGCGGACTTTCGGTACTTCCTCGTCTGGAATCAGTGGGGTCACTTCCTCCTGTTGGGGATTTTCCTGTTCCACTTTGGCGGAAACCAAGTCTTCGGGGTTTCCCCAGATGGGGTCTACGTCGATTGTCGGTTCTTCATCGAGAAACGCTTCCCGCTCGGCTTTTTCCTTGGCTTTGCGTTCGTTTTCCTCGTCCTTTTCCCTACGCCAGTGAAGCAACTGTTGGATGAAAAGTCGGTCAGGCGAAAGCGGAGCGGCCTTGAAACCGTTGTCACGTTCCACATACAGGCGTGAATCGTACACCTTGCGGAACAGGTCAGCCGCTTGCATGATGGTCATTTTGCTTCCGCCACCCAACTCCTTGTACAAGTCGGCGGCTCCCTGAGTCGGAGACCAGTCTTCGGGCAGTGGATGCCAGAACCAAAGCTGTTGCGGGATTTCATCCCACTGCAAATACTTGGGTTCCCCGTCATCATCCACGTCGATTGGGGTGTCGGAATCGTATTGGGGCAGAACCTTGACCTGTTCCATGGTCATCGGCTCCTCGAACGGAGGCTCCATGGTTCCGTCCATCAGTTCGACCGGTTCGGGTTTGTACTTGCGTGGGCGACCGCGCCGACGCTTCGGTTTGTCTTCTCCTTCCGGAGGGAGTGGATTCTTACGTGGCCGTCCACGACGCTTCCCGACAGGCTTGTCTTCCGCTTCTACGGGTTTCACGCTTGAGGTTTCGGTATCGTCCTGCTTGGCGGGTTCTTTTTCCTTTTTGGAGGTGGAATTATCTGTCTGGGAGGTGTTTAGGGAATCATCCTCGACGGGTTCCACGCTTGGATGCGGCTCCTCATATTCGTCGGAGTCGGCATTCGATTCACTGAGGATGTCATGAATCTCCTCCCACTCGAACGGGAAGTGCTTTCCCTGTCGGAGGGTTCGGTTCAGTTCACTGACTAGGATTCTGCGCAGTCTTGGGCTGGCGGTTCCAAGGTATGCGGATTCGATGGTTCCGGAGTCCGCCGTGAGGTCGATGTGGTCGAGGAGGAGTGCTTCTTCGGTGTCCTCGTCTATGACCAGTAGTCCTTCGTTTACGAGTTCCCGGCCCGCCTGTTGGAATAGGGTGGGAGTGTTTCCGTGAGTGTAAGCGTTGATTTTTCCAAACGTCCAATCACATACGCCGAGAGCATTGGTCTTCGGATGCAGTTGGAGCATCATCCATAGGTGCTGGCCTAGGATGTCCAATTTTGTGAAGTGTTTATCCAAGAGGATTTTCTGGTCTATTGTCTTTCTCAAAACATTCCTTTTGGTCTGGCCTGTGTGGAGTCTGGCTTATATTGTGTGGACGTTTTTTATTCTAGTCATACTGGGCGTATTCACAAAATTGGGGGTGTGTTCCTCCAATTTTGAGGCGCGGTGTGTGGGACGGGTTTCTTGGAGGTGTCTACCCGACTGTCCACAAGGGCGTCCGTGCCTTGTCGTAACTCATGTTATGCATTGACTTCCTGTTTCTTCGAGTGAACAAGTGTTCGTAATTACAGACAATAGCATATAAAAGTATGCTGTCAAATCTAAAACCACGCGTTTCATGTTAAAAATCAGTTATCATGGAAAACATGGGAAAAAGAAAAAACCAAACCAGCGAATTCAACAGAAGAATCAACCAACGCATCCTAGCGGAAGCCGGAATCCGACGGCTCTCCGCACGGGACATCGCACGTCAACTAGGCAAAAGCCCCAGCTATGTCACCACACGATACAACGAAACGGTCGAATGGCTCCCCGCCGACGTGGAAAAACTCGCCCACGCATGGAACATGACCCCAGAAGAACTCATCGCCGGACACAACGGATACCATTCCACGCAATCCGTTGTGGAACAGCAGCTTCAAGCCGTCCTGCGCAAAATCAATTCCGGCGACCTCACATTAGCCGCAAACCACGACCCCAACAAGCAAGCGGAATCGGAAAGCGAGGACGCTTGCTGAAACATCCCCCAGTAGACAACAGAAGCGTCGCCATCGACCGGCGAATGTGCTATGAAGAGATAAAACGGATGGTAGGACTCGCACGTCAAGCGCCATACGTTTTCGAGGAGGAACTTCCGGAAAACATCAACGGCGTATATGACGAGGAAACCCGCATCATCGTCATAGACCCACGGTTGAACGAGCGGCAGAAACGATGCACGTTAACGCATGAACTATTCCATTGGACTCACGGTGATACTTGTTGCTGGAAACAATACGATGACAAGGCTGAATCATACGTTCGTAAGGAGACGGCGATACTGCTTATCAATCCGTTCGAATATATCCAATCCGAACGAATCTATGAGGGTGAGCTTTTCCCAATGGCCGTGGACTTAAACGTGACAGTAGGTGTCCTTGAGGATTATAGGCAGATATTGGAGAACGCAACAAAAATGGTTGGAGCAGTTTTCTGTCCCAACCATCAGGATTAGTTTTCAGCCAGCTTCTCCCCCAGACCAACGCTTTCCGCCGTTTTCCGTCTACATTCCAAATAGAGTGGGACGATTTCCACGACGGTTTCCTTGAACTTCTCCCAGTCGGGGGCGTCTTCGGTTTTGCGGCTCGCATCCCCGTCCAGCCATACGGTCATCGACTTTTCGTAACCGTATTGACGTTCTCTCAGTTCAATCAGACCATTCTGTTCCGCAGTGGCGAGATACGTGTTCACGAACGTTTCCACAATGCTGTTGTCTTCGTCGCCGTGGATTTTCAAACCCAGCTTATTTGCAAGCCCCTCGACTTCCATGCGCAATGGTTTGGGGATGCGACGGCAGATTTGCTGATTGCGATGGCTTTTCTCCAGTCGAACGGCACGATAGGCTTCTTCCGCCTTGCTATCCGAGCCGAAGCCCATAATCCAACGGACTGCCTTGATTTGAGCGTTTTCAAGAATGTTATAGGCACGGGTTCGGCCTACCTGTTTCCCATCCTCATAGTAGGAGGCGTAGGCGCTTTGGCGGGTATGCCAGTCGGCGGGCTGCTGGCTTCCCATCACTTGGATGACGGCCTTCCTGTTCTTGTAGTTGTACGTGTATGAGTGGTGGAACAGCCCTGCGTCATCGAACCCGTATTCGGTGACGCAGGATAGTCCGAATCCGGTAGCGTCGATGGTCTTCTTGTACTTGGGAAGTTTTGGTGTGGTGTTTTTGTCGCTCATATTTTTCTCCTTAACCATTTTTTGTGAACAATTCCACTATAACATCTGGATGAGAAAAATAAAAGCCGCTCCCAGAAAAGGAGCGGCCAAAACTCAAGCGAGTAGAAGGAAGTATAAATACGGCAGTCTTCCAATCATCGTCATCGCCGTCCTCGATAAGCTTCAACGTCTTATCCCGTCTGGTTTTCTCGCTCACAACGTCACCTCCTTAGCTTGTTCTTCCGCTAGTTCCCAACGTAAATCATTATCGCAGTAGTAGCCGAAAAGAGTATAGAATTCCTCACCTTGAACCGCGACGAATGTCGAATGGTTTTTGCAAACCCATTTGCCGCAATCCTTGCACCGCCAATGGGATGGCGTACCACAGTCCGCGCACGGGTGAGTTTTTCCGTGGTGGCAGTCGGCGCAATACCATTCGCCGCCACCCACGTCGTAAGCGTGGTTACTGCAAGCCGGTTGGCCGCAGACCGCGCATGTCGGGTCGTCGGCCTCCACTGATTCGTTGCAGATGACGCAACGGCGTAGCGGATGGTAATTTACGTTTTCGTTCACTTTCTCTCCCAATCGGCGTGTTTTATCCGCCAACTTTGCCGCATGAATTCCGGAAGATTCTCGTCCGACGTATCCCCTTGATGCCAGAACTCCATCAGACATTGACCGAGTCGTTGGTTCTGATTGTCGTAAACATATTGACCGACTTTCTTGTTCCAATTCCTCATGGCAGAGAGAACGAAAGCCTCATCCGTTCTCAAATGTCCTTTTTCGCAAAGGATAATCCAACGGTCGAGGTTCGTGGAATAACGACAAACCGGGGAGCGTCCACATTCGGGACAAACCGGCATAGTGGAAACGGTTTCCACAATCTCATGCCAATCCTTTTTAAGAACGGCACACACTTCCCCCGCTGACCCCATTCGCAAGCCCCGCTCGAACATTGCGGACAACGGGCAACCACTATCGTCGAAAATACGGACTTTCCAGTATTTTTTGTCCACAATAAGAATCTCGCTGATTCGAATAGCAACCGTTTTTCCGCAGAATGGGCAAGGTTCTTTTGGATAAGTTTCCGTCCAAACTCCTGTTTCTTCGACGCTCAATCGTCTTCCCCTTCCGTAAGGAACAGTCCCAGCTTGTAGGCAATGTCCACGAATTCCTCAGAATCGGTGGTTTCAATCGCCTTGTTCAAGCGGAGGCGAATATTGTCGTTCATGTCTGAATGCGAGTAGCGAGGGTACCAGTTTTGTGAGTCCCCGGTCTCTGCCATGAGATTGACTTCGGGGATGGTGAACCATTTGATTTCCGCAGTCATGCGTTGAATAACCCGACAGTCCCCCCGACTGTGCAGTTCGCTCAAATGTTTTCTAAACTTCTCCGCAAGCATCCTATCCGCAGCAGAAGCCAATGGTACCCACCAGTACCAGACTTCATGCTCCCACGTGTTGCTCTCCCGCCATTGCAGGTAGGGACGGTAGAAGCCGTTGACTGTGGACAGTGGCGCGTCGTAATTGCCGTCATGATGACAAAACGGGTTACGTCGCAGATAGTATTCGTCTTTCATGTCCGATAACGGCTCGTATTCCGGAGCTTGCAGAAGATACCGGTCGAGCCGGTGAACCAGTCTACGGGTCAACGAATCAGCCTGTCTAGCCGTGACCGGTCGTACCTCAATATCAGAACCGGCCAGTCGGGAATGCTGAACCCACTGGTCTCTCCGCAGTCGATCATCGAACTGTTGGACTAACGGTACTACGTCGGCATTAGTGTTGCCCAATGTCGCATAATAATGGTTTCCCACGGTTACTCCTTTGTCTTGTTCATTTCGATTTGTCTGACGAAGCTGTGCGAGTGTAACTATCATGGGTTTTCTCCTGCAATCTCGTCTCTATTTCAAGAACGTATTTCTTGTTAAACGAGCGGCAAAGACGTTTCCAGTATTCCTCGGCCATGTTTGTCTTCCCCCCCCTGTCGGCGTCATGACACGCATGGCCTCCGGGTTAAGGATGTCACCACAATAAGTGCTGGAATCCCGGTGTTTTAACACCGGGAGGACGTCAAGCGGATTCTCCCCGCTTAACGCCTCATATTGGCTAACATACTTGTCTAGTTGCTTCTTGGTTTCTTCGATTTGCCACAGTAGTTCCTTCTTGCTCAAGTCGAGAATGTGTTCTGCGGCACCTTCGACGGTCTTATGAGTTTTGCGCCATTCGAGATAGTCGGGATACTCGTCACAGTTGAATAGTTCGACGGTGAATGGCCCAGACCACATTTTCAGCAGTCCAATTTTTTGAGCGTCCTCCGCGATGAAGTCCGCGCCCCAATCCTCCCATTCGGGAAGATTGTCGAAATCGGTTGCGTCTAGGATTGGCCGGGCATCAATGATAATGGTTTCGACTTCCATGTAGTTGTCATGTATCCACTGTTCAAGACGGATGGGAATGTTAATGGGAGTGTTCGCGTCCATTTGTACGACCCCTATCTCAATTGAAGAATGCCAATGCCCGATGTTCGACATGCATTGACATGTCGTATCTGTTTTCCAGTTCTTCGATGTTTTCCTCGTCGGAAAGTACCGGGTCGTACATGTTACAAGCGCCATCGCCGGATACAACGACCTTGGCGACTGAAATCGCGCGGAGGTCGGCCAACCAGTATTCATCGTTCGGATTGCCGTCCATGATGGGGCGTTCGCGTACTTCCTCGGGTAGGTTTTTTAATTGTTTGATGAGTTCGTTGACGGTCATTTGGTTTTCTCCTTTGGGTCTATATGTGTGAACAGTTCCACTGTAACTCAGTTTGTCGAAGGCGTCAAGAATCTCTGTTCCGCCGCGTGAGAACCACCAGCCAGACAATGACTGCGAACCCCGCTGCCACCATGGGAGCCAACGCGTCGGTTTCCCGATAGCAGACAAGCCGCACCGTCTGACAGGCCAGCAGTAGCCGAAGACCCCGGCGGCGGCTCCGAAGACCCCGGCGGCGATGGTCCGTCCGCCGATGGCGAGGATGAGGCACATCGCGCCGCATGCCAGCGACACGCCGTAGAACCAACGGAAAGACTTGGGCGCACGGCTGATTATCATTGAAAAGTCCGGAGATTGCGGCTATTGTATGGCATACAACGTAGAGAAGCCTTGGTTCGCCGAGGCGTCTCGGAACGGCGGTCGAATTCATCGGCCGCCGTTTTTTTATTCTGAGAGGTGAAGATGAAGCAGCGAGCGACGTTGGATGAGCAGATAAACACCCTCGTCTCGCATGGCGTCACCTTCGACCTGATGGACGAAGAGAAAGCCCGAAGGTTCCTCTCGAACAACTCGTACTTCTTCTGCACGACAATCCCTACACCGACGACATGAAAACCGGCCTGCAAGGCGATTTTGCCCTATGGAACCTCTGGGAACTCTTGGGATTCAACGACCAACTGACTCTGTTCAAATCTACTTATGTGAACCATTCCAGTATAACATAGGTAGACGTAAAAGGATGCTCACCCCACGTCAGCGAGCCGCGTTCCAAGCCCTCTCCCGCTCATCCTCCAAACGGTCATACTTCCGATTCTCCTCGTCGCACACCTTCCGATGCGTGTCGGCGGCAATGACATCTATAGAACGGTTGAAGGAGTGCAACAGCGCGCTCAAATACTCCAGATGTCGTGCGGGGCCGTACTTGTATCCGTTGCTCACATCATGTAGTTTCTTATCCACATATGCGAGGGAGCCGAGCATGTTGATGATGGACACCAGTCCGGTCAAAGCCAATAGGTTCTTTAGGAAGCTTTTCACGTTTCCACCTTTCGAGTCTTTCCTTTCCTAGATTAGTCGGCTGGAACACTGTCCCATGCGCGACGCGGGAAACAAAAAAGGGACGGCATCAAGCCGTCCCCGTCAAGGGAAAAAGTCAGATGACCACTACCGTGAGAACCGCTACGATGGTCAGGATGACCACAGCCCATCTCATGTTCGGCCTTTCGCAGAATTCTCCCAACGGAGTATACGTGCCGACCAGTTCCTCGACGGCGGGGATGAGGAACATGAGCAGTAGGATGATGGCTCCAATAGCAATCGCCACAAGCATGTTCTGTTGAGTCAGCCAGCCCAGCATGTCAAGCCGCCTTGTCGAGCTTGGACAGGAGTTCCGTTCCCGCAGGAAGCAGGGTGAGGGTTCCGGAGGCGATGTCAAGTCGGACAAGCCGGTCGGTCAACAGTTCGACGGCGGCGTTTTCGAAACCGGTCTTGTATGCGTTGGCCGTTCCCTGTCCGGCTTGGCGGAGCAGCGTTTCGCTGTTGCGCTCGTATAGTCGGATTGGACGGTCTGCCTCGCCTTGGGCGAGCGTGGATACGAGGCGCATGCCATCCTTGGTGAGGGACGGGGCTGATTGCCCGTTACGTCGGATGAGTCCGGCATCCAGCAGTCGTCTGCCGATGTTGCTTTTGAGAATGTCGGCGGTCAACCTTCCATTTTCGATGTTGTAGAGGATTCTGGTCTCACCTTCGCTGATACCGGCCATGAGGACACGGAAACGTTGGGTGGAGGATTCTTCGTCCAATGCTGCTCCTTTCAGAGGTTTTGGGGTTTTTCTAAGCTCAGAGGATGTTGACGGGAGTGTCGTTCAGACAGTCCCAGTATTCGAGTAGCGCCACCGGCGATAGTTCTTTGAAGGTTCTGACCACGCCGTCATGCATGGTTTTCGCTTGCCAGTATTCCTCGCTGGACGATTCGGGATTGTCCATCATTTTGGTGGAGTATTTTTCCATTTCCAACAGGTCGAGTCTGCGTATGAGTGCTACGCCGTTCTCTTCCAGCCCGATGTTTTTCGCCACCCAGTCCCGGAGCATCCAGCAATTGTCGGAGAACATGTGGATTCGTCCACTACGAGCGTCCCGTAGCATCTGATAGTTCACAGTACACCGCCGTCCTCATAGCCGACGGTGTACTTTCCTGCGGTACCGTGCAGTCCGCAGTTAATCTGCAATCCGTCCAAGATGACCATGCGGTGTGGGGAGAGTTGCACGTCTTCGCGTAGGTTTTCCAAACGCATGCCTGACGTCAGTTTTATTAACGTTTGACGGTAGGCTCCGTCCAGTTGGCTCCAATATTTGAGATGCGAGTCTTTCAACTGTCGGAATAGAAGGAGAGCATGAACGTATTGGCCTGTCCAATCCACTTCGTGCATGAGCCGTTCCAACCGGTTCAGTTGGATGGTCACGTCTTCGGGATTGTTCGCTTGGAACAGTGGCCCGTACTCATCCAATGCCTCACGTAGTTCCTGCTGTCGCATATCCCGGATTGGGGTTCCTCCGAATTGCGGACTGTTGGCGAGCCATACTGCCAAATCCCATGTTTCAGCCGCGTTCGCGTCGATGTTCGGATACGCGCAGTCACGGAGCGTTGTCCAGCTGGCGCTTACCTTGACGAGTCCTCGGATTCCGGACACGAAGTTCAGGATGGACAGGAACAGGAAGATGATTTTCCATCCTCCCGTCAGGGAGTTCGAATATGCGAGAAGCCATACCGCCACCAGTAGTCCGAGCGCGTACACCACGACCTGTGGGAGGACTCCCCTACGGAAGATGGTCTGCAAGACTGCTTCCCGGTCTCCGTTGGAGTATAGGCAGTTTTTGTTCACGGTGTTGTTCTGATATTCCAAGTATTCAGGCTTTCGACGCTTTGACGTATTTCTTTTTCTTGAATCGTTCATCGACCCGGATGACCCAGCCGGTGTCGCTGGTTCCGGCAATCTGGTAGCGGACTCTTCGTTGGATTTTCAGTGGCCGCAGATATTTGTTGAGTCGGAGTTGTCCGACGGTGGGCGGGTCTCCTAGGATGTGGGGGATTCTTTGTATTCCGTCGTTTGTGTTGAAGTAAAGCAGGATTGGCGTCTCGTCCTTGCAGGAGTCAAGGAACCCTCCTACGGTGTCAAGGTCTTTGCGTGGACGGGAACGTTCTTGGGTTTGACTGTCCGTGATGTCCGTTTCGGTGTTCAAAAAGGAACCTTCCTTGTTTGTGACTGGTTCCACTATAACGTAGTTTTTCGCAAACAAGGAAGGTTGCAGGAAAAATTCTTTCTCAGGCGAGCTTCGAATCGTAATCGTCGATGGGCTGGGTGAGCGTTTTGCCTTCCCTGACCATTTTTTCTATGTCCTCGTAGTCGTCACAAGCCGCCCACAGTCCGAGGTCAGGGTTGAGATGATACATGGTTCCAGATTTCACACCTTCGTCAACATAGAGTCCGTGACTGCAAGTGTTGTTGACGTTGGTGGGCTGTGGGTCTTGCTCGTAGTCATCGATGTTCCACGGGTCGCCTTCGGGCAACAGCACGTAGTCTCCGATGCCGTCCTGAATATCCCGTAGGCGCTGTTCCTGTTCGTCTTGGAGGTCTTGTTCCCTGTCGAGCATGAGGTTGATTTGATGTTCGATGCTGTTGAAGTAGTTGCTCATGTTTTTCTCCTTGGCTGGCTTTTTCTGTTATTGTGTGAACGCTTCTAGTATAACATCATTCTCTTCTCAAATCGCCACAATGTCGATTAGAAAAGAAAATGGTTCCGCCACCCAAAAAAAGAATCCACACACGGGTGGCGGAACCCGAAACACACTCCCCGTGAGGAGCGTTCCACAGAGACCGGGAAAGAAACCAGATGGTGGAAGATATACCACGAAAACCCGGTCTCAACTGTTACAGTAAACGACCTCGAACATTCATCTGGTGAAAAACCGGAAAAACAGGAAAAATTTTCCCAACAAGGGGTTTAACGGGTGTTTTTTCTCTTCTAGATGAACCCTTATCTCTCGCGCAAAAAGACAACCCGCCGCCCTCATATGGAATCTCTATAACCATAGATTACAGGCGACGGGTCTCATGGAGAAACCGGCTATCAGTTCCCGTCGGCCACGCATTGCGTGAGGAACGACTTCGTTTCGGCTTTTTCCCAACTGCTCATGGACAGTTTGTACTTGTCTTTGATGTACACGCGTTTAGCCATATACGAGCATTGGTACGTCTTGTTGGACGGGAGCCAAATGCTGGGCGTTGCGTCCTTCCACTTGGTCGAGGAACCGTTCAACGCCTCGTCCTTAACAAGGTTCACGCCCTGCTGTTTGATGTTGTTCGCTTCTCCTTCGGACGCGACGAGCACTTCCGGGTCGTTCGCATAGGTGATGCGGTCGCCCTTGCGCGAGTCCTTCCACAGTCCGCTGGCCCAAGCGTCGTTGACCGCCACCACATGGTCGATTTGGACGGCCATGCTGTCTCCGCCTGTTTTCTTCTGTTTGCCGTTGACGGTCTCGTAGGTGTCGCGCTGGAATTTGATGGCATTGCCTGTATATGGGTCTTGGAGGGTGCCGGTGAGCACCTTGCAGTTCTTGTCCATGGTCACGTCGGTCATGTCGCGTTTGAGGATGTAGTCGCGGGTGGTGCCGTATCCGCAGAGCTGGTTGCTGTTCTGCCATGTGCCGAAGTCGGTTTTGCGATTGTATCCTTTGGTGTGCGGGGTTGCGGTTTCGATGTCAGCGAGTTTGTCAAGCGCCTGTTTCGTGGTGATGGGGCTTAAAGCACCTTCAGGAACGCTTGTAGAGGCTTTTTGTGCTTGACTTGAGGAATTGTCCTCGTTTTGTGTCTGCGTCGTTTCTGAGGGCGTTTCTGCGGCTTCTGGAGTATTGGTTTGCGAATTGGAGCCGGACGACTTCAAGGAAGGCTCCTTCAACCCCAATTTCACATCCGGCTTCACCTTGGAATCCTCACCCGGCATCAACTGGGACAAGTCATTGATTTCCGGCAATCCGAAAATCTTCGACATGGGAGTCCACAATCCCAGATTCACGATGAGCACCATGGCCGTCAACACGACCAGAATGCCGCCAATCAACGAACCGGCGGACATGCCGCCTTTCTTCTTAGCCATAGGAAACCTGCCTTTCGATTCTTATTCATAGCTGCTCATGCAGTTTTTGATGGTCGATTCCTGTTTCACGGGGTGCCGTCGCAACATCGGTCGCGCCGATGGCGTTCAGGTGGTTGTCACCCTCCACAGGCATAAGTTCGGGATAGTTCGCAATCCCTACTTGAAGAATGTTCAACGCGGCGTTCAAATCCCTGTCGAGGGTGAGTCCGCATCGTTCGCACTCGTAAGTGCGTTCGGGTAACGGCATGGGTTTCCTCATGCCGCAGCGGGAGCAGATTTGACTGCTGGGATACCAGCGGTCGATGTTCCGCACCTGCGTCTTGTATGAGAGTTGGCGTTTGAATTCGTTGAAGCTGCCGTCGCTTATTGATTTGGCGAGACGGTGGTTTTTGAGCATGCCGTTCACGTTCAAATCTTCCATGAAGCATACGGCGTTCTCGTCCGCTATCGTCCGTGTCGCCTTGTGTAGCCAGTCACGACGTTTGCAAGCCGTATGGTATTCGTAGCGTGCGAGACGCGCTACGGCCTTGCGACGGTTCTTGGAGCCTTTCCTCCTGCGTGCGACGATGCGTTGCAAGTGTTTCTTGCGTCGTTCGCGCTTGCGTAGGACGTGCGGGTTCTTCACCGTCAGACCGTCCGAGCAGACCGCCAAGGTCTTCACCCCCAAGTCGATTCCGACAACTCCCGTGGCTTGGTTTTCGCACACGCTCATATCGGTTTCGTAGTTGACGCTGATGAACCATATGCCCGCCTTATGGCTGACTGTGATGTTGTTGATTTTCGTTATCCTCCGTTCATGGGGTATCCTTTCCATCATTCTTATGGTGAGTTTTTTGGGCAGCCGTACTGTCCGACCGTCGATTTTGACAACACTGCCGTCGATACGGAACGAGTCGTTATGTCCTTTGCGGTGTAGTTTCGGATGGTTGCCATGATGTTGAAACAGGTTCGTAAAACCGTTTTGCAGGTCTTTGATTGCCGCTTCCGGCACCCATTTCGAGCATTCTTTGATGAACGGGAACCGTTCGTACTTGACGCTGTTGAACCATTTCTTGATGCTGTAGTAGTTGTGTTTCGCCACGCCGTCCCGATAGTCCATGTTCCATTTCATCAGGCAGGTGTTGTATGCCAGTCTGGAGATGCCGCACCAGCGTGCGAGCATATTCCCTGTCTTGTTGTTCACGTTCAATCGGGTTTTGAACGCGCGGCGCATGACGGACATCATGTGCCGTCCTTGCCGATAAGGTCGAACGCCTTCCTGTAACGGCGCAGCCCGTACAACCTGCACGAGTAGGTGTGAACTATCGTCATCATGTCCTCAACCATTTCCTGCTCCAAAAAACAAGTTCCGCTTCACAGGTTCAAGATGATGCTGATGACGAGACACACGATGAACGCGATGGCGATAATCGCACCGGTCAACGGGCCATTGCTGTTGATGAACTCAGCGAACTTGTCACCCTCACTGGGCTTGTTATGTCCTGTCAATTTAGTTTTCCTTTCGGATTAGTCGTTCGGACCCTCATTGGGGTCGCCGGTTACGGAACCGTCATCGGAATTCTGGGATGAACTACTGCTGTTGTTGTCTGACGAATCCGAATCGGAGGAGTCGGAATCGTCATTGTCAGAACCGTCATCACCGGAACCGCTATCGGAATCCGATGAACTGGAATCGGAAGAATCATCATCGTCATCACTGTTGGAAGAGCCAATCAGCGAACGGTCAATGGCATTGCTGAACGCCTTCAACGTGGTCAGACTGCCTTCGGCACCCCAGTCAACGATTTTCGCGCTACCACGGGTCGGATTATGGATGAGGACGGTGACGCTCGTCTCCACGTCGCTCGTTGAACCAGTGTCCGCGTTCGGGTCGTTGGCCGTGCTTGCATCAACCTTCTTCTCGTAGGGTTTGAACGAGATGCTGACGCTCGCCGCCGCCCATTCGGGATTGTCGGACTTGTTCTGCTTGTCAACGGTCTTGCCGTCCTTGGTGCATTGCACAAGCCAGTCGAGGGACGAGTTCAGATAAGAACCCAAGCTTGCGGGTTGATACATGTGGTCGCTGTTCGGGTCTCCGACAAGAACCGTCAAAGCGTTGGAGTCTTTGCCGATGTATGCTTTAGACCAAGCGCTGACCACGTTTGTCAGGCTCGTGTTCTGGTCAAGCTGAATGTAATCGTCGGGACGGTACGTGTCCGTATTGCTGTTCGAAGTGACGGTCTTTGGAAGCACGGTCGGCGTTCCCACCGCAGTAGCCACACCATCGGTGACGGCGACAAGCTGGGTGATATCCCTCGTACTTCCATCCGACTTATCGGTGAGGGACATCTGATGACTCCAATACTGGGTGGTGGAACCGTTGGAATCGTCCGAAGTGGATGTGCTGACCTCGGTGGCACCATTCCACCATAGGTTCGCATACCCGTATTGGAAAGCGCCCTTGTCATCATCCAGCCAACTGTACACGGCTTGCAATGCGACCTGCTTGCCGGGCTTGTCGCCGCTGATTTCCTTGTACTTCTCCGTCAGGTAGGAACCCATTTCGTTCAACGTGTTGATTGCGCGGACGGAAATCATCGGGGCGACCAGACCGGTGCAGATGAACAGGATGATGAGAACCTTCCACTTCTGGGTGTTCTTCAACGCCTTCTTCCACGCGGTGAGTTCTATCTCGTCCTTGCGTTCTTTTTCGTCGGCGAACAGGTCGGTCTCATTGTTCGGGTTCTGCTTCGCCTTCTGCTGTCCCATCGGCTGTTTGCCGTTCTTGTCTTTCTTGCTTCCGAACACAGTCCCGCTCCGAATCCGTTTTTCGTCTGACTTGCATCCTCCAGTCTACCGTTCATCGGAGGTTGATTTCACCGTCTTCGAGGTTTTCAGAAAAGTGTCCGCCGCCGGTGTCGGCTTCTCTGTTTTTCTTTTTCCGGAACTTTTCTTTTTCTCTCTTCCTTCGAAAGCATTCGGACATGCCTAAACGTTCACGTTGACCTGATTTTTCTAAAAGCATTGAGGATACCCCTAAGCGGGTTTAGACCTGCCCAAACATGGAATCCGAAAAATGGTTTTATTCTGATTTTTGATTTTTTTGCTTCTTTTTGAAAAAACCTGTTTTTTGAAAAAGAAGGGAATATAAGGGTTATTAATACCTTTTGTAACCTTTTGTAACCTTTTGCGGCGCTGAAACCCCTTGTGGCAGTAGGACTGAGGGCACTTTTTGGTGGGAAAAGTCCACACTTTGGTGGGAAAAGTCCACACTTTGGTGGGAAAAGTCCACACTAGAAAATATGCAAAAATACATGCCGTGAATAAAAAAAATCAAAATATTTGAAGCCTTTTTTTAAATGGCATTTTCTCGAATTGGAACTTTCGACACAGAAAGTCGGAAGAAGTGGAACCATTTCTTCCATTCCTACTATCGCCCACGCTTCCGTCAAAAAGGATTAGCGGCATTCCTTATATCATCTGTCGATGAATCATTTTGTCCCGAATTGCATGAGACATCCGCTTTGATTACATGTCCGTCGCAGGAACCCGATTCTTCTTTCACAACAACAGCGTCCACAATCTTGCCGTTGGAATGAATGGACGAAATGCTCGGATAGACGGTTATGCCATATTCATCAAGACTTGCCTTCAATTCAGGCCATGATTCCTTGACTTTGTTCAAGGCTGTCGTGAATCGTCTTTTGAATTCTTTGACCGGATAGTCGCCGTCCTCGAACTGAACGGTTAGGTCTTTCCACGGGACTTTCATTCCGCACGAGCGTAACTTATTTGTTCGGAAAGCCAACCACATGTAAATATCCAAAGCGAGTGCAGAATTAGATATGTTCCTGATAATGGACATTTGAGCAGGAACGGCTTCCTCTATTAGCAGAGACCACATTTGAGAGGAGAACGTAATATAGGATTCCTTATCCTCGCCGCCAAAATCAATGCATACTTTCTGCGCTACCGGGAAACTCTCATACATGCCGCTATCATCCGAAACCCAATGTTCCAATGTTATATGGGTGCAAGCAAGATTCTTGATTGACTCAAGGAGAAGACGTTTGCTTTTCCCACCAGCGGAAGCACCCATCGCTTCACACATGGCACGATAGCTTCCTCCAAGGTTCACAGTCATGCTTTCGAAATCGACCCGAGAGTCTTTGTTTTTAATCAAAGTACGAATGTAAAGAAGAAACAATCGGGGCACAGAACCATACGACCACTTACCTTCAGTCGGAGTGATGATGATTGCGGAACGCCCGTTGGTCTTCTTGATGTAATTCACGTCAGGTTTGCGTGCGGGAAAGAAACTGAGCTGGGACATCACGGAGGGAGCATACCGATAACTGTCACTGTCGATAGGTCTGATAGAATTACCCATGTAACCACTTTCCTTAAGCCTCTGGTTGCCCTGCCCCGGCTGTTCCACCAGCGCGGGGCTTTTGCTTTTCTATCGGCAAGCCTACACCATAACCACCTCAGCATATATGTAAAGAACCTTTTTACTGCGGAAACAAAAAAATCTTCCCGCGTTAGAAAAACCAATGGGGCGTACGCTCTAATATGAGCGCCGCCCCATCTGGAAGACTCTGGGAGTCTTTTTGTTCATCCGAATATCAGTATACCGGAGCCTAATCCTTCTGCTCGTACTTGTCGATGAGCGTCTGGTCGAAGTGCCCCTGCTGGAAGCAGTAATCCATCGCGGCATTCAACAATACAGCCTGCTTCGTCCCGTATTCGATGCTTCTCATCTTCCACGCACGCCAGTTTTCGACGGTGACGTTGCTGCCGATTCTTTTCTCTTTCGGCGGCTGATGCGTTTCGGATGGTGCCGATGTTTCAGGATGGGTTATGTCGGTGATGAGCCGTGCCCGACGGTCGGCTTCTTCCTCCGTGAGCGTTTGGGCATGCATGTCGGCGGACGTTTGGACTGACTGGTCTGACGGTTCCCGCGTTTCAGGAACGGCCTGTGTCGGTTCCTGCTCCGTGTTCGGTTCGCTAATGTTTTCCGGTGATTCCAATGGGCGCATGTCACGCTTGTCCTGCATTCCGGTTGCGAAAGCGTTGCGTTTGATGTTCTTGACCATGATTGCCTACTTACTCCCCTGCTCCTGTTTTTATTCTTCCACCAGATTGATTTCAGACAGATAGTCGATGAGTTCCTGCACGACGCTGGAATATTCCTTGTTGTCGATTTCGGTTGTGCCGTACATGTTCTTGACGGCTTCACGTTCCGTGATGACGGTTTCGAACCGTGCGATGCCTTCCTCATCCAGTTCGCTGATGCTGTTCCGGGCGAGTTTCGTTCTCGGCTTCACGCGTGTCAACAGGACGATGCCGTTGCGTGCCGCCGCGTATGTGCGTCCCGCGTGGGTCAAATCGGATACGGATGGCTGGCATGGGATTATCACCACGTCGCCCGCGTTTATCGCCGCCTGTACCACTCCCGCGTCGGACGGTGGGGTGTCGATGATGACCCAGCCTGAATATTTTTCGCGGATGAGTTCCGGATTGTTCAATACGGCTTCGTTGGTTTGCACGACGGGGAAGCCGAGCGTGTATGGTTTCGCGTCCGGATTGTCCTGTCTGCGTCTGCGGTTTTCCTGTTCGACGTACATTTCCCACATGGTCGCGCCGCCCGTGTTGTCGGAGTCCAAGACTGTGACTTGTTCCCCGCGTTTGTGCAATAGTTCGGCCAATGCCATTGATGTGGTTGTTTTTCCTGAACCGCCTTTGATGATTGCGACGGTGATGATGACCGTATGGTTTTTGACTCTCATGTTCTGGTTTCCTTTTTCTGCTTCCGGTGTGGACGGAATCATGGTGGGGGTATGTTTTTTGTTTCGATGATAACAACGGCGAAAAGTCGGCACGCCGAACTGGAAAACCGTTCGGAGAAACATTCCAGTAAAACAATGGAACGGCGTACAGGTTTACAGGCGGAACAGAAAAACAGAAAGCCGCGTCCGCGATGAAACGGATACGGCTTTCTTTCGTTTTTTACTCGGTAGCAGTGAACACCAGTTTGCGAAGGAACTCCATGAACAGTGAACCGATATCAGGCATCTGGGCCGCGATATCCTTCATCCATTCACGCACGGGCAAACCCATGACCTCCAAGACACCGGTGATAATCCACACGAACAACAGGAACGCGCAGATGGTCAACGCGGTCATCAACGCGCGGGTGCTTTTCTGCAAGATGGCGAACACGACACTACCGGCGCAAATAATAATCATCAACAAAGTGAGGATTGCGCCCGTCGGCGTGAACACCCAAGAGAAGAACACAGTGAGCACGTCACCCAACGTTCGTCCCGCAGTGTCAGCGGCTTGGTTTCCTACTTCTTCCATTTTTCTAATCTCCTTGACGTTGGAAGGTTTTTCGAAAGGGAAACCGGCGTCGAATGCTGTGGAAGATGATTAAAACATTCGACGCCGGATGGTCAAACCGACGTCACTTCATGAACGGCGGTTTGGGTGTCGGCTGTCCTCCGGTCGGCGGTTTCTTCATACGAAGATTGCCTACGGAGGGGAAACCTGTCAGGTTTGACGGGTTGGCGTCCACTGGCTGTTTGACGGTCGGTGACGGTGTGGTTGGCGGTTGCATTCGAACCGACGGCTGTTGTCTTACCTGAGCTTGTGGCTGCGGTTGAGACTGCTGTCGCGGAGCTTGCGCCTGTACCGAACCCTGCTGTTGCGTCTGCCCGGAATCCACCGTGAATTTTCTACTCGGCTGAATTCCATTCGGGTTCATAGCCCGTTCGGCACCCGACGGCATCGTAGACCCCGGCAGTCCGGTCGTCGCAGTCCATTCCTCCTGAGCCATCCGCAAATGCTCCTCCGGAGACTGTTGCACCGGATTCTCGCGCATATACGCCTGTTGCAGCGCATTGTTCACCGATTCAGGCATCGGAGTCGCATTGTCGGTTGCCTTCTGCCAAGTGGAGGCGGAGGACACGGCGGCGTCCATCGTTCCGGAGGGTAGGGTCTCACCAACAATCTCACCTGTCTCAGTGTTGTACACCGGCTGGTTGGCGTTCGTTTCGGGTTGAGCTGTCGCATTCTCATTAGGAGATTGATTGTTCTGGCTCATATACGCTTGGACGGAATCATCGACTTCACCGGAGGCCACGGCTTCTTGGAAAGCCTGTTCCGCATCCTCTTGGGACATGTGCTGGTTATCCACGAAGTCGGCCATCATTCCCTCACGAACCTGATTGAACGCGGACTGTTCGGTCAACACCGGAGCCTGTCCTTGAGCGTCGGCTGGAACCGATTCAGTTGGAGTGTCCACCGGAATCGTTTCCGTCTGACCGTCAGTCGGAATCGGCGACGCGCCACCGGCACCACCGGTTTGGGTTGGGACATCCGGATTCGGAGCCGACGGAGAAGGCATAGGACTGTCACCATTGTCGGAACCACCGTCACCGGTGCCGGAGAACGGAGACGACAACGGAGCGTCACCATTAGCCATGTCCAACACGTTGCGACGCCACTGGGCGCGTTCTTTCATACTGCCGGGAGCGGCGTTCTTGATGTCGCGGATTTTGTCCATCGCGGCTCCCGCACCCACCGCTAGGCCATGATGGAGGTTACGGTCGGCGGCCAGTTTTCCTGCGGCAATCAATCCCAACGGTGCGGTAATCGGATTGGAGAACAAAGCTCCGGCGACGGCGGCCTTAGCCGCCACCTTCGCTCCGCGTGCGGCTACGTTACGCAAAGGTGCGCTCTTCGCGGCACGTACGGCGAAAGCGAGACCAGCACCGGCCATTGCGGCTCCGGCTCCGGCGACTCTTGCCGCACTTTGAAGTTTGCGTCCGTCATTGTTCAGATGATTCATCATCTCCGCCCTACGCTGGACCTTGTCGAGAGACATGCCCGGATGCCGTTGTGCGATACGATGCGCGAACGCTTCAGTGTTGTCCGCTCCCTTGAACTTGGAGGCGGCGGTGTTCAACCGTTGCCGGAACTTGTCGTGGGACTTTTCCATGTGGAGTCGTGTACCGGCGAGACTTCCCCTCACCGTATTGGCGTCCATTCTTGCCCACGTCCTGCTCTTGCGTCCATGGGATTGAATCGCTTCGAGTTCGCTCTGACTACGGTTCAGCAGGTTCCTGTCGCCGTTGGACAACGCTTCCTGTTGCGCGCGGCTCATCTTGCTTAGGACGGTCTCGCTTTGACGTGCTCCGTTATGGGCCATGCCAGCGCCGGTACCGTTCGTGGACAAACGTCCGACACCATTGCCGCCACGACGGAATCCGCCACGCATGGCGCGAATCATACGGTGCTGTCCAATCATGTGCATTCCCTTGCGAAGACCGGAAGCCATTGCGGTTCCACCCGCCATTCCCATGAGAGCGTTGATGCTGAACGGATTACCCCACTTCAACACTTTCGAACAGAACATGCCGATTGCGGCGATAGCCAACACCGGACTCAATCCCGCAATCAACTGGTAGGTGAACGAACCACTGCTGGCAGAGGTGAACTTCAACGTCAGGCCACAAATGAATGTTGCGAGAGTACCGAGCGCACCGTACAACGCTCCTACCATACTCAACTGGCAGGTGTACGTCGCCCAGTTCTTCAACGCGTTCTTCGGCTTCTCGCCAATCGGGAACGCTTGGACAAGGAACGTGACCACGAGGAACAACGCCATCATTATCAGCATGAGCTTCGTCAGTATTAGAACAAGGCTCAACAATCCCCAGACCACGAGATTGACGATGCCTCCGATAAGTGTTCCGCAAGCACCCAACGTATCGACGTTGTTGTTGCCATACATGTAGTCGATGGTTTTCTTCGCACCGCCCGTGACAGTGGAATCATCCTGAGCGTCACGAAGATTCGCCTCACTCCAAGTCCCGGAAACGTTCGGCACGTCGAAACGCCATCCGACCGTAGCGGAGTCGCCCCAGTTGGTGTCGTTCTGCTGGTCTTTATATGTTCCGTCATCCTCCTTGTTGATATCGGTGGAACGGGAGAAGATTACGGAACCCTGTTTGAGAATCGTCTGGCAGACCGAAGTGGTCTGTTGGATGGTTTCGTCTTCACTGCCGTTCTGTTTCGCGTCCATCACGCCTTTGCCACCGTTGGTCGGTTTCACATTGTCCAAGTCGTCAATCTTGACACGTACTTTCGTACTGCCGTTCTTGATGTTCTTGGTTCCTGTGTCACCGAGGTTGTTGATGAGTGTCGCCCATCCGGCTCGCGCGTAGATTTCCTGATTGCGTTTCGTGCCACAGGTTTCCCAGAACACGCCCGCACGGCTGAGATATGTCGCGTTCTCCCTTTCCAACGGTTTGTCGGTGAAGTAAGGATTACGCGGGTCTACCCAACCGTCCACGGAGAACAACCATTTGGCTCGCTGGTCGCTGATGTGCAACGCCATGGCCTTGTTGGTCAAATCCTTCTGGATGGTCGTGTTCGTGTTGGCTTTCATCTCCAACACGTGGCAGTAACCTTGCCGGGCGTTTTCCGCGATACGGAACGAGGATGTTCCGGTGGTCTGCGGGTTCCCGTACTGCATGGTCACGAACGAGCGAAGAGAGGTCTCCTCCCAAATACGGTTGATGGCCTTGGTGACGTTGCTTGTATCCTGATTGCCGTTGGACTTCGCCTGTTCGTCATACGCCTGATGCATGAAGTACAGGTAATCCTGACAATTGGTTTTCGCACCGTTCGCCGCATGATGGTAGGACATCATGTTTTTATCACTGTCTGCCATGCCGTCAAGGTCGAGGTTGACCGAAAGCTTGTTGATGGTGTTGTTGATTGTCTGCACGACCCACCATGGGCTTCCGGTCGCCGGTTCTGTGGCGTTCTTTCCGGTTTTGGCCGCTCCAGCTCCAAGCATCGTGATTGAAGCGAAGCAGAGAACCATGATGACGATTCGTTTGCTCGCCTCTTTGACGGTGCCGATTTGGAATCCAGCCGCGCCAACCCAAGCCACGATGCCGAGCACTGCGATGGTGGCGGGGATACCGCCGTCCATCAGACTCGTCACCATGGTGGACACTGCGGAGTCGATGTTCGCACCAGCCTGTTTCATCGGTTCGAACGAAGCGGCGAACTGGCTGATGGACAATGCGGAAGACCAGCAGACCTGAGTCAACTGCATCAGAATGTTGGGAAGGACGATATGGGTCTGCGAGCTGATGGTCTGCTTGACGTTCGAGAACCAACCGGCGACATCGCTGCCACTGTACGGTTCCGTACGCGAAGTGATTTCCCCAACGTAGTTTCCCCAACGTCCGGAAGGAAGACAACTAGAGATGTCTGATGTAGCACTGTCAGTCCCGCCGTTGGCGCATGTTATCGTCGTGGTCGAATCGTTGACCTGTGCGGCGAACACGCTGGACGGCAAGACGAACAATGTCATGACCACGCACAACATCAGAATGACGAGCAGGTTCCTTCTACCCGCCCGTTTCACTGGGTCTCGATATTTTGTATTCAACGGATTTCCATTTCTTGAAGGTCGATAATGTTTTCCGGCTGAGTGGAATTCGGGTAGAAGACCTGCCCTTCAATCTTGCGGCTCTTCATATCCTGCAAGGTTCTCTTCCACCGTGTCTGTTGGGTGCGGTCTCTAATGGTGCCGACTGCAAAGAACGGAGCCAGTATTCCGCCCAACAGTACGAAGAACGAGCTGAACATGTATCCGAGCAACGGAGCGAATATGAGGCAAAGAGCCAAGCCCGCCAATGCGCCGACGATAACGGAGAACACGGTTTTGGAACGGGCCTCAGTGTTCTTGGTTATCTGGAACGTGTTCTTCCGTTCGATTTCCTCCGGGCCGGACACTTCCGTGATGTCGTCCATCGTCAACCTCGGATGCAAGGGACCTTTGTATCCTTCGTCTTCCTCATCGCTCATGATTCAACTCTTTTCGTACGTAAGGTTCTTAAAAGAAAACCGGAGTGGGAACAGAACCGGAAAGGTCCTCTTCGCATATCCACTCCGGTTTTCCCTCTGCGGATGTCAGATTCCCAGATAGGTCTTTCCACTGCCGCCAACCGCGTCAACGAACCAGTCAATCAACTTAAGAATTGCCGGAATGGTGACGGTCGGGCCAGCGAGAATGAATCCGACTGCGAGGACGACGAGAATACGTCCGATGTTCGGGCAGAACATCTGCACGAGCTTGTTTTGGCGTCCCAACGCCTTGCAAATGCCACCGACGATAAGGCCGAATGCGAGAAGCACTGCGGCGGCAAGACCGATGTTGGTCAACACGGTTCCCGCGCTACTGCTCAAAATGGTGTCGAACATCTTATGATAGGTGCTCTCAAGGCTGCTTCCAGCCAAGGTAATGGTTCCACCCATTTTTTGAGTTCCCTTTCGTTTTCCAAACGGAACTCTCCTGCATTTTTCATCCTATCAATCTACGCGGTTGTTTCCAGTCATAGCGAGGTTTTTAGGATAAAAAAAATCCGTCCGGAAGTTGAAACTTCCGAACGGATTTTGAAAAGCAATATGATGAACGCTAAAAGCTAGTCATCATCGTCCATGTCACCATTGCGATAACCGTTATCGAAATCGTTCACATGGACAAGGAATGTCGGCTGCAACTGTTCTTGGGTTCGAGTGCGAACAGCCGCCGCATAACGTGGAAGATTCATGACCGCGCCCGAACGCCAACCATCCTCCCCGTCATTGTTCGTCAAACGTTTCGCCGTCATATCGGCGATACGCGGAATCGTCGTATTGTATGTGATGAACGTCGAATAGCCGATGAACGAATCCAACATCGCGTCGGACAATTGGGTCGGATACTGGGTGGCGAACACGAGAAGAAGGCCGAACGAACGGCCCTGCTCGCGCAATGCGGGCATGATGCCGTCATTGCCGTTAGCCAACAGGCTCAACTCGTCGCACACGAGCATCGTCCACTTGCCCGCCTTGTCCCAATCCTTGCAATGCGCGAACACCGTATTCCAGAAACGGTACATGAGCCAGCCGCCGAGAATCTTATCCATACGTTCCGGCAACGAATACCCGTTATGTGGTGCGAGCACAATGTGATAATCGCCCGCATGGTCGAGAATGTTCGTCCAAGTCACCTTGCCGCGACGTGCGGTGAACATGTGTTCGATGGGAAGGAACTGGTTCACCTTGTTCAACGAGGCGTTCGTCTTGGCGAGAATGTCACGGTCGGAACGAACCGTATGACCAGCCGCGTCCGGACGGCCATACAATTGTTCGGCGGCACGGGCGGCATACGTCATCTCCTCGAACATGTAGCCACTCTTCAACTCCATGCTCAACGCGCGGCACACATGACCCAACGCTTTCGCGGAACCGGCCTGACCGTCGGAACCGCATAATGCGACGACGGCCCATCCGATTGGACTTAGCTGCATTCGCAACTGTTCCGCACCCGGATACGATTGTTCGAGCTGATGGCAACGTTTCACAATCTCGCTTTCCCAATCCTTGTTCGCGGATTCGGGATTATGCTTACGTTCCTCCTGTACGTAACGGTCAACCGCCACGCCGATGGTCAACGCTTGGGTGATGATGTTCTGCGAGTCGTTCAGAATATCACCGTCATCGAACGAGTAGCGCATGGTTTTCGCCACGCTCGCCGCAGTCTCCATCGCATTATTCCCGTCCTTCATGCCGAGCATGTCCAAACATACGCTGTTCGGGTCTGCCAAGTAGACGACTCGTTGCGGACTGGTGAAACCGTGACGTTTGCGATAACGTTCCAACACGTTGACTCCCGTATCATCCTTCATCCAAAAATGGATGATACGGGAGTCGTGTCCCCAGATTTTCGGACTGGTGGTTTCTCGTGCGCTGATTGCCCACTGGCTGATGCCATGGGTGAGCACGGTCTTACCGGAACCGGCCTCGCCGTTGATGGCGATACCGCCGAACAGTTGCGACGGGTCGAGATAACAGTTACGTCCCGTATCGTCTTTCCCGAGGAAGATTCCATCATGCGACAATACTTCCGGAACCGGATGCAACTCCTGTTTCATCGCCACTCCCTGAGTGACCGGAGTGAACACGGAACTTACGATAATCGGGGAAAGAATCAACGTGGTACGTTGCGTACCATAAGCCGACACGCGCTCCTTATGAGTTCGCACGCCAAGACGGGTCTGATTATCGGACTCGTTCGCGCCACGGTCGTTCGCAATCGCATAATATCTGCGTGGCGTTTGGAAAATGTCATCCCACAACGTCCAATTCTTCCAACGGATGAACGAGAATACAAGAAGAGGAGCGAAAAGAATCGGAATGAATGTCGGGAGCGGAAGCAACCCCAACAGCAGGTAAAGCATGAGAGCCACCGCGCCACCGGCAATCTGAGGTCTTGGAATGTAAACGAACGGAATGCACGACAACAGCATGAGGAACAGGAACACGACCAACGTCACCGCAAGCAGTGGAAGCGCGATTCCGAAACCCCAAGCGGAATGGAACAATGGGAAAATCCCATCCATCACGTATCCTCTTGCAAGACCGCACACACTCCAAATCACGGACAACACTTCCAACAGCATGCTGACGAACAGCAACCCGAATTTCGGACGGCTAGTATGACTGGACATGTTGGATATGAGCGGACAGATGATTTGACCAATCTTCTGCGCAAGCTGTCGGTTACGGGAAGCCTGACGGCAACCGAAACTCACACGGGCGCACATCGTGTTGGTTGAAGCGAGTTCGCTTGAATCCTCGACCGCATTGTATTCGTCGCTAATCCAATTGCGAATACGAATCTGCTCGAAGTATCCCTGATTGCGAAGGGTGATGCTCACGTAACTGTCCGGCGGCATGACCTTCTCGATGCTTGTACGAACGCCGGAATAGTTCGTCCGCATTTTCTCCATGTTGCTTTTCGAGTTCAACCGGGCACGGAACGGGATGAGAGGATGTGCCGCACTGTTCACACCGTCCGGCAACACCGGCCCGTCGTCGTCTTCGACCAATTTCGCGTCGAATCCAGCCAACTGTCCGGCGTTGATGATTCCCTCGCCGTCACCGTAAATGTATTCCTTGACCGGCTCCTCGCCCTTCTTGATGAGGAGAAGGGTGCAACCATCCAGTTCGGCTGGAATGCTTTCCATTTTCGAACGTTGCTCGTCCGCGTCAAGCTGTTGCAATGTTCTGGTTATCTGATACCAGTTCGGATTACCCATGTTTTACCTTCCTTTCCTTTTTTGTTTAATCATTCGTGCTCTGCTGATACAACTGCGCGTATGGGAAACCTTCCGGCTTCTGGAAAGTGGAAAGCTTCTCACGTAACGACAATTGGAGAAGCCATGTAGTCATACGGACGGTTTTCTCCTTCGACTCCAAAGCCCAACCCAATGTCACGTAACCGTCGTTCACGCTCGAATCATCGTTGATGGTTTCACGCATGACGCGGATTGTTTTGTTCGCAATCCGCCGGGAAGTGTTGAACATTATCGAATCCAATTGCCAGAGTCGTATCTTCCGTAATGCGGGAACACGTTGCATGTTCGCCATCAGAAACGGAATGACCAAATGTCTACGTCCCGTCTCACATAATGTCTGAACCTGTTGCAAAGCCCGCGCACGTTCCAATCTTGCTACATCCAACGCGTCCTGCGTCTGTTGGAATGATTCCTCAGTGGAGACCATCGCAATCCTTTCCAATGAAACCGTAGAAACCGCCACGGTACGCTTCCGGCATTGTCCAACCGGAAACATCCCAACCCCAATCCTTCTTTATGATGTCTCGCGTCACGTCCCAACCCCATTCGCTGACTTTGCGAACGTCACGAACCTGCGGAGTATATTGCGCCCACTCGTCGGAGAAAATGTTGCGTCGTGTTCCACTCATATCCGTATAGTCACCGAACCTGTCGGTCGGCATCCCATGCTCGAACCATTCGTCCCAGACCGCGATTCCCATTCGTTGCGACACGGTAGGATTGCCCACGACCATTTCCGTCATGCCTTGCGTGCGTTGTACCACCGCGTTGAACGATTCGTAACCTTCGTTTGCCTTCGGTATCTGCAACCATACGCAGATGAGTCCGCGACGCTTCATCGGAGAATAGGCGAGCATCTTAGCCCAGTTCTGCATCTTCTTATCCAATTCGCTGTTGGACGTTTGGATTTCGATACCCGCCAACACATTGTTCCGGCACAACGTCACCACGTCGGTCGCGCAAGCCTTGCCGACCTTCGACTCGGCAACAGCCTGTGGGTCAACGCTACGGAATTTTCCCCAACCATCACCGGATGAGAATTTCACACGTGAATCGCGTGCCAACATCAATCCCGCGTGCGCCGCATAAGTGTTATGCCGAACATGGAAACGATTCCCTGCGTAATAGGAAACCGCCATCGTCTCACGCATCCACTTTTCCATCCCGTACAATTTCATCGCACGGTTGATAAGACGTGGACTGTTCGACGGTGAAAGCCAAACATGATTCACGGTCTGACCGTACAATCGTTCCGCCTGACTGAAACCGACGTTGATGATTCCCAAACGGTTCATCGCACCATACAGGTTCGGTTCGTCACGTTCGAAAGCGGGAGCGCCTTTGATGGAAAGTCCCGCACGTAGTTGGTCAACCGTGCATGTCTTCCAAGTGAACAATGCTCCGAGGATACTCGAAACGAGTTCGCTGTTCGCTTTTACCATTGTCTCCGAGAACAGTTTGTTCGCAACGAACCACGGGTGGGTCTGCGCGAACAATCCGGGATGCTCCATCTCGAACATGTCGTTGCCTTTATACCAGTCGGCAATGCTTCCGGTCTTCCAAAGATTCTCGTCGTTCGGGTCGAAAAGAAAACGGTCATCGAATGTCACTTACGCCCACGACCTTTCTTTCCTTCACTGTTCTTAGCGTTCGGATTGAATCTTTCCGGATTGAAACCACGGTCGGGCAAAGCCCAGTTAAGAATGTTCTCCCTAGCAAAAGCAAGACCGGGGTCATCCCATCTGACATCACCGTTGGCGATATGGTTGCTTGCCTCGACCGTCTGATATTCGGTTCCGAGAAACGTTCCGTATCTCGTATAGTCGAGTCGTCTGTAACCTTGCAGTCCGACCGGAACGGTGTCCTTGATTCCGATGAGTTCCTTCGGAAGATGATGCTCAGCCAAGGCCGTCAGCAGATTCAACGCGTCTATCTGCGTCTGCCTTCCAGCCTTGACGATAACCAGACAAGGGTCTCCCGATTGAATGTATGGAAGCAGTAAACCGTTGGCGATATTCTCCCTATCATCCAAATCGTCCGCGCTGATTCGGTCAAGGTCGAGCACGACGAAATCCCACAGTCGGCGTGCCGCTTGGATGTACTGACGGTATATCTGCCAGTCCACTCCGATACCGGCTGGAGGTGCGAAACAGATGTCGTATGGAACCCCAAGGTCACGTCCTCGATTGGCTCCGACCTGCACCTGCATGCCCGGTCGCCAGTCGGCTATCGTATGCAATGGCTTGTCCTGTCTCGGGTCGAAAAAACTACGTTGGCTGGACTGTCTGATGTTGCCGTCGATGAGCAGAACTCGTAATCCGGCTTGCGACGCACGGTCTGCCAACTGTCGGCTGGACGTGGTCTTCCCCACTCCTCCGGTGTTGGATGTGATGGGTAGGAGAACCGCAGTCTCCTTCACTTTGTTTTGGAGGATATCGACTACGAGACGCTTGTCCGCAAGCTGGATTCCCCAATAAGTCCGTGCGAAATCAGCCACGCTCATGCGTAACATCTGTTCGCTCATGCCCATGGCTCCGACCGGTATCTGACCGGTGTTGCACCAGTAGACCATGTATCCGGCGTTGGCTATCGGAAGCCAGTTTCCAGCCCTGTCAGTGAAGATGATTCCCTTGAACCCGGAGGGCACCGGATGTCTTATCAGATAGTCGGCCTGTGCTTGAATATTGTCTGCGGCGGGCACCTGCCAACGCATGTTTCCGGCTCTCGTAAGGGCCTTTTTGATGGTTGTGAGAAGCCCTCCGGAGCCGATTATCAGGGAAATCGTTCGTTTTTCCAATAAGACCGCCTCCTGATGGGTCATGTTCCGTTGTTTTCATCGGAACGTTTACGGTTTTGTCCGAGTTCTGGCATTTATAGTTTTTTGATATTTAGTTTTTTGTTGGTTTTGCTGTTGCTTTTTTCATTGCATTGGCTGTTCCTGTATTGATGTTACCTTGTTTTGATTGTCGTTGACCTTGTTAGTGAGACTATTGACCTTTTCGCTGTTGTCGTTTTGTGCTGTGGTTGTTGTGTGCCGTCGTGTTGATACTGATGTTCGGTTTGTTGTCTTGTGATGGTGTGGCTGTTGCTTTTCTTGTTTCTTGGGGTGTTTGGTGATGTCGTTCTTCTGTTCTGTATGTCATATGGGTTGATATGTTGTTCTTTTGGTGGATGGTTACGTTGCCTCTGTTGTTTTCATACGTTGTATTCCCGATTTAGGGGTAGGCGTTTCTTCTTCTATTGTCCTGTTCTTCTGTTGCTTCTATTTGATTAAGATTGCTGCTCTTATATTCTCCTTTTCTTCCTTTTGGTTTTTCTTTTCTTTCTGATTTTCTTGGTTCTTCTTTTTTGATGTGATGGTGTTTGGTTTCTTTTTCTGATTTTTGGTGGGTAGCGCTTCCTTTCTTTTAGTCTTTTTGATTTTTGGTTTTTCTCTTTTTTGAGTCTGCTATTCATGTTGACCTACCGGCGTGGACTGGATGGTTTTCATGGTTTTTCTGATAATGGTCGGGTGCTGTTCCTTTTTCATATTTTGTTGGGGACTCTTTTTGGTTCCGCTTTTCTGTTGGAACTACCGGCGCGGGCGGCGCGGGGAATTGTTTTTTTCCCGTTTTCCTCGTTTGGGGATGCTGTCGGGCGTTACACTCGTGAATTGAAAATACAGAACACCTCGTTCCGACTGTTAACAGCCTGTACGACCGGAGTGTTCGCCGGATATGACGAAAGAAGGTATGATGCCAGACTTCACCAATTGGGGATTCAACAACAACCAGCAGTCGGAGCAGGACAATGGTTACGGTTCCGACAATTATGCTGAACCGGAGCAGTCTTCTGTCGAGGAGTCGCAGACGGAATCCGATTCTCTTAATCAGGAGAGTTCGGAGCCTGTCGCTGACGTGTCCGCACCGGCTGATGGTGAGGACATGAACGTGGACGCTGAGTCCACTGAAACCGAAGACAAGCCGAAGGGGAAAGGTAAGGGCCGTTCCAATCGCAAACCGCGTGAGAAGACCATGCCGCACATCGAGGAACAGTTCGGCAAGAAGCTGATTCCTCTTGTCAAATCGTTGGATGACGAGCGTGTGGTTTCTCTTGCCAAGGCGTTGACCGATACGAAGAAGAGCACTCCGGAAGCAGTGCTGGACGCATTGACCGAACCGAAGAACCAACGTCGAATCTCCGAGTTCGCGTCCGCGTTGGAAGGGTTGGCTACAGCCGAGCCGGGCATGATTGCCGCAGAGGTGACGTTGGTGTTCGCGCAGGGCAAGGATATGACCAACCTGCTGTTCTCCGTGCTGAACGCGGTCGCGCCGAAGAAGAATTTCGGCCGTCCGGTTGACGACCAGTCTCCTGCCGGAATGCGTAAGAACCTGAGCAAGATTGTCGATAATTGGGGTGACGGTGTTGACCTTTCCGTTATCGATGAGCTGAAAATCTGAGTTCCCATTCCGACATCATTGAGGGGAGCCGTCCTTACGGTCGGCTCCCCTCTGTTCATACTCGAACTATTGTCTGCGACGTAATCTCAAAGCGTCTTCGGACGAGTACACTCCGAACGGGCTGATGGTCACACTGTATTTCGTTATACGATACGTCCACTCGTTCTGACTGTCGTTCAACTCCTTGAATCTATTTAGAAGATTCTGCTTGGAGAGGCTTTGCCTGCTTGCTGGAAGCAGTGATGGAAGGTCTGCCCGTTCGATGATGAGCCTATGGTCGTTCGGACAATACAATGCCGCCAATGCGAGCAGGTCTATCGCTATGGCGCTACCCGCGTTGGGGTACAGACACTTCAACGGCATCTGCCGGACGTTCCTTGTCATCATTTTTACGAACGGTTCCGTGAACGTGATTTTCCGATGCTCGATAGTGAGACTGTCGGCGGTGATTTCGGTGTGTTCGACCGGCGTGACTTTGACTCCGTCCGCTCCGGTGAACTGGATTGACGAGAGCATGAGAAGCTGGTTCCGGACGGTAGTGCGTCCGTCTCCTCCACTGTTCAAACCGCATTTGTTGGCGAGGAAGAAGAAGTCGTCACCGATGGTGAGCGTGCGGGTTTCCGCATCCCATTCGCGGCTTGGCGTGTTGATGAGAGTGGTGATGATTATGCTTAACAGTCTCGGTACTCTACCGGAGAAACTGTTCTTGGTTTTCGCACGATAGGGTGCGAACAGCGGATAGGATTCCGCGGTGAGATAGCCGATATCGTAGCCGAGTATCGTATGATAGTCGGCTTTCAGGGTCTCCAGCCCATAGGTTCCTTCGTTCATTGTGTCTCCTTATAAAAATGACGGGCGTGTGGTTCCGTCGATAACACAATGATACCCCCAGTATTGTGAGGTCGGATACCAAAAGGTGCCGGTTGACAGCACCGTCCACCGGCACCCTTATAGGTTATAAGTCTTTCCTATCCGGCTTTGAACCGTTCCCATCCGTATCGGGTTTTTTATCCCTACCCACAGGTCTACGAAGTCCAGAACCGGATTGTCCGGCCACACGACGTTCCAATCGAAGCTGATACCGAATCTTCTCCAAGGTCTTCGACGTGTCCGTGATGTTCCCTTTACGGGCTTCACGAATCCACAGTTGACAACCCCGGTCGAGCATGACGACATCGGATAGTTTCGGTTGCCTTCCGGAACGTTTCAGTGACTTCGCCGGTGTCTGGTTTTGGTGTTGCTCATCGTCGCACATTCCGCCCACCTTTCCTTTTCACTGGGGTGGGCGAGCTGGTGTTGCGCCCACTTTCTCGCTTGTTTCATAGCGGCTTTCTTGCCGCCGTTGAGAGTGTGGGCAGTACCGTTCGCAATGGGAGTGAAGAATCCTTCATCTTCCACTTCGGCGCTCCACAGATATGACATGAAACCGTTTCTGCGGACATTGATATCGAACTTGTATCCGTCACGGTTCACTGGTTGGAAACCTCCATCTTCAGAGAGTTGAAAGCATTGACGAACAGGTCGGTCGGAATGGTTTCCGAACCGGAAATCAAAGCCTTGCGGGCCAGATTGTCCACGGTTTGGACGATAAGGGCTGGACTTATGTTCTCCACATTGATGTCGCATGGTCGAACGTCGGCTTGGATATTCAACTCCTTAAGCCGGTGCATGATAATAAGCCTTGTCGTAGTCTTGTCGGGCAGTGTCATGCGAACTCGAACGTCGAACCGACGCCATGCGGCACGGTCGATGAGACCGTCCATGTTGGTCGCGCAGATGAGAATGCAATCCTCCGGAAGCAGGTCTATTTTCTGTAACATGAGATTGGTTGCCCGACGCATTTCAGCAACGTCATGGGAGTTGTCGCGCCGTGCCAGAAGCATGTCGCATTCGTCTATGAACAGGAGCTTTCGTTCCATGTGGAGCCGGTCGAACACCAAGGCGATATTGGTTAACGTCTTACCGAGCTGACTGCTGATAACACGGTCTGCACGAAGGATGACCCCATCCAGCCCAAGCCTCTCCGACAGGATGGAAGCAAAGGTGGTCTTACCCGTGCCGGGCGCTCCAGTGAGCATGATTCGATTACGGGGAGCGAGATTATGCGCGGTCAGGACATCCAGTTTCCCATATTCGGCAACCAGCCCATCCAACAATCCCCGCACGGTCTTATCCCATACGGGCTTATGAGTCCCGTCCGGTGGGAGCAACGGTTCGGTCAACCCGTCAACCGGTGCCAGATTCGTGTTGACAGCCAGACCCTTCTCGCGTTCCGACTCCGCCAGCCGACGCAGATTCGTAGTGTAAGCGGTCGGCTTGGCTTTCTCCACCGAGTCGGCCAGCAAGTCGATTTGCTGGGACAGTTTCAAATGGTCTCCGTTGCATGCAGCTCTGACCAGTCGAAGCATTTCCGTGCTGTTTAACATACTGACCTTCCTGCTTTCTGAAAATGATTCTTGTCAATAAACGTTATGGTCAATGTTTGGGAAGTAGAAGGAAATATAAATACGGCAGTCTTCCAATCTCTATTTGAGAGAGGAACCATAGACGATGATGGAACCCACCGAAACCGACAACACCAGCAGTGACACGACGGTCATCAGCCGATAGTTGAACAGGTCTGAACGGGATTTCTCGTCAGGCATCCGACTCATTCTTCCTATCGACAGTCGAGCGTAATGCACCAGCGCGGTCAAGCTCAACGCCGACAATATTATGAGAGAAACCATGCAACATATCTGCTCTTTGGAATACATCAGACGCCTTTACGAAGCCACAAATCTGGATGGTCGAGATACGGGTACAGTTCGGGAATCTTTCGCACAGCTTCCCGAATCCAACCGTTCTCGCAGATACGTTCTAAATAATCTAATGGCTTGCGTTGCAGGGACTTCGACTTGGTGTTCCGTGCCTTGTGGATTGCTTCCACAGCCTTCTTGTTCGCCTGTTGGAATGTGATTTTCCCTTTGGCCTTATCGTCCGAAATGGTTTGCAACCTTGCCATCAGACGGTTGATGGTAGCCATATCCTTGGCGTATGGGCATGCCGGAATAGCTGTTCTGCTTATGTCTTCCTTGCCAAATCCGTTGCCGCTCAAACCGTTGCCTTCCTTTCCTTTTTACGGCTATGGTCTCGATGTTTGCCCCACCGTTCCGGGCAGTCCAAGTCCGGGTAAACCAAGCCCATCTCGTTTGCCGCTTCACGAATCCAACCGTTGGTGCAAAGCTTGCAGAGTCGTACCATGGGGCCGCTCGTGGCGCGTGGCATTCCTCCGTTGGCGGTCGCCACCGCGTCCACGGCGAGATGGTTCGCCTCCTCATATGAGATTGTTCCGTCGCTTTTACCGTCGGCTATCTCCCACAATCTTTTACGCAGGTTGAAGAGCTTCTTGGCCTTCTCGAACGTTGGATGGTATGTCTGTATGGTTTCCGGCATTGTCCTGTCCGAATACTCCTTTCAGTGTTGTCCACTGTGCTCGGATTGCGTTTTTCAGGTCAGAGTCCGGCCTGTTGGAAACGGCCAATCCAATATTTGTAGTCGGCGTCCGCATACGCTTTGTTGCATGTGGTGAGAATTTCCTGATATCGGACTTGAAGGTCGGGTTGGTATCGTTCAGTGGACTTCGGGAGCACTGTGGTCATGGCCCCATGGTTGAACAGCAACACCTCACGGTCAGCGGCCTCGTGTTCGAGTTTGCGGTCGATTCCCTCAAACCATTGGTGTACCTCGTCGTCGTTTGGCAGTCGGCCTTCGCCAATCATTCTGCTCATGGTGTCCTTGAGGCTGAGTAACGCGTCCTGCATGCGTTCGTTTTTGAACAGGAGTCGTTCCACTTCGGTTCTCGGCTCTCGTTCGGTGTTGTTTTTATCGTCCATTGGTTTCCTTCGTTCTTGCGAACATGCCTATGCCCCAGTCCGTTCGGGCTGGGGCATTCCTTTTTGTTTTTTAGGCGTCGAGTTTCTTGATGAAGTGAGCGAACAGTGCGGTGGAGCTGAGTAGAAATGTGATGCTGGTGATTGCCATTACCACGTGGCCGTAATCCTGTCTCCACATGAGGAGTGCGCTGACGATTGTGATGAGTGTCAATGTCAGGTTGATGTTGTTTTCCGTCTGTTTGCTCATGGTTTCTTCTTTTTTTTCTGGCGTGGTTGGGAGTGTGCGACTCCCTTTTTTGTGGACGATTCCAGTATAACAAAGGGTATGGTCGAACGCAAATCATCCGACCGCGAATCCCCGAACGGTTGCACACCCCCACCTAATGTGTTAAGCTGACCTCGCCCACACAAAACATTCCACAAGAACGGGAAAGACCACAGAAACAATGAGCGCAACCAAATACGACAACGGCAACACATCCACACTCCAAGTCATCGACAACGAGGGAACAAACAAGCTCACCATCCTCCAATCCCCCAGCTTCGGCAAGGAACTCATGTTCACCATCACCGACAGCGACACCGCGACCAGCGTCGTCGTCAACGACATAGAAACCCTCCGCAAAATCAGAGACTTCCTCAACGAAAGCATCCACTGGATGGAAGCGTGAACCATGGTCGAAGACACCGTTTGCACCATCGGCGTATATGGTGGCCGACAACCGTCCATACTCGTCAACAACCATCTCGTCTACGGTCGGATGCCCGACTCCGAAACCCAGCCGGACATCATCGCGGACGTTCCGAAAGACAGGCTCGTTGCCAACCTCAACCCAGCCTCTGACGGCATGACGGACAGTCCCAGACTTCCGTTGGAACTGTTCGCCGCATGGCTCGCCAACGGTGACGTGGGCCTCAGCTCGCTCGCCATCGTCCAACGGCTCACCGGAATCACAATGACCGTGAACGGCACGCGCGAACATGGTTGCGAGGACACTCCGAAAGACCCCGGAGACCTACGTCGGATACTCGGAATGTTCGACATGGTGCCAGTCGCACGTGCCTATCTGAGTCTCATGCGCGACGTGTCGGACGATTGGAAAACCATCATCGACCATTGGAGCGAACTCGAAAAACAGTATCGGAAAGAGGAACACAATCCATCCGGTTGCGCTCCCAAAACCTACCGGATGTTGAAACGATTGAAGGAAGGAAACCATGCCTAACAAAGACATCAAAACCGAACCACGGTTCATGACCATGATTCAGAAAGACCTCCTCCCGACATGCAAGGCGTTGAATCTCGACGTTGACCCGTTCGCCAACGCGCGGACAGTATTCATCGACCGTGACAGCGTAGGACGGATTCTCTCCTACATGAGCGACCATGAAATCAACCCCGAATGGTACGGCCTCCTGCCTGATAATCTGTTCGTCGGAACCGGACTGCCGGTACTCACCGGCGTCGAAGGCGAATACTTCGCACGTATGACCGGACGGAACCTCACCAAGAAAGTCGCGGCGAAAACATTCATCGCGGACATGGAAGCCTACTGGCTGAGCAAGGACAATCTGAAACGGACTGACGGTACGAAAAGCAGCGGAACCACGCTCGGTTTCGGACGTTGCCCCGGAATGCGTGAGGCCAGCCGATACAACGAACGCATCTTCAAAAGCAACGAATACGAGTACACGAATCCCGTGGACGAGTACGGCATCGACACTGTTTCACGTTACCGTCAGGTTGGTGAAATCTACAATGAGGTCGACCAATGCTTCAAGGGAATGGCACAGGCGCGTACTCCCCTCGCACCATTCGTCTTCCTCACCCATAAGGAATACGAGGGCGGACTGGACACGGTTGTGAACCACTGCCCATACATCACCCATTCGGACGCCACCCGCATCATCGACGGAATGAAACAGTTCCCTCCGAAACGTAGCGTGGACAGGTTCATGCTCGCTTTCACCATGACAGCGTTCGCGTTCGCCATGAATCAGGTCGAGGAATCCGAACAGTACGAGACGGTCGAAGTGAAACCACCGAAAACCGAAATCAGACGTCATTCCGGCGCTCCGAAAACCACGTTGCTCATCCATTTGAAACCGGAAGAGCCAGCACCCAAGGCCACGCCATCCTACGCCAGTGAAACCGACGAATACGATTGGGACAGCATCACCGGACGGGTCGAAACCATCACACCGGACGTTGCCAAGGAAATGCTCGGCGTGAACACCAACAACCGCAACGTGAGCCGCACACAGGTCGAACTGTTCGCCCGAACCATGGCGCAGAAGGCTTGGAAAATGAACGGCGAAGCCATCAAATTCAGCAACACGGGACGCTTGTTGGACGGACAGCACAGGCTCCTCGCATGCGTCGAATCCGGTGTTCCGTTCCGCACTCTGGTCATTCGCGGACTGCCCGAAGACACGCAGGAGACCATGGATGCAGGCAAGAGCCGCACCATGGCTAACGTGCTCGAACTGAAAGGCCGTAACAACGCCAAACAGCTTTCCACCGTGGCCCGTTCCATCTATCTGAGCGAACAGTTGGGTGTGGAAGCCGCATGCGTCAACAACATGTCACCGACCCGAAATGAACTGCTGACGTTCATCGAAAGCACTCCGCAATTGGAGGATACGCTACGACAGGCCAGCACGTTCTACACGAAAAGCAATCATCTCATGTCCACCAGCATGGCCGCGCTCCTCTACTGGACGTTCAACGAAATCGACGGTGAGGCGTGCGAACGGTTCTTCGACATGCTCGCCTCCGGCGCTAACCTTGACGAGGGAAGCCCCATTCTCGTACTCCGCAACACGCTGTTCGACATCAACAAGCGTGGAGCGCACAGCGACCGTCCAACCCGCCGACGCATCGTCGGAATCACCATCAAAGCATGGAACCAATGGCGTGAGGGAGCGACTGTGAAACTCCTCAAATTCTCTCCGAACGAACAGTTCCCGGACGCAATCTGAACCAGAAAGGAACAAGCCAAACATGGCTAAAACAGAAAGCCACTCCCCGTCGAAACTTCTGACCACAGAAGAGGCGATGGCATTGACGAAAAAGCCGGAAGTCATCAACGTTTTGAAAAACAAGCACGGATGGTGGGTAATCTTCACCACCCAATTCCAAGACGAAGTGACCCTCCGATATCTGCAAGGGGAACGTCCCTCGGAGATATTCCGCAGTCACAATCTCGGACCGGAAGTCCTCGGATACAAGCGCATAGAACGTTGCGTATACCGGTGGGTCAACCATCCCAGCAAATCCCGCGTCAAACGTTGGCAAACGGAACATCGCCTATATGAGACGTTGAACAAGAATCAGACCAACACCGGCAAGAAGGAGAACAACGACAAGTGAGCGTCCCCACACCAATCCACAAGGACATGGCCGAACAAGTATTGTTGGGGGCCATGCTTCAAGACGCGGAAACGTTGGACAAGGTCATCAGCCAACTTTCCGAAGAGGACTTCTACCAGCCGACCAACCAAACCATCTTCCATAATATAAAGGAACTGGCCGCAGACAATAACCGTGTGGACGCGCAAATGCTGTCCTCGCACATGATGGACAACGGACAGTTGGAACAGGTCGGCGGCATCGACTACATCGCCCAGCTTGTCGGCTCCGCACCCACGTCGAACAACAGTGACTATTTCATCAAGCAGATTCGTGACGCGGCCATCCTCCGCCACATCAACGTGGTCGGACAGCAGTTGCAACAGATGAGCAACGTGTCCGACGCGTCAGCCGAAGATGTGCTCAGCAAGTCGTTGGAGGCCGCGTTCTCGTTGGAGGATTCAAGCCGTTCCGAAGACGACGAGTTGAAGACCGCATACCGCCTGTCCGACGAAATGCTCCAACAGTTGGATGAAATGTCACAGAATCCGAACGAGTTCGGAACACCCACCGGCTTCCGTGACATCGACGCGTTGACGCACGGATTGCAAGCCGGACAAATGGTCATAGTCGCGGGCCGTCCGGGCATGGGCAAGAGTACTCTCGGCATGGATTTCGCGCGTAACGCCGCACTGCACAAGGGTCTGCCGACTGTGATTTTCAGTCTGGAAATGGGCGGTCACGAACTCATGCAACGTATGTTCGCAGCCGAAACAGGCATCCGTCTCGCATCGTTCCAACATCCCGAGAATCTGAACTCGAATGATTGGAACAAACTCAATGCGCTCTGCCATCAGGTCGAGAAGACACCATTGTGGGTTGATGATTCCGCCATCATCAACATGAGCACCATCCGTGCGAAATGCCGTGCTCTCAGCCGCAAGGTCAACGGGTTGAAGCTTATCGTCATCGACTACCTGCAACTCATGTCCTCCGGTAAAACCGTCGAGAACCGTCAGCAGGAAGTGTCGAACTTCTCCCGCCAATGCAAAATGCTCGCCAAGGAACTGCAATGCCCCGTGGTCGTGCTCTCCCAGTTGAACCGTAATGCGGAACAGCGTGCCGACAAGAAGCCGGAACTGTCCGACCTGAGAGAGTCCGGTTCCATCGAACAGGACGCCGACATGGTGTTCCTCGTGCATCGTCCCGAATACTACGACCGTGAGGAACGTCCGGGCGAAGCCGACGTGATTCTCGCCAAACATCGCAACGGGCCTACCGAAACGTTCAATCTCGCGTTCATGGGCGAATGCTCCAAATTCGCGGACATGGCCGCAGGTTTCGAAAACGAGTTCTGAAACAAGTTCTGTCATAGTGGGTATGCCCACAAAAAAAGAAAGGAAAAGTCAATGCCAACAACATTGCTAATCGTCGCGGCAGTGGCGATACTCATCATCCTGCTCGCGACCGCAAGCTACAAGGTCTGCCCCGCCGACCGGGTAATGGTCATCACCGGGCCGGGCGGACGACGCTTCGTCTCCGGCGGAAGCGCATTCATCATACCCTTCATCATGCGCGTGGACTGGCTCTCCCTCGGAGCGGTGCAGTCGCTCCTGAGAACCGACACGCCGATTCCGACGAAGGACGCAATCCTCATCGACGTGAACGCCGTCGCCAACTTCCAAATCGCATCCGAGACCATGACCGTGGACGAGAACGGCAAACAAGTCAAAGCGTTGGAGAACGCCGCCAAAAACTATCTCAACCAGTCAAAGGAGCGCATGGAGAAAGATGTGACACAAGTGCTCCTAGGCAAGCTGCGCGAGGTCATCGGCAGAACCGAGTTGAAGACACTCATGGAGAACAGGGAAACGTTCGCCACGACCGTGGCCGAATCCGCCCGCGTGGACATGGAACGGCTTGGCCTTCAATTGACCACGTTCAACATTCAAGACTTCACCGACCGTCAGAACGTCATCGCCAACATGGGCGCTGAAATGGCCGCCGAAATCAGCCGGAATGCGAAGCTCGCGTCCATCAACGCGGAACAGGATGTGGCCGTCCGTCAGAACCAGCTCGACCTGAAACGAGCCGAACTCCAATCCATCTCCGACAAGGCGCAGGCCGAGGCCGACGCGGTGAAGGGCATCACCGCCGCCGAACAGTCCAAGACTCTCAAGGTCAAGGAGCAGGAGGCTGAAATCGCCGCCGCCGAGAAGAGGGCAGTGCTCGAACAGAAGAACGCCGAAATCGAAGAGCAGAAACTGAACGCGACCATCCGCAAGAAGGCCGACGCCGACCGTTACGCCGCCGAACAGCAGGCCGACGCGCAAATGTACACAACCCAAAAACACGCCGACGCGGAACTGTACCTACGTCAGCAGGAGGCTCAGGCCATCCAATCCACAGCCGACGCGGACGCACACGCGACCGAAGTCAAAGGCAAGGCCGAGGGTTCCGCCGCACAGTCGAAGGGTGTAGGCGAAGCCGAGGCAATCCGCGCCCAAGGCCGAGCCTACAATGCGATGAACAACACGTACATCCTCGCCCAACAGTACATTCAGATTCTCCCCGACATGGTTCGAGCCGCCGCCGAACCGCTCACCAAGGTTGACCACATCACCATGTACGGCGACGGAAACAGCACGAAGCTCGTGGGCGACACGGTGAACAGTGTGAGCCAGTTGAGTGAGGGATTGTCGCAATCCTTGGGCATCGATTTGAAAGCCTTGCTGAACAGTATGGTGGCCGGTCATGCCGCCGGTTCCGCACTAGGTGAGAAAGTTTCCGAACAGTCCGGAAACTAACCTGTTCAGGGATATGTTGGAGGGTATGGGAAGCCATGCCCTCCTTATTTTTAAGGGCTGAAAGCATTCTTTCAAGGTTTTTAATGAGGGTGCGTGCGGTCTATTAGGAATGTAATCCGATACCGACCCCGTTCGATGAATGAACGCGCGCCGGGTCTAGTAAGGAAAGGAAAACAAAGGTGAAAACCAAAAACCTGTTGAAGGCAACGGTCGCCACGCTTGTGGCCGGTGCCATGGGTTTGGCTGGAGTCGGCTCCGCCATGGCGGCTGATACTCGTGTTGACGCATCCAAGCTTGGTGCGGCTGCTCGTCAGACGTTGACCGTCGCTGCTAATGGTGATATTAGCAATCGCACGTTGAAGGCTGTGCCGCTCGCCTACTATTCGTATGCGCAGACTGATGGCACTAATATTACCGGCTTTGACCTGATTGACGCGAGCAAGGCTTCTGCTATTGCTGACGCACTGACGAAAGCCCATATTGACACCCAGTCCAAGAAAGACCAGACTGCCGGATACGACTATAATGCGTCCAATCCGATGGTGTGGGTCGTGCAGAATCTCCTTGATTCCGAGAACAGTCCGTGGGCTGGCAAGCTTCGTGACTTCATCGACCAGTTGAAGAACGAGGCCGCCGTCACCGGCGACAAGGGCACCGCGTTCGCCAAGGGCGCCGACGCCAAGCATATGACCGCTTCTGTCCGTCCGGGCGTGTATGCGGTCGTGGACGCCACCAAGACCGGTCAGGCGTCCATCGTCATGTTCAACGGCACCGGCATCGACGGCAAGACCACGTTGAAGAACGGTGAAAAGACCTACACGCTGGGCACCGTGGACTATAAGGTGCATGACGCCGCAGTCAGGAAGGCTATCACCTCTGTTGAGAATGGTGATGTGGATGAGAAAATCGGTGAGGACCATGAGGATGAGGGGGCTCGCCAAGCAGGGAAGAAATATTATGCGGTAGCCAAGACCTCCATCGGCAAGAAGGTCTCTTTCACGATGGGCGGCGCGGTGCCTGTTTGGACTGGCTACGACCATTATTATTATGCGCTCAACGATACGTATTCGGATGGTCTGACTTTCAACCCGGATAGTATGAATGTCACTGTCGGCGGTAAGACTTTGACTGCTGGCAAGGATTACAAGGTGACGACCGAGGCGGGCAAGTTCCATATCCTGTTCGCCCCGACCGCTGATGGTTCTTCCGACATCATCGCCGCCAAGACCACGTTCCCGGTCGATGCGGAAGTGCTTGTCACTTATGACATGACCGTGAACAAGAACGCCCACGTGGACGGTGTTGACACCAACACGAGCGAGGTCGAATACTCCCATAATCCGAACACCGTCACCGACCATGAGAAGACTCCGGGCGACACCAACTACGTGTACGTCGGCAAGTTCACTCTGACCAAGACCGATACGAACAATGTTCCGCTCGCGGGTGCCGTGTTCAACATCAAGGATGCCAAGAGCAATATCGTCAAGTTCGTCAAGGTGGGTGATAACGAGTATCGTGTTGCCGACTCGACTGAGGCCGCTACCGCAAGCGCCGACATCACCACCACCGATAAGAACAATGGCGTCATCACCTTGAAGGGCTTGTACGGTGCCTACACGGTGACTGAAACCAAGAGTCCGTTCGGCGGCAGCATTCTGCCGGAGTTCACTCTGACCGTTGGCGTGGCCCAGTCCAAAGACCATAACACCAGCACTTCGTCCCTCACCAAGTTCAAGGATGATGCCAACCATCTGGCCTCCAAGACCAGTGACGATGGAGTGACCGTCATCAACGCCCGCAACATCGCTGACATGCCGAAGACCGGTGCGGTCTGGCTGTCCATCTTCGGCGTGATGACCGTCCTGTTGGCTGGCGCTTCCGCCCTGCTGCTTCGTCGCAAGGCGTGAGATTGGAAGATTGGAATACTGCCGTATGAGAAAACTTTTCTGACCGTTTGACGGTTGGAAAAGCATGAAATGTTCCGCTTGGCGTGTCGGGAACCCAAATATCGACACGCCACCTTTTAGATTCTTTATAACCGCATGGGAGGGGTTTTGGGAAAACATACGGCGAAACCGAAAGGCTTGGGAAATCGAGCCATAGCGGGACTTCTCTGCCTAATCCTATCCGCCCTGTCCGGAACCATCCCATTCATTCTCATGATTTCGAACAGCAGCCAATCCAACCGGTTGACCGACTCCCACGCGCAAGCCGTGGAAAACACTGACGTGAAACGAATCGCCCAAGAGTATGCGGACGCGCAAGCCTACAATCAACGCCTATACGAGGAAGGCCAGTCCATTCTTGGTGAGGCGGAAGACCCTTGGACAGGCGTCAACAAGTCCGAAACGGACAACACGTATCGGAAGCAACTATCCACCCCCAAGGATGGGGTCATGGCCACCATCAAATATCCACGCTTGGGCATCAACCTGCCCATCCGGCATGGCACGTCGCAAAACGTGTTGGCCGCTGGAGCCGGACACTTATACGGTTCCAGTCTCCCCGTCGGCGGCAAGAACACGCATACTGTCATATCCGCGCACACGGGTTTGGCCGACCAGCTCATGTTCGACAAGCTACGCGGCTTCGGCAGTGAAGCCAAAAAAAGTGACGTCTTCTATCTGATAACCGCCGGACATACGCTCGCCTACAAGGTCACAAGCATTGATGTGGTAGACCCATCCGATTTCACCAAACTGAAAATCGTCGCCGGAAAAGACCTCGCCACACTCCTAACCTGCACGCCATACGGCATCAACAACAAGCGACTCCTAGTGACCGGCACGCGCACCAGCATGCCGCACCCCGCACCCAGACCCGAAAACGCGCCGAAAGACCACACGAACCAATGGCTCATACTGTACGTCGGCGGCTTCTGGCTTGCGGTAATCATCATCACCATTCTCATCATCCGTAGAAAAAACCACGCAAAGAAGGAACACTAATGGGTATTCTCAAAAAGCATGTGGCACATCCGGTAGCATTATTGGCCGCAATCGCCACACTGGCATCCGGCCTGATATGCATGACCAATCCGGTAGCCTCTCCGAAAGCGCATGCGGACGAGTTGAAACCCGCATATGCTACTGCGAAAATCGTTAAGAAAGCCGACGGTACGGGGCATGGCACGAGTTCGCAAACGTTCGTGAATTCGAAGAACGGGTTCGCCACGGGCGATGATTCCCCTACCGATGGCGTGGTCGCATCCGGTGATACGGTCGAATATTCTCTCACGTTGAACTTCAACGCGGCGGGCAAGCGTACCATCAACGTGAAGTTCGACTTGGATGACGCGCCGTATTTGCAGACTGCTGACGGTGGTGGCTTCTGCCAGCCGGGACAACTCGTCACCGCGAAGAAAAACAGTGACGGCTCCTGCTCCTACACGGTTCCAGCCGGTGGCGTGGAAACCATGACCCAAACCTTCTATCTGAAAGCAAAAGACACGGGAGGCTTGGTCAAGCCGGGTCAGATTCCGAAAATCGTCGTCGCCCGCGAAGGTGGAACGTCAACCACGTATCGTACGGATGAGCTGACTGTAGTATCCGCTCCGGCGGCTGACTTGGTCATTGACAATGGCGGCAATCCGGTGAAAGGCCAATACTCGTATGAGTATCGTACTTATTGGAGTCAGAACACCGATGCGACCGGTGATTTCACTATTCGTACCGACGCGTTGACCTATCCGGGTTATTCGTCCACGAAGGGCGCGTCCACCAGCATCGATTGGACTACCAAAGTGGATATTTCCGACTTCCCGCAGGGCACCGTGTGGACTGTAGGCGGTCAGCGGATTACCCGTAACAGTGATAAAGAACAGTATTTGACCGTATCCAGTGGCAAAAACGGTGCGGCGGCGACAATCAGCTACAGGATTCCCGCCGGAACCGACGCGCTCAAAAACATGAAAGAAGGAGACGTCAAATATTACGATGTCCACCTTGTTCCCGACGAAACCGTGTTCAGCGTCAAAGACGATAACGGCGACGCACTGTTGAACATGGGCAAAGGTGGAGAACCCGGCTGGAACATTGGACGGGACAAGAGCACCTACAACAAGGATACGGGTGCCCGCGTTGGCTACCCGTACGCGAACAATGACTGGTCACGAGCCATTATCCAACGGCTCAAGCCGACTCCAGCTGGCAAGATTCCACTGTTCGGCAAAGGACTGCAACGGCCTAACACTGCGTCCAAGACCATGTTCGACAAGGAGAATCTGACGTTCGACGCCGCCGAAGGCAAAGCCGACATCTACCATTACTATTCCGACGGTTCCGGCGACACCGTGTCCCGTGGAACGCAAGTCAAAACCATTTTGGAAATGTATGCGGCGAACGTTACGGCGGACAAGCTTAAAAACACTACGCCGACCATGCAGGACGAGTGGGATAATACGCGCATGCGGTGGGATGGAAGCTTGGAAGTCACCCAGAACGGCGCTCCGGTTTCCGACTACAAAGTTCAATGGGCTGATAGCAAAGACAATTGGCATGACGGGGAACCATCCGACACGGACGCTCCGAACGTCAAGAAGATTCGGGTGACGTTCAACCCCGACGCTTTGACTTTGGGAAAGGGTGCGCCGAACGTTCAGGTCACGTTCAACACGCTCGCCATAGCCGACGTGTCCAAAGGCAATGTGGAAGCTTTGGATACGCTGACCGCATGGCTTACCGAAGACGATAAGGCGAGCGTCACCAATTGGGTGTGGATTGCCAAGCCGGTAGACCCGACCACCAGTATCGACATCAGTCTGAAAGCCTACGATGGTGAAGGCAATCAAGTGTATGCGAACAACAGTTCCAATCACCCGTCCGGAAGCGCAGTCGATTTGATTCCCGGCATGCGAGTGGATTATACGGTCACGGAACAGTTGCGCACCATTCTCCTGTCCAATACGAGCATGACGCCGACCATCACGGTGCCGAAACCGAAAGGCTTGTACAATCCGACCTGTGATGATTCGTTCTGGCAGATGAAAGTGGACGGGAATAATCTCGTGTTCACGCCACGTTCCGGCAAAGTCACGCCTGAAGTAGACCGTATGGGGTCGGCCACTTTGCCTGACCTGCATTTCAGTGGCATCGTATCCAATCTCGCCACCGGGACTGTCACCGCCAGTGCGAATATGAGCGTGGACGTTGACGAGAACGGCGCATTGCAAGCCCAAACCATCAAAAGCAATACGCCCAGCGTCCCATTCCCTGTCTCCAATGCGGAAACCAACAGTGGCATCATGCGCGTGAAGACCACGAAGGCTGAAATCAGTGACCCGCTTACTTGGGAGTTCAACGTGTACGGCAAGGGCGGCGGCCATACCGGCACCATGGATAGCATGCTACTGCTTCCTGCGAATGGTGATGAGAAGTACGTGCAGGACAAGCTGGTCGAATATGAGCGTGGATACAGCAACTATCATGGCTCCTACGAACTGACCCAGCCCGTCACGGTCAATATGGACAATTCGACCAGTACGACCGTCTACTATTCAACCACCACCGGAAAGAAGTCGGATAATCCGGCTGACTACGAGTGGAAGACATGGGATGAATTGTCCGCCATCGAGAAGAAGAACATCACCGCCATCCGACTGACCAGCACTGTCGTCGCGTCTGACGATAAACTGTCCTATTCGGCGGTGAACGGCACCATCACGCTCATCCCATCCGACAATGTGAAAGACGACAAGTACACGCTGTGGCTTGGCCGCAACTATTATTCCGACGCTTCCGACAAACCGGCGGGCAACCAGCCGTGGCCTGACGTGGCGAAGGTAGTGTCCGGTAGTATCAGCGGTACCGTCTGGTGGGATAAGGATGAGAACACGCTCATCGGAGACGGTGAGGAACGTATCGAAGGAGTGGAAGCCGCCCTCGACAAGCAGGATTCAAGCGGCGGCTGGCAGACCGTCAAAACGGTGAAGACCGACAAGGACGGCCATTACGAGTTCGACCTGCTCCACTCCGGCACCTACCGCACTTCGGTGAAACGCAACACTGGCACCAGTACGGGTGATGGCGTGCAGACGCAGGTCAAAACCTACTACAACAAGCTCGAAGACGTGGTGAACACGCGCAGCTGGTCGAACAAAATCAAGTCCAACGCGAAAGACACGTCCGACGACATCCACCTAGGCATCGGCGCAGACCAGAAGAACGTGGACTACGGTTACGCGAAACCAGACCCGAAAGCCACCGTGGACAAAACCGTCACCGGCACCAGTTGCACTGATACGAAATGCGTCATCAACTGGGATGTCAAAGTACAGAATTCTGGCACTAGCCGTTTTGACACGTCCAGTGTCGTTTCTGACCGTATGAGCGCTGATGTGCATGATGTTTCCGCTACCGCCGGTACGGTTTCCATCGAATCTGGTGGCGCGAAGCAGGTTGCGACGAGTGGCGACCATAAGTTTGTGTTGACGAGTGAGGGCTTGTTGTATGCGTGGGGTAATAACCAGTATGGTCAGCTTGGTTTCAAGCCTGACACGACGAATTCTGCCACTCCAATGAACGTGAACAAGCCGACCATCATCAACGGTAGTTGGCTGAAAGTCGCCGCCGGAGGCAAGCATTCCGCCGCCATCAGCACGGACGGACACTTGTATACGACTGGTTGGAATGGTAGCGGCCAATTGGGTACGGGTGATACGGATAATCGTGACCAGTGGACGGAAGTCGCTTCGGATAAAACATTCATTGACGTGGCATGCGGCAACCAGTTCACCGTCGCTATCGCAAGCGACGGCACTTTGTGGGGTGCTGGAAACGCTGTAAGCTATCAGAACTATGCGACTTGGACGCAAATCGGTTCTGATGTCAAGTTCACTCAACTCAGTGCAAGCATGGACGGTTTCATCGCATTGAACACATCCGGCAGATACCTGTACTACGGTACAGATGTTCAGGGGCAGGGCGCTGGCGGTTATACGCAAGTCGCCGCCGCGTTCGGTCGAATGTATGCGTTGAAAAATGATGGGACGGTGATTCAGGTTGCCACAACCTATGATGACTCTTATTCGCCTAACTTGTCCGGTTTGAAGGACATTGTGAAAATCAGCGGCGGATACAATACCCTGTACGCCATCGACAAGAACCAGCACTTGTGGTCTATGGGTTGGAATGGTGACGGCCAGTTGGCTAACGGTCAGACCGGTAGTGGCACGTATTGGACGGACGGTAGTACGAGTGGCAATAAGGATATTGTCTACACACCGTTCGATACGAACATTATCGCATCCGACGTGGCGGGTGGCGACCGTGATGTGCTCATTCTTGGCAAGCAGGTCATGATTGCGGGCTTCGACCCGTATGGTGACGGTAAGACGGGTGGCGCGCGTTCCACCGGTTTGAAAGGCATGGCCGTATCGTCCGACCCAACCGCCGTACCTGTCGAACCATCGAGCGAAACCACTAAGAACGGGTTGACTACCCGCACATACAATCTGCCATACAGTATTGAGCCGGGCGGCTATGTCATCTACCATTTCACCGGCACCGTTGACCGTGATATTACGGATACGACAAAGTGGGAACTGTCCGATATTGACAAGTGGGTGAAAGAGCATACGAAGACCATTCTCAACCAAGCATGGTTCGACTCCGAACACACACCATACTCGGGCACGCCGCACGCAAGCGGCAAAACCAAGCCGAACACTCCGGACGCTACGAAACTGGATGCCAACACGAATGATGTGACCGGCAATCCGACCTGCCGCACCGACACGGACTATACGGAGGAAGGACGCCAACACTGGTTCAGCACGTCCGATGAGGACTCCTGCGACCAAGTCGGCATCATCATCACACCAACCACCACCGCGAAGAAACTCGGTTCCATCAGCGGCCTGTATTGGGAGGACACCAACAAGAACGGCATTCAAGATGAAGGTGAGAACACGCATTTCGCCGGTCAAACGGTCATTCTGACTGACGAGAACGGCAAACAGTTGGCAACCACCAAGACCGACAAGGATGGCAAGTACATTTTCGAACGTCTGGACGCGAACGGCAACAAATACCGTATTCAATTTACCAAAGTGAACCACCGGGACTTCACCACGCCGGATGTGGGAGACAAGACTCCTGCGACGGATGGAAGCTCCACCGATTCGGACGCTTACACGGACGAAGACAACAAGCTGACCATTACCCTCACCCAAGATGCTCCAACCAAGGAGCATGTGGATGCGGGTGTCCTGCCTGAAACATGGTTGGCGACCATGCCGCACACGGGCATGGGATTGCTGTTGCCGCTCCTCATGCTCGTCAGCGTCAGCGGACTCGTCACGGCAATCATCCTCCTACGAAAGAAGGAAGAATAGTGAAAGGAACAAGAATGGGCGAACACGCCACACAACATGGGAGCCGCCATACGGTTCGGCGGCTCCTCGCCAGTCTCGCCATCATGAGCGCGGTCTGCGGCGGCTTCCTCACCGGTAGTGCAATAGCCGCCGAACCAGCCAAATGCAATACTGGCGTGGACAAGGTTTGCTACGCGGGCTATAATGCGGCGGGTTTGAAACAGATTGCCGACGATTTGAGCGAGAAAGGTAAGGGAAGCACATACTATGCCGCAATGGAAGACAATCTGACCAAAGGTACGGCGGGTTTCCTCACCTTATCGGACGGTTCGAATCTCCCATTCCGACTCATCGGCATCCTCCACGACGACAATGCCGACGGAAGTGGACGGGAAGCAGGATTGACGTTCATGGCTTGGAACGCGTTACCGAAAGCGTATGCCATGAACAATAGTTACACCAATAGGGGCGGCTGGCGTGACAGTCTTCTTCGCAATCAGATGAACAATGGTGAAATCTGGAACCAATTCCCCACGGACTTCCAAAACAATGTCACACCCGTGTTGAAACAAACCAACAACATGGCCTACGGAAGCGCAAGCGGTTCAAGCGCGTCAGCCACAGCGGACAAAGTATGGCTCGTCTCCTACCGTGAACTCGTGTCCACTATGCATGACGGTTGGAAGACCTACGGTGGTTTTCAAGCGTGGAGTCAGGAGGGAAGTCAATACGAGTACTTCAGCGGCAAGGTGACGAACAACTATTCGGGTAATGGCATTCTCTCCGGCATTTACAAAACCGTTTCCGGTTCCACTCCTCTTGGTGCTGGCATCAACCGTTGGTGGGAGCGTTCGCCCTACCCGGACTACGGCAACTATTTCCTCCAAGTGAACTCGAACGGCGACCCCAGCTACGACAGCTATGCTAACTATCGCTACTCCGTTGTCCCCGCTTTCTCCTTCTAATCCCCAATCCTTGGGTGGTGGGGTTCATCCCCACCACCCCTCCAAACTCAAATCTCACACAAAAGGAGTCCTATGACGGTTCCCGCAAGCAAACGTACAAAAGCCAGAAGCGAATATGCGAATCAGGCCAGAATCGTGCTCTTGGCTACCAGAAATCTGTTCCGCAAGTGGCCTAAAAGCCGTAACTGTATTGAAACCGTGCATGTCATGCATATCGCCTATGAAATGTACTCTTCCGCCTACAGTGCCGACATCATTTATGCGAACACAATCGAGGAACATGAGATGAAACTGCAACTGTTGTGCAAGGCCCAAGGCATGTTGAACTCACTCTCCGGTCTTGTGGACGATTGGATGGAGTTTCCTCCACGGGAAAAAGACTTGGAAGTCTACAGGAAATATCCGGAAGGCGACCCCAGATACAATCCCGTCGTCAAGGAGAAGAAATTCGTGAACTATGCGGGAACCATCTACAAGGCGATGGGCGTGTTCACCGGAGCCGTCAAGTATGAGCGAGACCAGTTGAAGAAAGCTAAAAACGCCGAGTCGAAAACGAACACTATAATGGATACTCGGGCGCAAGCCTAAAATATAATTGAACAAAATCGGCCATATCCAAACTATGGTGACACCGTTTCCGGTTCCACTCCTCTTGGTGCTAACAACAACAATTGGTGGGAGCGTTCGCCCAACCCGAACAACAACAACAATTTCCTCCAAGTGAACTCGAACGGCGACCCCAGCTACAACAACAATGCTAACAATCGCTACTCCGTTGTCCCCGATTCCTCTTACCAAAAACTAACATCAGATAGGCCAGTAGTCCAATGGGTGAAAGCCTCCCGAAGGGGAAGGGGATATGGTCGAATGCGCGGCCCCTCGAAAAATGGGTTGCGTGTGAAAATAGGTTGAGGGAGATATTAAGACTGTCGGAAACGACGGATACTCGCCCCTTAAGCTGGGCGTCCAACATCATTGCATGTCTTGGGTTGTTGCCGACGACCTGCCCTCAACCATTCTTTTCTCTTTCCCTAGTGAAGGAAGCATTAAAATCGTGAATGCGAGTCAAAGACGTAGAAGACGCCAACGCAGACTGCAACAACGCTCGGATGATAAGTACAGGAAGCTCCACCGTTACATCGACTTCCAACAAACATTCGGATTCGACGCGCTCTACCAAGCCGCAAGAAAATGCAAACGCGGCGTCACGTGGAAAAACACAGTGTTGAACTTCGACAATAGGCGTGCCGTCAACTGTTGGAAACTCGCCCAAGAATTAGAGGACGGCACATACAAGAAGAGAGCGCCAATCCGATTCGACATTTCCGAACGTGGCAAGCTTCGCCATATCAGCGCGGTCTCATTCCGAGACCGGGTGGTGCAACGCGCTCTGTGCGATAACAGTCTTGTACCCATCGTGGAAAGCCAACTGATATATGATAATGCGGCGAGCCTTCCGAAACGTGGAACATCGTTCGCCCGAAAACGGTTTGAACTACACTATAAGCGGGCTTTGGGTAAATGGGAGCATCCGTATGCTGTCATATTCGACTGTTCCAACTATTTCGGCAGTATCAGCTCCCAACGCGCGTTCGATATGATTTCCACCCTGTACCGGAGTATCGCCCGCACCGGACGGGAGAAGCAGGATGTGGAACGGATTCTAACCGTATTGAGAATCTTCGTATTGGACGAACCCCACTTAGGGTTAGGTAATCAGACGAGCCAAACCATAGCTATCTGGTATCTGAACAAGGTTGACCACTGGTGCATGTCGCAAGGATTCTACGGACGGTACATGGACGATGCCTACTGTTTCTGCAAGAATCGTGAACAGGCCGAACGTGTGCTGGCCGGTTATGAGCGGCGTGTCAATCAATTGGGATTGCGGTTGAACAAGCATAAGACCCGCATAGTGGACTGTCATACCGGTCAACTCACATTCCTGAAACGCGTATACAGTGTACAGGATGACGGCAGTATTCTTATCCGCATGCACCATAAGGCGTTGCGTGCAAGCCGACGGCATGCGCGTAACCTTATCCGCTCATATGATGGCGTGCATGTGGGATTGCGGACAGTTCAGGATTCTTGGACGAGCCATGAGAGCACACTGTCGGGTCTAACTCACCGTCGTGGACTGTACGCTCGGGAGAAAGCGTGGTATCGGAGGCATTGTGAAATGCGGAAGCTGGCTTTTCACCCGTGATATTCCGGACTTTCCAGATTGTGTGGTGGAGGGGCGTAATCTGCTGGAAGCTTTGGATGGGACGAGAAAAAGATTGTCCGTCCGATTAGCAGAAATGGTGGCGCAGAATCTTCCGCTTCCTCAAGAGAGTCGTTGGATGAGATTTCGTGCGGCTTGGATTGCATCGTATTCCACATCGGCATGCTTATCGGCTAGTTTTTCTTCCCGGCTTGGTGTTACACTGGGTTTACTTGCATTTCCTTCCTCGGGACTTCGCCCATGTGGGGCTTTAGAGGTTATCGGCGCATTGGTTAGAGTATGCCGTTTGAGTGAAAGGAAACTGTCATGGCAGGTTTTGATGATATTACGGTCACTCGCAGTGATGGCCGTTTGAAGGTTAAGGCTCCGTATAATCCGTTGTTTGCCCGTCGCTCCCGCGCGTTGGGCGGAACGTTTGATGACAAGTCGAAGACTTGGACGTTCGATATGCGTGTGGAAAGGCTGGTGTTCGAAGCTTTAGACAAATATTTCTGGTGGCATAAGGGCGTGGACGCTGAAAAGCGTGTCACAGTCACCATCGACCCCTACGACTACTTGTACGCGTACTCCAAGCAGGATAGCGACATTATCTGGTTCGCTGGTCGAATCCTAGTCGAAAAATATCAGCCCGACCGTCCACCGCGCATGATGCCGAATGTGGCTCTCGTGGATGGCATGTGGCCTAAAACCGGCTTGTATACGGGGTTGAATCTCATTCCCGACAAACTCCGATTATTGGTATGGGATGTTCCCACCAGTTTTCTGGAACGATTGTCGTCCGGCAAGTATGAGTTGTCTGAGCCGGATGGTGATACGTTGACTGCGGTTGACGTTCGTATTCAGGCTGTGGAGGAACGGTTAGGCCGGTTGAGGGAACTCCGAACCCGACTCGCCTCTAATAGTGAGGATGGTGAATGATGCTCTCCGTGCCGATTGATGGTCAAGTCCAGTCGCGTCTCATTCCGCCCACGTTCGTGGAAGACAACATCAGCGACATGTTCAAGGCTGTGGACGCCGGACACAATATCGTCGTGACGGCAGTGGACGAGTACGGTAATCGAACCAGTATTACCACGCCGGATAATGTGAATCATGACATGCTGGGGCGTCCTCTCGAATTCGCGTCCCATCCCGTACTGATGCGGAATGTGCGCCGTTGGATGGTTTGGCTGTTGCAAGCGCAATACTGCAAGGATTACAAGTGGGATACGAACAGGCTTGGAGGTTGGATGGAAGTGTTGGGTTTACCAGCCGACCTTGATATTCCCGTAACGGAGGAACATTTACGCGTGTTGAAGCCTGTGTTTAACAAGGATGATGCCGACCCGTATCGGCTTGTCGCACGATACGACAGGCAACATTATGCTTCATGCACCCTCGGCACTCTCATACGGTTAGCTGAACAAACCACGCCAAATTATGCCTTGAACAATCCCACCCGCTGGTGCCAAACCGACCGATACCGCAAACTCAGCATCCAACCCAATCCAAAAGAAAACTGGGACGGAATGGACAGGGTACGCGACTGTTGGAGCGGATGCGAATGGGCATACCCCGCATTGGAACGCTACTATAATCCGATTCGACTATTACGAGACGAATACCGGCGGGGAGGACTACCTGAAACCTTCCACTATCCAATACACACGACAAGAGGAGAATACCGGTTGGCGAAAGGACAAATCAGCCCCCACGCAACAATCCTCCTCAACGGCAAGCCCGTAGGACTCATGTTCAGCGACGATTGCGAGGAACCATTCACCGACCGGATACCACCCGAATGGTGCGCCACACCCTTACCGGAAAACTATAAGACCACGCCACTCAACCGAAACATTCCCGTAAACGGCGAATTCAAACCATCGTTCCAGCAAGCCATGCTGGGATTCGTGGAATGGTATGAGAAAACGCACAAGGGATAGCAAAAAGAAAAGCCCCTCGATTGAGGGGCTTTTTAGTAAATGTCACCTTATGTTTTCTCGATTTATGTTGGCGAAGATGCGTGACCCGTTGCCCATTCGCTGGTCGCGCACCCTGCCACGCAAAAGCCGTCCGTCCAGCGTGACCGTCAGCTTGGACGCGGCTGGACGTTGGCACGTCAGCATACTGGTCGAAGATGCCATCCTCCAACCAGCCAAGAATGGAAACATGGTCGGCATCGACATGGGATTGGAACACTTCGCCATCCTCAGCAATGGTGAGAAAATCGACAATCCACGCTATTTGAGACACCATTTGAAAAAACTTCGACTGGCGCAGCAGAAACTCGCCAAGAAAAAGAAAGGAAGCAACAATTATCGCAATGCCCGTTTGAAAGTGGCGAAGGCATACGCGAAGGTCAAGGATTGTCGTACCGACTTCCTGCACAAGCTCTCAACCAGAATCATCCGTGAAAACCAAACGGTAGTCATCGAGGACTTGAAGGTACGGAACATGAGCCGACGTTGCAAGCCGAAACCAGACCCGGACAATCCGGGCCATTACCTTCACAACGGGCGGAAGGCTAAAAGCGGTCTGAACAAAAGCATTCTGGACGCAAGCTGGCGACAGTTCCGCACCATGCTTGAATACAAGGCAGAATGGTACGGTCGCCAGCTCACGGTCATCGACCAATGGTATCCCAGCAGCCAAATCTGCCACACGTGCGGCAAAAACACCGGCATTAAGACATTGGACGTCAGAACATGGCAATGCCCATACTGCCACACCATGCAAAACCGTGATATCAACGCCGCCGAAAACATACTATCCGCCGGACTGGCGGTACGAGCCTGCGGGGATTCACGCCTCACCGAAGCGACACTCCGGTGAACAAAAGCGCGTGAATCACACCAACCTACAGGAAACTCTTCCCCGCGAGGGGAGGAATCCCCCGACTTCAGTCAGGGGAGGAAGTCAAAATAAATATAAAGACTATAACGGTTTAAAAAGACGTGTTGAGAAAAGTCTTTTCTGCCTCATTGGGGTATCTTGTGTCTTTTTCTTAGAAGTTTCACTCTACCGATTTGCTTTGTTGTCAAAGTATATATATACTGGGATTGTTCACACAAGAAATAAGCGTAACAAGGAGAGTCAAAAATGAACAAGCCCGCATACTTCAAGCAGTTCGGCGCAGACGACTACAACATTTTCGTAGTCAAGGACAAGTCGTATGTCATGAGTCGTTTCACAGACGACCCCGAGGGCGTCTACTACATGCTTTTCGAGCATGTCGAGGGTCAGACCGGCGTCAGCTATTACATGTTAGACAATATTCCCGAGACTGTTTTGGATGATGTTTCCGACGGTGGATATACCGATAGGGAGTTTGCTTCGAGGATTGTCGGTCAGGATAGGTTTGTCCACAATATTCATATCCGTATGCTTCTGCGTCATTCCGCAATTGGTGCCTGAGTTTTTTTGGGTGGATAACGCTCTTCTTGTCTTTTGGCTGGGAGGGCGTTTTTTGTTTTCTGGGGGTTGTTTGTGTGTTTTTGGGCGTGTCGTTTTCACAGACACTATATACTGGGATTGTTCACACAAAAAGATAAAAGAAAACCAAGGAGCAAAAAATGAGCAACATCGACAGCATCATCGAACGCATCAACAACCTCATGGCAATAGCCGAAAACGAAGCGTCCAGCGACAATGAGGCGCAAATGGCGTTCGAGCGGGCACAGAAACTCATTAACGAATATCGTATCGAAGACTGGAAACGCGACCGCACTCGTACGAACAAGCCAATCATCGAACGTGGCGTGAACGTAAGCAAAACCACCATCTACCATCAGCAAGGCTACCTTGCGGACATCATCGCCCAAGCTAACGAATGCCGCGCCTACATTCACGAAAGCCGGTGTGGCGGAAGGATTGAGGAACGTGCCGTCATGTTCGTAGGCGAGGAGGACGATGTGAACGCCGCAGTCCTTCTCTTCCAAAGCATCGACCTATACTGCTCAGTCCACGCCCGTACTAGCTACGCGGACATGATTGACCAGCACGCCAAAGCGTATTATGAGAACAACAAGGAATACGTCGAAACGCATTACGGACGTGAATCCTATCCGACGCTGACGGAATGCAAACAGTACATGCGTCGTGATTATCCACGCGCCAAGTTCTACTATGGTTATCGCGGTGGATTCAACGAACGTTTGAGCGAACGTTTCGAGGAGCTTCGCAAGCAGAGCTTGGACATTCCCTCCGGTCGTGAGCTTGTGGCCAGCAAGAGCCAGCGTGTCAACGCCTATTTCGACAATCTCGAACTGAAAGCAGCTCGCGTCGCCACCGCCCGTGGTAGCAAGGCTGGGTTCGTTCGTGGTGTGAGCGACGCGAACAATGTGGGTTTAGGCTTGTCTGAAATGGGTGTTTCGTCCCACGCTTTGCTGAATGCCTGACTTTTCAGCCCGCTTCCTTGCTTTGGGGAGTGGGCTGTTTTTGTTTTTCACAACAAACATGGTATACTGGGATTGTTCACACAAAAAATACCAACAAGGAGGAACAAAAAATGAGGGCACGAGACGTTAGCTTCTTCAAGAAAAACGCTTGGAAGGGCACGTATTCCAGCATCCTCACCATTCCGGTTGAAGCGTTGGCCGACAAGTGTTTCAACACTTGGCTGGACATAGAGGACACGAATTTTGCGGAAGCCTCCCTACCGAACGAGAAGCTTGCCGGACGGTTCCGTGAGCTTGTCGATTCCGACGCCGAACAGGCGGAATGGGATGAATTCTATGCTTCCGTTGGCAAGGCTTTTTCCGCCATGTCGGTGGATGAACTGGCGTCCAAGTTCGTGGAGTTGAACGACCCTGCGACCATCCGTCGTGTTCTTTGGGGTTACGGGGACAAATGGTATCTCGATTCCGATTGCGAGCATGAGTTCTGACCGTCGGGTTTTAGCGCCTCTCCCTTGGGTGGGTGGGGCGCTTTTTGTTTGGCGTGTCGTGCCCCAACATGATGTATACTGGAATTGTTCACACAAAACATGCTTGGAAAACAAAGGGAACCAAAATGATTAAGACCATCACCAGCCTCAAAATCACCACATCACACAACCTCTTCGACCGAAACGACACAATCGAATACCTCACCATCGACTACTTGGACGAAGACGGCAACCAGAAACAAATCAAAAACCTCCCCCACGAAGAAGACGCCGGAATCTACGACGTCAAAACCGACCCTTGGGAAGACATACTCGAAGACTGGCGTCTCACAAAACCCGCCTACATCTCATCCTCGGACAAAGGCTGGGAACTGCTCGAAAACTATCTCCAACACCTCACCAGCACCCAATCTCAAGAATTGGAGGACAGCCAGAACAAACTGTACGAAGCGGACAAGGTGGCGGATATTCTGCGCAACATCAGCCGTCTCAGCGACGTCGGCAAAGCCGCTTTCGAGGAAATGCTGAACGTTGATTCCGAAAACGTATGGGACGTGTACTCAAAACATTGGAACCGTATTACGTCGCATCGTTCAGGCAACGGGGAAGACTGAGAAAAAAGGAGGAAGCATGAGCGTCAAGTTCAACGGATTCGACTACATCAGCGACAACGACGGCATGGGCATTCACGTCGTCGCGGGAGCCGACGACATCTGGTTGCCGGTCGATGACCGTGAGCGTGTGAGGTTCGCACTCGCCGTGCTGGACGGGTTGGAGTCCAAAGAGCTGGATGAAGTCGCCCATCAGTTCACCTCGGAGAGAAGACGCGGACATGGTTCGCTTTGACGCCATAATGCTTTAAAAAGCGCTTGGTGGGAAGCTGGTTTGACGTTCGCGTACATTCATATATACTGGAATTGTTCACACAAAAACAGAAAGCCATGAATAGGAGCGCAGACCATGGAACACAAGACCAATGCCGTCGAAGTCAGTTTTCTGAAGAAAACCAAGTGGACGGGCACTACCACGAGAATGCTGACTTTTCCGGTAGGCGAACTGGCCGACAGGTGCTTGAACGCTTGGCTCGACATTACGGACGAAAGCTTCTCCCATGCCACACTCCCATCCACGCAACTGGCGGAACGGTTCTCCACGCTCGTGGAATCGGACGCCGACCAAGCCGCTTGGGACGAATTCTATAAAGCTGTGGGCGAGGAGTTCTCCCGCTTGTCAGTGGACGAGCTTGCCGCGTTTTTCATCGACCTGAACGACCCTTCGACCATAGTGTCCGTGCTGTGGAGCGATGGCGAGCACGAGTTTGTGGATTCCGGTTGCGAATACCGGTATTAACGAAGGAAAGCACGACGATGAGAACCAAAGCCAAGGAACTGCCAGCCATCCTCACTATCGCCGACACGATGGCCTACCTCTCCTGCTCACGCCAGCACATATACGACCTGCTGAATGCCGGTCGCATACGCACCTACAAAATCGGACGACGCCGGTATATCGACGCTGACTCGCTCGCCCACCTGTTCTGGAGTTGACGTGATGCCTAACGTGAACCGTGTGGTCATGTTGCCCGCCGAACTGTACCGGCTGACCATGCAGTATGCCGAGCGACATGAAGTCTCGTGGAACGATGCGGTCAGATTGTTGGTTGAACAGGCGCTCGGAGAAGATGGGGGCGAAGACTCGTAGCCAGTATGTTCCGTGCTTGTTGTGGAGTCAGAACTTTACGTATGCTATACTGGAAATGTCCACATAAAACAGGCGGAGCCAACCAAGGAGAACGAATGAACGACACCAAAACCTACTACCAGCCAATCTTCCACGACAACGGCACCATCAGCGTGGTCGCCGGAGACAACACCTACGACCACGCCTACGCGGACAGGCCCATGAATGAAGCTATCGTGGAAACCTCCCACAGCAAGCCCAATCCAATCAACTGGAAGCACGTCGTATCCAACTGCGACGAACGTTGGAACCTCATCAAAGGCGACGCATGCTTGGCAGTTCTGAGCGGCAACTGGGACGTTTTCGAGAGCCGTCACGAAAACAGAATCATGCTTGTCACCCGCAAGGGAACCCGAATCCTCTGACCTACACTAAAAAACTCGGGGAGAAGTGGCATCCAGACCACTTCTCCCCTCTCTCATATCCGACAAAAAGAAAGAAAATAAATATGAAGGAACGGAATATCTCACTGGAAAACGACCTCATGATGTTAGGTCAGGAGCCAATGGATGAACCCGACTCGTCCACCACCATCGAACTGCAAGAAATCGTGAAGAAGACGGAACGAAAAATGCTGAACCCACCGGCACCACCATTGAAATTCGAACCGAAAACAGCGGACAAGTCCACCGAAAACACCGACGAAACCGCCAGCAAGACGAGCGAGAAAACCACTTCAACAGTAAACAAAACCGCTCCGAAAGCCTACAAGCCCGCCACACGCAAAACCAACAAAACCGCACCTCCAACACCAACCCCCACCAACCCGTACGCGCCCGTCGAATACGACTGCAACGGCAAATGGCGTCAACTGTTGACGGGAATCGCCGTCATTGGAATTCTCGTGGCGGCAATCGCATTGTTGGTAGGAGCGAAAACATGTTGGCGGTTCATCGCCGTAGGCGCATTGACCGCATTCGCCATGCTCCCGCTCTACGGCTGGTTCGACGAACTCGAACGGGACATGGCGGTCAAGGCAGTCGAAAAGGATTACGGGATTCGTATTCTGCAAACAAACGGAGGCAATGGACTCGCGGAAGTGCATTACATGTTCCAGCAGAATCCAACCGTCGAAGCCGGTATGGTCTCCTATGGTCATGGCTTGGCATGGTTGCGGAGCGTGGGCGGCAAGAAGATTGTCGGACGAAGGCAGCAGGTGAAAAAATGATACCCAGCACGGTGAAGGCCGCACGTTTTCCCGCGTTCTTTTTCAACGGCGTTTGGCAAGGGCTTAAAACCGCGCTTGTACCGCACGCTTGCATATCCGACCCGCTGCCTCCCATGCCGACCGTACGCGATTGGCTTCAAGCCCATGGAGGCAACGGCATGGATGCTGACGCATTCGACCGGTGCGAAAGCGAATGGTATGAGCTGCTGGAGCAACGCAAACGGCAGATGAACGTGTTTTTGGCTGGCTTGTTCGTGGGTACGCTGGTGTATGCGATTGCGGCGCTTGCATTGCTGGCGCTTGTTGGCTGGTTGGTGTATTCGTTGGTTCCGTTTGATGGTTTCGGGCGTTTGGTTGATTGGGTTCGGGGTTGAGCATTTCTCTATTCTGTACTATACTGGAACTGTTCACACAAACAGGAAACCAAAAGGAGCAGAAATGAGCGACAACATCAACTGGAACGAAACCGCAATCTACGAATTCATGCGATTCGAGCGCGAACCCGAACGCCGAGTATTCCCCGACCGCGACATCACCAAACTCGCCAAAGCCGGACTCATTCAGGAAAACGAGACGGGCGACTGGACTCTCACCCAAACAGGCGAAGACGAACTCGCCAACATTAGACAGCATTTCAACTCCGGCAAACTCTCCGAACTACCCCTGAAAGTCCGTAACTACTACTTCGACTGGCGCGTATACGACGAAAAGAAACTACCCGTCAAGGAACTATCCAAAGTTGCCCTACATGACAGGAGCGCCGAGATTCGCAAGAAAGCGGCCACAATGCTCAACAAGTTCAGCAAGCTCGACAAGGAAACGTCGAACGGTTTGGCCCACGACGAGGATTATCAGATTCGACTCATGGCGGCAAAGAACGCAGACCCTCACCTCTTCTTCGAGGAGTCGGACGAGCGCGTGGTCAAGACTCTTATCTATAACCATAATTTCGATGAGGAATGTGTCGAACATTGGCTGGACAATCCCAACAGTCAGATTCGCGTTCAGGCGGCTCTTCTGACCGAAGACGGCAAGGTGGATGAAGTGTTGGCCCGCCTCGACTCACAGGATGTGGCGCATGTACTGGCCTGCAAGCCGCAGTGGGCCACGCGTGAACGAGTCATGAACGCTTGGGAGAACGCGGACGAGGTGGGACGTTACAGGCTGGTCAAGGTCATGCGCGACATGCCGGACTCGTTCATCAATCAGGCGTTCAAGAGCGACGCGTACATGGCCTTGCATGACCGTTTGGAGGAATACCGAGAAGCTGTCCGTCAAGTGTTGGAGCTTGGCTTCATGTTTTCCGAGGACAGTGAGATTCGCCGGAAGATTTGGGAGCGTGCCGAGCACGAGATTGGCTGAAAGGGGCAGCAATGCGAAAAGCGACATTCATTAGGAAATACTACGGGCACGGATATGACGCACATATGGTCTATCTTGTCTACAGCTATCGTGGGCACGAATACACGGTGTATGAGAACCTAGCCCAAGGCAACGAGCCTCTCGCGTGGCAACACCGCAATGAGCAAAGCCAAATAGACCAGTTAATAGAGCAGAAAGAGCGGGAAAAGAACGCACAGCCGAAGCCATGCCGTTATGAGGATACCGCGCAATATGCCTTCGACCAGTTTTTGAACTACGTCAATGGTGAACCGTCGGACTTTGACTAACTAATAGTGGTAAAAATTTCCGAGTCGTGTGAATGCTTTTTGTATTTGCACGGCTTTTTGTTTTTTGCGCTTTTGCGCTTTCTCTTAAATATGATATACTGGAATTGTTCACACAAATATGAGAGAAAGAGCCACAATGAACGAGTATTTCGCACGATTCGGAGCAGAGGACTACAACATCTTCCACAACGGCAATGCCTCCTATGTCATGTTGCGCGTTGCGGACGAGAACATGACCTACTTCGCCTTGTTTGAGCACATCGAGGGTCATGCTGGCGTCGGCTGTAGGATGTTCGACTCTCCGACTGAGGTGTTTTTGGATGCCGCCGTTGACGAGACGTGCTCCGACGAGCAGCTTGCCGACTTCGTTGGACAGCCTGACACCGCTTTCGTCCACAGTATCAATATCCGCAGGATTCTGTATCGCTCCGGACTTCTGAACTAACACGGGGATGCGCCCGCAGGGCAACCGGTGGGCACATCCCTTTTTCGTGTGCGCGGGGATTGCCCTTCGTTTTGGCTTGGTTGCGTGTTGTGTTTTTACCTCACTTACGCTATACTGGAATTGTTCACACAAGATATGCTGAGAAGGAGAAACCATGGACAACGACGCAATCAACACTCTCACCAAAAAGTGGAACGCCAACCTCGTCTACTACTTCGAGGACTTCGACAACGAAACCCACTCGCAACGACTGAGCGCATACATCGACCAGAAGCCCTTAGACAAAATCAAGGAAGCCAACCTAATCGAACTGACCAAGGAACGCGACCGTTGGAAGCTTACCAACAAGGGAATCGACCTGCTGGAAAGCATCAAGAACATCTACCGGAGTGGAAGAATATTTCTGCTCCCCCTACCATTCCGTCACTACTACATCAACTGCAAGTTGAAGTACAACATGAAAATCGAGGACGGAAAAATATACGACGGACTGCGTGAAACCGTGTTGAAAGACCGGAGTCGTGACGTTCGCCGCAAAGTGGCCGACTATCTGGAATACAAGGGAAAACTCAACTACAAGACCGCGACCAGCCTCGCCAAGGACAAAGACCCCGAACTACGCAAGCTCGCCGCAAAGCATACCGTTGCAAGCATATACTGGGAGGAAACGGATTACGACGTTATCCGCTACATGGTGGAAAACAAGCTGGCCGATAGGCTCTGCTTCGAGCATTGGGTGAAAAGCGAAGACGAAACCATCCGCGCCCTATCGGCACCGTTGGCGGAAGAAAAGGACATAGACCCATTGCTGGACTCCCTCTCCGACGAATCCGCCATCCAAGTCTTGTTTAATAATCCGGAATGGGTCAAAGGTGAGCGTGCCGTGCGCTTGTGGCGTCGCATGGGCGGGGAAAACCGCCGTTGGATTATGTCCTTTATGTGGAATGTTCCCGATTCTCTGATTGAGGAGTCGTTGGCTGAACCTCGTAATTGGCAAATCTCTTCTCGATTGGAGGAGTATAAGAAGGCGTTGCAGACCGTGTCCCGTATGGAGCGCTTGTTTGCCAAGGGTAGTGAGATTAAACGCAAGATGCGTGCCCGTGCCGGTTTGTCCGATTGAGGTTTGACGGAGGAGAAGCGGGACGCTGTTTTTGGTGTCCTGCTTCTTGTTTTTTGGGGTTTTGCGTTTCTCTCAAGTGTGCTATAGTGGAATTGTTCACACAAAGAGCGATAGGCAAAAAGGAGCACATAACATGTACGCAATCCACTACATCGGCGGCGCAATCAACGTCAGGAAAATGCCCAAAGCCCAAGCCATCGAATACGCCAAACAAATCAACGACAACCCCACAGGCACATTCCCCGAAAGCGTGAAACTCGCACAAAGCGCCGAAGCCCGAGACATCATGCAAAACAGACTCTTCGCAAAAGATATCTACCCCCGCCACAGCGACGTATACAGCATGAGCATGGCTGAACTCGTCAACGCAGTCAACGAATACTGTTGCTGAAAAACAATCGCCACAAAAACCAACCACACGAAAAAGGACAATCAGAATGTACTCGAAAATCAGCGAAGACACCTATCGGAAACTCATCGACAAACTCGTCAGAATCCCCTACGTGACCGGCGCACACGCAACCCGAGCCATCTTCGGAGACGGAATCGAAGTCGCATTCCAACACCGTTACATGGGCAAGCAGGTCGAATACTATCTGGTAGCCGACTCACAACGAGACGGCAGACGCTCCTACCGTTGGCGTGGCGGAGTATACACGGTTCCGTCCGCACACTGGATTTTCGATGACGGGGAATGCACTCCCGTGGATTTGCCGTCGCATAAGCTGGAATCGTTGGATGTTGACGGACTGTATGACGCGATTGTGTCCGATTTAGACAAGGCCATGAGGGAATTGTAGGAAAACGAAAATGCGATTCACGGACGGCAAGGAAAAGCTGGAAATTAAAATCCACGAAGGTCAGCATTCGTGGGATACGACGGTAGAATTCTTCGACCATTTGACGGCTCCCATTGTGAATGGGACTCGTCAGGTGGGAAACGTTCGCACTCTACTGACGAACGTGTACAACAGGATTCTAGGCATGTCCGGCTATCCCGCACCGGAAGCCGACACTCGGGCAATCTACACCATCACCGACTTGGCTGGAAACATTGTCAAGGAAGGTTCTTTCACTTCGTCCGACAATCCAGCCAACATGTATTGCAGCGGTTGCGGTTGCCTTCTCAGCGAGGAGAACGAGAACCTTTGCGGTGATACCAGCTGGTGCGATAACTGCTATTGAGAAATTGGAAGACTACCGTTTCTACGCTTCCTTATTGTTCTATCGGATTGTGTTTTGCGCTAATATCATATATACTGGAATTGTTCACACAGCAAGAAGTTGCATCCTACTAAGGAGAAAAATGAGCAACACCACCACAGAAATCAACTGGCACAACACTCTCCCCCAAAACTTGGAAGGCCACAAGTGCATCGCAGTCACCAAAACCGGTGAAACCATCGAAGGCATACTGGAATATCGCACGGCACAACCCGACATGTACGTGAGAATCGATAGCCTCCACCTCCCCGGCGTCAAACCATGGGTTATTGTCAACCAATGCGAATCCGGCAACGAAATGGGCGAAGAATTCCAGTCCGTGAAAGTGTTCGCCTGAAAGGTTCACGAATGAGTAACCACGACTGGGTAGCAACCGACAGTCCCAATAAAAACAACACTCACAAGAACAACCGTTCCACTCATAACGGATGGGACGCCGGTAGCGCTTGGAACCCGCAATCCACGAAACGAAACGAATTCGGCATACGCGATACCGACTGGAGCAATGACTAGCCCCCACGTCAAAAAACGTTAGACCAAAAGGAGAAAAATGAACAGCGACTACTATGAGTATCTGACCACCTCAGCCAAAAACGACCCTGAACTGAACGAGCATGACAAGGAAACCGTATTGGCTTTCCTGAAACGACTCGACACCAACCCCGACAAGTATGCGGTAGCCCCAAGAACAATCGCCTATTTGGACGAGGAGTCTTTGGCGGATGCTGACATCACAGCCGAAACCCTCAAGAAGTTCGACATGAGCGTGCCACAATTCTTGGACGAGTGGTGGGAAAACGTCTGGGGTAGCACTACTATTGAGGACGATTGCCTTGAGGGACTAAACGAAGTTCTAGAACTTCACGAAGTCAGTAGATGATACCAGAATGCCCGTGGAAAACGACTTCCACGGGCATTCTCGTCTCAATTTTTGGAAGGAGCGCGAATGCCCCACTACTTGTTGGACGCGGCTAATGACGCGACTGAACTCCCATCCGCAGACTTGGATAACATCCAGTCGATTCTGCGTACCACGCCTACTCTTGATTCGGAAGCGCCCGTGTTGGCTTGCGAGATTCTGGATGCTTGGGACGAGGATTGTAGGATTCTTCGCCGCCGTCCTAGACTGGTGTTGCTGAATGTTGAGGAGCCGGAATTCTAAGTGTGGGAAGGTGGTTTTTCGTTCTTTGCACTACCCTGTTGTGTTAGAGTGAGATAGCCCACACCAAAAAAGGAAAACCAATGGCCTTAAAAGAACTTCCCTATCAAGACGGAATCAACTGGAAAGAATTCGAAGGCAAGTCCGCGATATTCAAATGGAACGGCAAACCCATGGCCGGAACCCTCTACTTGGACGGTTTCAGCAATCTCGCAGTTCGTGAACTGTCCGGTTACATGCCGGTCTTATATATTTGGCCGGATGATACGAGTCATGTCAACGTCGAGCGTGTGACGGATTTTCATGTGTTCGAGTTCGTTGAGGATTAGTGTAGTTCGGGACGCTGGCACTGCGGCTTCTATTCCCATTCCGGGGACAATCCGAACGTATTATCCCGGCTTCGATATTTGGTTCAACCGCACGGTTCTCCCCTCATTAGGGAAAGGCCGTGCGATTCTTTTAGCCCGCATAAACGGTGAGTTGGCAGGGTTTTGCGTTCTCAAGAGAAATCCGTCTGAACGGAAGATTTGCACCTTGTATGTTTTCAAGGCTTTCCGAAATCGAGGGGTCGGTTCCTCGCTGGTCGAATATGCATTGAAATTGCTGGACGAACGGTTCCCTCTGGTGACAGTGCCGGAAGAGTTGTTGCCGCTGTATGAGGGTTTCTTCCGTCGTTTTGGTTTTCGTCTGTCCGGCTCGCGTGTGGGTTTGTATCGGGTTGGGAAGAGGGAGTTCTTTTTTAATCGAACGCTGGCTTAGGTTTGCGTGTTGCGTTTTTCTACCCCCTTGTGTTATAGTGGGATTGTTCACAACAAAAAAACAAAGACAAAACCCAAAAAGAAGGACGCATTGAATCAAGCAACTGGCATCGGCAAACGAATCCTCTTCGATGACCACCCAACTCGCGCGGTATACGACACTGAGGAACTGCCAGCATATGACTCCTATGCGCTTTACCGCGTATACCTGCGTTCTTGGCAACGACATTCCTGCCGACCGGGAACCGAGGATACTCCCATGTTCGACGTAATATGCCCGGCAAGATGGTGCCGTTGGATTGCTCACGTCAGCATTCTGAACTATTTGGACGGCATAAGCTGGTTGGCTTGGCCGGTGGAAGGTGGCGTCAGTTGGCGGCATAGGACAATCGACCCTTATTCCGTCCACTATTCCACCGATACACATATTCCGGTAATCGACTTGCGCGAAAGCGAAGAATAGGAGAGAACATGTCCGACACTCAGAACACGTCCCGATTCTCAAACGAAGGCGTCACCTACACGAAGCATCAGAACAATGCGGCGCTTAGCATGAGTCCCGCCGAAGATTCGACCATGCGCCGACTGGGATTCACCGACCACCGTGAGGAGTATTGGTACCTCTGCCGTTCAGTCTCCCCCGACCATGACATGACATTGAATGTCGAGATTGCCAAGGACGGTAGCGACTGGCAGATAGACGTGTTGGACGAGAACTTCTGCCAACCCTACGACTACCAGTATTTACTCAACGTGAACCCGACGTTGGATTATCCCAACAAGGTGGCTGACGAATGCGAGAAATGGTTCCGGAAACTATCCGAATGGGGTTTGCTACACGGCTGGCATGAGGGAATGTACGTCTGAAAAAACAGAAAGGAAAAACAAAAAAATGAGCATTCTCAACGAAGAACTGGAAGAACGGTATCCCATCGAGGAAGGCGACTGCATCACGCTCACACGGGAACAGTTGGCGTTACAGTTGCGTCGCGCATACAAGGCGGGTGCGACCCGCGACTATAAGCGCACTCCGCACGGGCATACGGAACTGGTGGAGATTATCGGAAACCTCCAAGACTCCCACTTATTGCCTGATGGCACGGACTTCGAGGATGTCGTAAGAACAGTTCTGGACGGGCGTGTCAAGGCCATCACCAAATAGGCGTTATACTAGAAACGTCCACACATTCACTTATCCAAGGAGACCACACCATGAGCTGGGACAAATACCAAAGTCGAGACCCCAGAAGAATCGACCCAATGAAAACACCACTCTACGATTACGTGGTCTTGGATACCGAAACCACCGGCTTCAAACCCGAAAACGGGGCTAAACTCATCGAAATCGGAGCCGTGAAAATCCATGACGGAAAACTCGTAGACCGATACGAGCAACTGATTGACCCACACCAGCCAATCCCCGAATACATCACCTCGCTCACCGGAATCAACGACAGCATGGTCATCGGACAACCCGACGTAAGCCAAGCCATCATCCGATTCGACAAGTGGCTTGGCCCGCGAACCATCATCATGGCGCATAACGCGTCATTCGATTTAAGTTTCTTGGACGCGGCCATGAAAACCGTGAACGGTGGAATGTTCTTCTTTCCACACCGGTTCGTGGACACGTTGGAAATGAGCCGGAAAATCCATCCCGAAAAGCCAAGCCATAAGGTTGCCGTGCTTATCCGCGACTATGGTATCGGTGACGTGGAAGAGCATCGCGCCTTGTCCGACGCGACTCAGGAAAACATGCTGTATGAAGCCATGCGCAGAGAGGAATTTGGCCGCTAAATGGGATACGAGGACATGTTCAGTCCCGAATGCAGGGACTATCTGAAATCACGCAAGCCGTCGCAACGGGAGCGGGAGATAGCGAAGCTTGAGAAACAGGCCGACAAGAAGCATGACATGTATGGCAACAAAACCCTCTACGAAGTCTCAGGAGAGGTTGCGACCATCTACGAAAGCCAGAAGGCGTTGCGCTTGAGGTTGGAAAGCATCGAGGAAAAACTGGACGAACTCTTAAGGACTCAGAAAGGACTGGGGTGAGAAACCTTCTTACATGCCCATGCTGTAACAGCATTCCCGAATTTAAGTATCGGGCTAAATCTGAACTCCACTGCACTTGGGACGACGAGCAATATTTTCTGCCGAAAGGTTGGGGATACTCCCACTTTTGTCCAGTGGATAATGGTTTGCAAACATCTGGCGGAGTCGGCTTCCAAACCTTGCACGACGCACAGCGCGACTGGAACTGTAAGGTTGGAAGTTTTCTCCGTAACCCGCTGAACAGTTTCCACTCGTCCATCGAGACCGGTGCGGAACTGCTGACCGAATTAGATGATTGTTTCGTTGGGCAGCGAATTCAGCTTGGCGACCGGATATTATTGAGTCGGCGTTCTCTAACCGTTCGAGGTATCGTGCAGTTCATCCAACGGGACAGTGTTGGCGAAATCAGCGTCATCCTGCGGGATACGGACACCATCAAGTATGTGATTTATTCGCCGGTCTGGGAGCGTCGGAAGTACATGTTCTCGTATTATATCGAAAGGCGAATGCATTGGATAAAAAAGCCGAAAGGCTCCTCTGCGACGCATACCATCGTGGACGCTTAGCGGAGGTTAACGAACATAATCAGGACGCGGCTATGTCCCTTATCGATAACGGGTATGCCGACTATTGGCGTACTCTGTTGGGACACGAGGCCATCAGGCTGACCGACCACGGGCTTGGTGCCGCACGGAAACTGGAGTCGGATTACTGATTTTCCAGCGTTTTAAAGACTGGATTGTTATACTGGAACAGTGGGCACAATACTGTGCCCACTGTTTTCTTATTCTCAGGAGGAACCGGGATGACCCAGCATAGCGACAAAAGCCACAAGAATAAGAAGGTCGTGGTCATTGAGAAGGTGCGGGACAAGTATGGTTCCGTCATCGCTTTGAAGGTTGTATTGTATCGTCGGCATGATAGTGAGAATGGGAAGGTTTGGGACATGAAGCGTTCTCACACGTTCAGTGCGGCTTTCAGTCGTCGTGCTTGTAGGGAACAGGCGAAGACGTTGGCTCGTCAGTGGGCTGATAAGTATGGTGCGAAGGTTGTGAAGAGGGGGTAGTTGTCCTCTTTGACGGTTTATGTTATACTGGGGGCGTTCACATAAAGCCCAGTCGAAAAAGGAGAACACCATGCAGAACATCAACCTCTACAAACTGATGTCAAAACTGTACGCCCGTCCCGAAGTCGAGGACGCTGACATCGTGAGCTGCATGTACGAGGACGATACCCTTAAAACGGTCATGCGCAACGGCTTGGTCGTCGCCATCGGCGTGCAGGACGAATATCCAGCGGTCGCACTGTACACCATATACGCCAACGACGAGGACTACCGAAACAATGAGCCTCTGACCGAAGGCTTGCACTACGACTTCGAAGACGACCACGACTACAAGGACGGCGTGGAAGCCATCATCAAGGAGGCGTGCTGACCCATGGACACCATCATCTTCGTCAAAGACCGCAACTGGCCCGGCACGGACAGCCGCATCTATGAGATTTCCACGGCTGATTTGGGCGCAATCTGCGTGGCCGATTGGTCGTCGCTGACGGACGGACAGTTCTCAGGCGACGTGCTCCCCGACGAGGGGCTGCGCGAACGGTATTTCACATTGTACGAACGCGAGGACGACGACCAAGCCGACTGGGACGCGTTCATCGACGACCTCTGGCAGACCGCCGATGACATGGGCTTGGAGGGGCTGGCTGACTGGTTTGTCGAACTGAACGACCCCACCACCATCAATGCCCGCTACTGGGTGCTCGACGGCATCGAATACTTGGACGCCGCGCACACCATGCCAAGGGACGAAATGTGACCTGTCTTATCACGGAAACCCCAAAGCCAAGCAGAAACAACCTCAACCTTCCCCTATGAAAAAGGAGTGGAGAAATGACCGGTTTCATCGCCGTCGATATGCTGTCCGAAATCAGCAAGGCCCTCGAATATGAAAACGATTGGACTCAACTGAAGGACGGCGTGCTGGAATGCCGACTGCGAGACCAGTATGACGGTGAGCACACCGGACTCGCCCGCGTCACCGTAGACAAGGCGGGCAAGGTGTCCGTTATGGCATGGTCGGACAATCCGTACGAATACGCAACCATGCCCGACCCCGACTGGACACATGAATACGATTCAGCCGACCCGGAAGCCATCGCAGACGACATTTGGAACCGTTGCCCATACTGCGGGCGGGAATCCGACAAGTGCATGTGCGAACGTTGCGCGGGCTGCGGCGTCCTTCTGGACTGGAACAACAGGGCGGAAGGCGACTACGGCTACTGCGAATACTGCCATTAGAAAAAAGGAGAAACAAAAATGCTGAAAATCGAGAAGACACTGAAGGAACTGCGTGACCTTCAAAACACCTTGCGTGAACTCGGAATCGAAATGTCCATCAAGGATGCGGATGCCGAAACGAAAAGCGATTATGAGGATGCAGCGATGACCATTGACGTATATGAGCCGTGTCGTTGTTTCGCGTGGATTGGTATGGACGGCGTGATTCACATGAGGTGGAATTCGTATCCCGATGCCTTCGCGTGGTTTCGGATGAACCTGCTTTTGGACCTCGCTCGCGGCTACATGCTGAAAGCGGACAACATCACTAAATCGTGGACGCACCTTCGCAGGAATCTCGACGGACAAGCCGACGAAATGCCCCTCCCCGACAAACTGGCCGGAAGGAAAGCGGAATACGAGGATACGGCAAACCGACTGCGCGACCTCATCAAAGCCGACCCGATTGCAATGGATTTATCCCCTTACGAATGCGAACGCCTTGAAAGGTTCCTCCGCGACCCGCAGAAGGAACGTCTTCTGGAGTACGACCCGGACGACCCGTTTTACAGGAACATGTTCAACAGAGGCTTGATTGACCGCGACGGACTGACCGAACTGGGGCGAAAGGCCATGGAACATTACATTGCATCGGCCTGACCGTCACGTCCATGGTCGGACAATCCGTATGAATACGCAGCCTCCCGTTCGCTGAGAACCTGTTCTCGTTCGCGCGGAGCGCGGGACGCATTCAATGGACGAAAAATACATCAACCAAACAACAAGGAAAGGAAGCATACCATGCTGTTCAAGCTTGAAATAGGAGACTACTCCGAAGACGGTTACGGAGTCCATGAGCCGGTAATCTACGAGACGAACTATGATGTCGCCGCCATCGCGGAAGGATACAAGAAGAGTTGCAAGAAGTACGGCATCCAGTTCAACCGTGGCGACAACGATTTCACGGGACTGGGGCTGAAATGCTGGGATAAACGCGCCCTCTGGTCGAACCCTGACATGGGCGCGAACTGGCTCGACGAAAAGATGTACGACCTGCTGACGCATACCGGCGTCGTGCCCGAGGAAGACATGATGCCATCCTTGTTGTCCGAAGGCAAATACCTCGCCAATTACGATAGCGAGTCCGACGAGTATGCCAACGCCATCATGAGGTTCATCGCCCTCTCCATGCCCGATGACTTCACTTACAGAATTCAGGAGACTGAGAACATTCCGTGCCTGAATGACACGTTGGGAGTCAACCTCGGCTACGGGCTGCTGGTGCCGTAACTGTCAAGGTTGGGCAGGACAGGCGGAAAGGAGTAAGGAATGACTGAAAGACCCCTCATCGTCATTGACTGCTGGCTTATGAGGGTGTTGGTTTGTCTTCTTAACCAACTGTGTTATACTGGGGGTGTTCACATAAAAAACGGTCGGAAAAGAGACCACCATCCCGATTCGGAGCAACAACAATGCATAGCCTATACAAGACCGCAGGTAAATGCACTCTCAACCGAAACAAAGTGCGTTACCCCAACCAAAAGGAAGCCCAACTCGCCTTGGCCGTCATCAAAGGACGAGGCAATCCGAAACACACAGAGAAACGCGCATACCATTGCCCCGTCTGCCACGGATGGCATCTGACCAGCGCCGAAACCGTTAATGATACAGTCCTGTCCGGGAGCGTGCTCCAACACACCAATCCAGACGCGTTCGACACAGGAATGAAAGCGTTCCTCTCTGGTTCCAAACGCGGCAAATATTCCGCAAGCAAAGCCAGCCTGACCCGACGTGTCCGACATTTGCTCCACTTGTTCGCAGCCAACGATATTCCGAATGACTCTTGGGACAATCCATGGTTGTGGGCAACTCTTAGATTCCAAATCATGTGGAGAGGCGGAGACCAGAAGGCCGAACAGCTTCTATCCACTTCGAAAAAAACGGTCAAAATGGCGGGCGACATGCTCACCGAAGACAAGGAGCCGTTCCTTCGCGTGGCTGAAACCCGGAAGGAAGCACAAAAATTACAGAATACACCACTACCGGCATGGTTGGCCGTCGCACTGATGGCCGACAAGGGAAAGGAGCAGAAAGTTTGAACGAAAACGAACTGAAAGAAAGGGCCGTCCACTCATTGCTCCAATCGAAGCTTGGTAAAGTCGCCCCGGCGGAAGCGTTCGTCATCGGATGGCGGAAAGGCTGGGACGAGGCTATCGACATGGCTTTGGAAATCCTTCGCAATGAACTCGATAAAGATGGCGAGAACGAATCGTGATTTGTTCCAAATACACGTGCATGTTGTGCGGAAGAGTCACCGACTTGGACACCGGCTACAAGTACATCATCTCCGTCGTCCAAACAGGCGGTCACGGTCGATGCTCATACGCTCGAACATTGGTCATCTGCCAGCATTGCATGCACACGCATAAAACCGTCATGACCTTGCAACGCAAATCCTTGAATGAGGAAAACGTTCTTGAATTCCACAGGCCACCGAAAACCCGAAAAACGTCCACCAAGAAAACCAGCGAGAAGAAAGGCTGAACCGTTTTATGGACACCAGTGAAAAGCAGATTATCGGTGAGAACGCCAAATACGTTTCCGACACCATCCCGCAGGAGACCAAGGATGGGCTTCGCACTCATTTGAAGCCCGGATACGCCATGCCGGACGGCACCCATTATGCGACAGGCAAGGATTATACGGAGTTGATGCGCAATCTGCGCAATATCCGATACTGCGGTTGTCCGCTCTGCCATGACACGCAGTCTGGGCTGAAAACCATTCTCGCAACCAGTGGCATGACCGTCCGTGAGCTTGCCGAGGAAATCGCTTGCGACGAATACGATTCGTATTCTGTCTCTGAAATCCGCGACCTTGACCCGGAACAGTTGAAGCCGGTGGACGAGATTGTCGAGGATATCAACCGGTGGAGCCGCGACCAGCGTGCGTTCGAACACGCTTCCTTCGGCACCATTAGGCTTCTGTCCGTCTACTTGAACGTCAGCCTCGACCAGATGTATGACGAATTGGATTATCAGACGCTCATCTACACGCCATGGGAGGAGAACTCCCACATTCACGGCTATGTGACCGTCATCCGTTACAAGGACGGAAAGTATGAGGTGGATGTTCCGGAATGCCGATACCAGTGCGACGAAACGTATTGGAACGCGCGTCGCAAGATGGAAGAATCCACCACTCCCATCACGTTGGATGTTCTGCGTAGCGAACCGTGGAGCAAGGAGCATCGCACTCCCGTGGCATTGCCGGAACAGTATCGTGGCAAACAGTATCATCTGGGAGGTCATTCCAGCCTGTCGGCTTTGCTGGACAAGCTGGCCTCACATGATGTTCCGGTGGACGAAAGGGTTCTTATCGCCCTCGAACTGGAGGAACAATTCCCGTTGCGGTTGACTCCACTGTCCGAAAAGGACTGACATTTTTCGGGGAGGAGCCGATATCATCTTCTCCCCTCTTACTGTTAGAAAGGAAAACCTGATGGTTAGAAAAATGGTAAGCGTTCAAAAGATTGAGGGAGTGTACCCTATCGAGAACGCAGACCGTATCGAGAAGGCTCGCATTGGCGGATGGATTGTCGTAGTAGGCAAGGACATGGGATTAAAGCCCGGCGACCATGTGGCATATTTCGAAATCGACTCCATGCTGCCCGCCGACGACCCACGGTATGCGGAATTGCAGAAACGTGGGCAGCGTACCGTGCCAGTGTCCAACACGATTACCGGCGAAGGACGCGAAATCACCGGACATGTGTTGAAGACCGCAAGACTGCGAGGCGTATACAGTCAGGGTTTGGTCATGCCGCTCTCGGCTATTGGCGTGCCGGAGGATACTCCAGTCGGCACCGACGTCACCTTGCAGGCGAACGTGTGGAAATTCGAGGAACTACCGCCTTTGAAAGGCGGGGATATGGTTGGCGCTTTCAACGCGCCATGCTCCAAGTCCGACGCTACGCGAGTGCAGAATCTCACCGCGTATTGGGATGAAATCAGACGGATTGCGTGGACTCCGACCGTGAAGGTGGACGGCACCAGCACCACAATCTACCGTGATATGGATGATACGGTTCACGTCTACTCTCGCAATTGGGAGTTGAAGCCGGAATGCACGAACATGCAGGTGGCGGTGAAAACCGGATTGGTTGACGCGTTGGAGAAAGGCATGGTCTGCCAGTTCGAGCTGTGCGGCCCAAGTGTCAACGGCAACAGGTTGAAGCTGGCGTCCTATCGTCCATTCGTATTCGCCGTATGGCGTGACAATATGAAACTCGACCGTAGGGATTGGCCGAAAGCCATGCTTGACAACGCCGTCCCACTGTTAGACGAGACCGAGTGGAAGCCGACCGGCGATGTGATGGACATGATTGCCAAAGTGGATGGTCTGAGAGGCAACGTGACCCGCGACTTGTTGGACGAAGGAATCGTCTGGCATGCGAAAGCGGGCGAACGGTTGAGCGACGACCTGTACAACGAGCTTGGCAGCAACCGTTGCTTTAAAATCATCAACAACAAGTATCTGACCAAGCATGGTCTTTGATGTCGAATAGGGGTCTGGGCTTACTTTTGTGTGCAGACCCCTGTTTCGTCTTTCATATCATTCATGTCTTGTTATACTGGGGATGTTTACAAACGCCGGATGAAACAAAGAAGTGGCGAATTGAATATCTCCAACATGTCGGAAGAGACGATAGAAGAAAACCTGCCAGACCTGTCCCCGCATTTGGAGGACGGGTTCAGTCTCAGACAGCTTGAAATACTCCACGACTACGCGATGGAAGCTTTCAAGGCTGGAATCGAATACGCCAACAATACTCGAAAAGGAGCTATAGATTGACCGATAGGAAACCGTGGGTCATTTCCGTTCCACCCGTCAAATGCCCTGACGACATGACCGGCATCCCTAACTATTACATTCAAATATGGGAAAAGTACGTCGGCAAGGTCAAGCCGGAAGGTGGAGACCGTGAGGATTGGATTGAAACCTGTTCCCGACTCTACTGGGGCGTCCGCAATCTAGGTGAGGACGCCATAGTCCGAGTGCATGGGAAAACCGACCTCGACTCGAAGAGGCTAATCGGATTACCGCACTTCGGACAAGTGTTGGACATGCCGCCAATCGACCAGTATGCAGACCCATCTCATGCCGACCGTTACGCCATCAATTCCAACGTGCGTATGCTCATGCATCGGAAGACGAAACTCAGTTCCATCTACGAGGACGACATCAAACATGCGTTCGCTTCTTTAATCAAGAATGGCGTCTCATCGTTCTTCATCAAATTCATGAACCAAGCCAAACGGCTACCTAATTTGAAAATCTCCGGAACCAACCTTGACGAGCTTGAACAGCAGGTGCAGGAGTGGGGAGGTTGGGCGCTCATCCACGCGGATGATGACCCGAATGCTCTGCTTATTCAGGAGAATGTCGATATCCAATATGAGTATCGCATGTTCATGGTAGGCAACCAGCCTGTCTGCGGCGCTGGCAATATCGGATTGAAAACACCAATCGACAACATGCATACGAGATTCGACCCTCAAATGCAGAAGCATCGTGACGACACCACCGTTAAGAACGTCGAACTCAGACCGGAATTGGCAGAACAATACCGTGAGTTCGCCACGCGAGCCGGACGAATGTTCTCACACTGCGGTTACGGCGCGTACACGCTCGACTTGTGTCTTATCAACGGTGAAGTGTCAATCGTGGAATTGAACGGTTTGATGAATTCCGGACTGTTCGCATTGAACATGAACGATTTGACGAGCGCATTGCGAGTCAATTGGAAACAGTGCCTTCCCCCGATGCTACTCGAACCGGCTATCTAAAAAGGGAGGAATGATATTGGAAAACGAAGAAAAAGAATGTCCCACATGCGCCAAACGCGAAGTGACACTTTCGGATTATCCGAACTGGTGTCGATGCAACTTGGGCGTACTCCGCGATTGCGTGAACAGGCTCAACAATTCCGATGCCGGAATAGACTTCGGAATGCATTTCGGAGACCCGGACTTCGTACTGGAAGGCGACCCTAATCCAGCAAAAGAGAACATTCTGTTCTTCAAAGCGGATAAAAAGTACGTTTATCTGGAAGTTGTCACTATGGAAGATGGGAACGTGCCGAAAGAGCATATTCCAATAGTCCGAATGTGCAAACCTTGCATGGCTTTTATGGGGGAATATTTTTGGAGCAAATATCTTCCGAAAGAGTTTTGGGAAGGATACGAGCAAGCGGTGTTACACACTCTGAAAAGGCTGGTGGACGACCCGAAGGTCGAATCGGACGCCGACTTGCTTGAGTATGCGAGAGAAATCGTCCACGTTGACATGCTCATCGACTGGTGAGACGATTAATTTGTTTCTATTCTAGAGGGCGCGGCTTAATGCTTTTAACCGTGCCCTCTAGCTTTTTTTAGATTCAGTCAGCTAATTGATGTGCTCTTTGATAGCTAATACCCATGGTTTTCCCTATATCCCGAAACGTAAAACCCATCCCATGCAAAATTCTGACGGCCTCTCGTTGCTTTATTCTTGTTTTGTTTTCCAAGGCTTCGGTCTTTTTACGTAATTGGATAGCGTCTGATACGGTCTGAGGTAACTGCATTTTTACGGTAATCTCAGGGTTTTGTTCTCCTGTCATAATCGTTATAAGGTCTTTAGCCATATCGTCAACTTCTTTAAGGTTTTTGGCTTGTGTGACTCTATTGATAGAGGGAACTTTAATAAACCAGTAACCCTCGTCCGGTTTGATTTCAACATCGTAAATCATTTCCACCAGTCCTTTCCTAGTTCTCCTGAACATTCTTTCCGGATTTCGTTTGTAGTTGTTTCGGTTAATTCGGTATGGCGTGGTATCGGTATCATCGCTCCACCCAAAATCCAAATCTCGTGCCTTCCTCCTTTTCGATTTGCCTTAACGAAAGATACCTTTTGGCTTCTACTCTGATTTGTTTTATGAAGACTAGACAAAAACTCTTTACGTGTTATATTGGAATCGTTTACATAGAGAGGAACATATTTTGCAAACCCAATCAGAAGACACCGGAGAACTCACCACTGTTATCGACCCAGCTTCCATCGTTCGTATGGCTTCCAGCCGTCCAGACAATAGGGAGACCACCATGTATGGCAAGCACGGCAAACATAATAGCAAACCGGTTAAAGTCAGAAAGACACGCGTCAAACCCGACAGGCCAAAACGTCCCGCGGAACAAATCATGCCGTTCGTCATGCTCGCAATCAGCATCGTATATGCGGCTGGGATGGTGCCGCTTCTCTGGTTTATGCCGGTTTCGGAACCGGAGGATATGATTGTCCGTCCTATTCTGACTGGCTTGATTGGTGTGACGGCGGTTTCCGCCGACGTTCCGGCTTGGGTGTATTTCTCCCGTTGGCGTCGAGATTCACAGAAAAGCTAAATCTGAAACATTTCCTTGTTATACTGGAATCAACCACATTTAAGTAAAAGCAAGGAAACACATGCCTAGAACCACGCTAGCCGATGTCGCATCCGATTACGTGCGCAAACACCAGCACGAGCGACAATGCCGACAACTCGACTCCAACAGCCGGGTCACGCTCACCGTAATCCAAAACCAGTGGGCGAAACTTGCAGGACAGGAACCCATGACCATTTTCGACGCGCCGGAAGTAGTAATCAGGAGCATCGAAACCACACAACGCGGCCACGAACTGTTCGACCGTACAAAAGAAACAAACGGGGTCGTCTACTACGGTCTGAAAAACTGAAAGGAAACATAATGTCGGAACTCGCAGAGGACACCAGAAGGGTAACGCTTCTACTGGGAGACAATCCGGAAGGGAAAACTCAATGGCATACATGCTTGGACTTGTCCCACAACGAGTATGCCATCCAAAAACTGCGTGAAACCGGAAGGCTGAAAGCGGGGAAGGCCACTTCGCTGACCGTCGGACAGTTGCAGAACCTTCTCACCAAGGCACAGAAGGACGCTCACGGGTTTCAAGACACTCCCACCGGCAAATGCTTGCGAGGTAGTGAGCCTGAACGGAAACTACAGGCATACAAGTTCGCTGAAAACCTCAACCGTGCCCTCTGCGAAGGCTCTCCCGTGTATTGTTCGGAGTCCGAACCGAGACTGGACTTATCTTTCCCGAGTTTCAAGGACTGACCATAATTGGGAAGGCATTCAAACAGACAAGCCCGACCGACGACGATAGGCGAGACGCCTTCTTTCGATAGTCTTATCGCCGCCGGAGTAAGGGATGGCAAGGAATGGGCGAGACAGCGTGTGCAGAAAAGGATAGTCGCCGTGCTGTCCGTTCTTGTCGCCCTGTCCTTGTGTTGTGGCGGCGGATACTATTGGTGGGATACCCAAGGCAAGGCGAAGCGTGCCCATGCCGAAGCTGAGGACGCCTGTTTCCAACAAGTCAGCAGGATGACGGAATCGTATAATAAGTCGCTCCGGCTGTATGCTCAGGTGTCTTCCAAGTTCAACGAGTTGGACGAATCATATGATTTGGACATGTTGGCTGCTTTGCAAGGCAAGAAGCCGAAGGAGTATGAGAATCTGCATTGCTCCACGGATTTGGATGGCGACAAGCGGAGGGCTGGGTCTTTGAAGCGTTCGTACGATGAGCTTTCCAAGGCGTATCGCAAGGCTCTTGTCCCCGTTAGAAAATAGTATGCTATACTGGAAACGTTCACATACAGCCTATCGTTTAGGAGAAAAACTTGCGCAACGATAACGTCAACCACCCCAGCCACTACACGTCAGGCCCCTTCGAATGCATCGAACTGACCGCACGATACCCGTTCCTAGGTGGAAATGCTATCAAATACGTGTACCGCTGGCAGGGCAAGAACGGTCTGGAAGACTTGAAGAAAGCCCTTTGGTATCTGAACCGTGCGAAGGAGGAAAGCCCCTACGAGCCTCTTGGACTCTATCCTCTCGACTCGTTTGTTCCACCTTACTGTGACTTCCACACAGATGATGAAGCAGTACGTATGCTGAGGAAGCTCGCCCGACTCAACTGGCAGAATATGCGAGGATTCTGGAAGGGTATGGCCGAACTCGCTTGCGACCACAAGTCCGGTTATACCCGCGCCAAGAAGACTTTGGAGCGTCGAATCCGACTGTTGGAGTCCATGCTGACCGACGAGGAGCAAACTATTCTGTCCGCTGTCTGGCAGGATAAGGAGCTGACCGAATCGCAGAATCGAATCGCCTACCGTCTGCAAGCCCGTGGACTTGTGAAACTGGACAAGTCCGATGGCGTGTGGAATCCGACCGGAAAGGAGCGCTGACATGAAGGAGGAGAACGAAACGTTCCTTGAGCGAGTGTCCTATGCTATGTTCCGGTATGGTCTGAGTCTGTATTTGCTGTCCGGAATGGTGTCCCTGTTGGGGCTTGTCGGCTCTTTTTTGCTGAAACGATTTTCTTGGTATTGGGGTTTGCCTTTCGTCGTATGCGGCATACTGTTTCTAGTCGTGTTTCCACTGGCGTTGTTTCTCCTGTCGGTGGATGAGTGGAGACAGAAAAAACCATGTCGGAGAAAACGAGATTAAGGTTTCGTAGAATCGAAGCCGGATTGTTGAAAGCCTTCCATCGGGGTTTCAGCCTGTTGCTGGCGGTGTTTATTTTTACCTTGCTGGCGATTGTGGTGCTTCATGTCCTGTACGGCACGTATGCCGTGGGTCTTCTGGTAATCCCATCCGTCGTGGTGATTATCGAAGCCCTGTTGGCTGGGTTTGATTTTCTGTTTGAGTTCCTTGCAGGGGATACCACTTATGAACAGGCTGGTGTAGAACCCCCCGAAGGAACTTTTTCCAAAAAATCTGAAAAGTCTTCTGTGATGGATGACGCTCGTATGTTTGCCGCCGTTTTGAAGGCTTCTCGCAAGGCTGGCAAGTCGAAGAAGGGTGACGCGCACTGAGTTTAGGTTGTCCCCCCTAAGATGGTACAAGTTATATTGGAATTGTCCACATATGGTAATATGGGGGCATGACTGGTACAACACACTCAAAAGAAATCCTGATGATACGAATCGGATACGCACCCCGACAAGGCCGCGTATACTTCCAACCACACACCGTGATGCAGGAATATCTCCGATTCAGCAAAGAACACGACAACCACGTCCTATGGAAATGCGGAATCATCGGCGTCATGAAAAACGTGGAGCAGGTAATCCTGTACGCGCACGACGAAGACCTCATGCTCATAGGCGAAGTGACTGGCTTCGGAAGCCCATACAATCCAAGGACATGGGACGAAGGAAGCTTCTACCAATGCCCCAAACCATGGTCTAAAGAACCAGCCAAATACTGGATAGCGTTGGACAACCTGAGACCATTGGAAGGTTTCAACCCAGACCTGTATGAACTCGCCGCAGGTAAAGACAAGGGCAAACCATTGTCCTTGGTGTTCGAACGCAAGGTACCCATGCTGACCATGGCCGACGCCGATGGCAAACGCAAGTCCGCTACCACTTCCCGACGTTCGGGGCTTACCCGTATTCGACTACGTGAGGTGTGAATGGTTCCAGTATTGGACACATTCGCAAAAACACCCTATACTGGAAGTAGTCACATAAGAGTAAGGATAACACCATGACCGAAACACTCATGGACAGACGCGCAGTATTCATGCGCATCAGTTCGGAATCAGACCTCATTGGAAAAGCCAGCGTCAAACCCGACGAAGACACCATCATCCGCTACAACTGGCGACAGGCGGAAAGCATGATGGATGAAATCATCAACCATGCGGAACAGAACGATGGCAAAGCCATCATCCCGTTCGACAGCATCGTTTCAGTCCGCTCGCTCGACACCTGCTCCCAGTTCATCCTCTGGCGCACCGACGGCAGATATCTCATCGGCAAACTGTACGAGTCCGGAGAGGACTACAAGTACGGTATGGACGACCGTGACGGCTACACCGCCCCAACGGCACTGCGGGCGAAAACCGCGTCCCGCTGGGTGAAGGTCAAGAACATCAAAAGCGGAGACGACTTCCCGTTTGAAAAATGGTATATCGAAGCATACCGTCATCGCGCTCGTAGCAAAACACCATTGGATGCGGCCTTGAAGAACAGCCACATGAACGTCATGTTCGTATATAAGGAGGAAGGTAAGGAAGATGCCTAAAATCATCGTGCCGGGCAAACGTCTCACGGCAGATGTCACCCATAAGATTCAGCCCATGATTACAGTCAAGGATACGACCGGCAGGGAATGGTTCGCCCGAGCCATGTTCCTTAATCTGAACCGTGGGACAGGCGACAATTGGAAGGTCGAGGATTTCAGCCTGTCCATCGCCGCCAAGGAAAACTATGCGTTCTACAAGAACACCAAGCTTGGAGTGGAAGTCCGTCTCGACCAGAATCCTGAACTCAAGAAACTGGTAAACGAATACGTGTCCATAGTCAAAAAAGACACCACTCAAGCCGGAGTCTGATTTTTCCCAAAACAGCAAGAATAGAACCTCCCTTTCGCGTAAGGTTGTTTACAGCGAAAAGGAGGTTTTCTTCTATGGCATATAATCCGTCAGAACCGCGCGACCCGCTGGGCAAGTGGATGAAAGCGCATGGCGGCAATCCGAAGGCGAGTCTTGCCGATAATGTCAAAAGTCTCAACTATGCGGAAGAGCATGGGGCGGCTGTCGATACCAAAAACACGCCGACAGCGGTAATTGACCAGATAGCCAAGACCGGCAAAGACGAGGACAACCGGCTGGAGGCGCTGATGAACCCGAACATCGGCGACGAGACACTTGACTCGTTCAAGTACAGCGACGATGTGAGGGAGCGCACGGCAGTCGCGTCCAATCCGAAACTGGATGGCAAGACGCTCGACATGATGGCGGACGATGACAACTTCTATGTGAAACGTGCCGTGGCCCTCAACCGCAACACCCCGACCAACACTCTGGAACGGCTCGAAGGCGATGCCGACAAGGACATTGCCGACTACGCTCTCATGGCATGGTGTCGGAACCGTTCGCTGGAATACTGCAAGGAAGGCGATTACGGTAATCCCAGCGTCCTGCTCGGGCAGAACAGATACCATCAAACACTGAGGCTCGAAGAGCTTATGGACTACGACGATGTGAGAGACCCCATGCCGCTACCGGGGCAGGACGGTTACAACGACTATATCGAGACCAACGAGAAACTGCATGTCTGCGACGCGTACACGTCGGAGATAGCCACGGAGGCGGCTAGGAACGGCGACTACGACGCAGCCTTGCAAATCTTCGAGGCCGGTCACAGCGAATGGACGGACGACAGGGCGGGAACCACCTTCCCCCTTAGCAAAGGCAGGATGAAATGCCCCGCCATGGCTATCGACGCGGAGACGAAATTGGCTGACCAGTTCCTCTACCACGCCTCGTCCGAGCAGTGCGAAAAACTCCATGAGCTAGGCTACGATTCGTCGGCGCAGGGCATACTGAACCGTTTCGACATGACCAACACCATCAGCACCCGCCCCATGGCGGAACACTGCACGGTGCCGGACAGGCTCGACAGGCTCTCCCAGTCGAAGGACTCAGAGACGAGACTTCATGTGGCGGGCAATCCGAACACCAGCCTTCACACGTTGGAGACGCTAAGCGAAGACAAGGACGAGAAAGTCAGCCGTAGGGCCGTCATGAATCTTGAACATCGCCGTGAGAATCAAAGACTCTCGGACGAATACGCGGGAGTCGATTTCAACGACGATAGCGGATACGACGATATCCAATTCGAATACTAAAAGAAAGTGGAGGAGGAATGTACAATCCTTTACAAGCAAGAGACCCGCTAGGCAAATGGGTCAAGGAGCATGGCGGCGCTTCGATTGAGGACGTAGTCTCCAAGACCAGCATGGTCGATTTGGAGAACATGGCCTTGGATGATAGGACGCCTACCGCCGTGTTGAACAATCTCGCCACGACCGAATACGGGTTCAACCATCCGTTCGATGAGGACAAGACTTATCCGAATGCGAACGGCGAACCACCGAAGGACGCGAGGGAGAACCGGTACAATTACGAGCAACAGTTGGTCAGATATGACGCCAAGGTTCGTTGCACGGCAATCGAACGTGGCGCTGATGATACCGCGTTGAGCGTATGCCGGTTCGACTACAATCCCCAAATCCGTAATGCGGTAGCACGCAACACAGATGACGCCCGCACATTGGATGTGCTCTCGTCCGACGAGTCTTGGAAGGTTCGTGGTGCCGTGGCTGGCAATCCACATACTCCGAAGAACGCTACGGAACGACTGTTGAACGATGATGAGGCCATCGTCCGTGCGGAAGCGTTGAAACGTTCGGATTTGAGTTCCGAACAGATTCGGAAAGCCGTGGATGATAGTTTGGAACCGGCCCTTCATGGTGATGGTGCCGTGACCGATGATATGACGAAAATAACCCGTGCCGCGTCCGACAATTGGCAGGCCGACGCCGATACTCTTCACGAATGTCTCCGCGTGGACGATTATGAGACTCAACGAAACGTCGCGGAGCATGAGCATACGTTTCAGGAGGATTTGCACCGGCTGGCTTCCAGCGAGGATAACGCTGTCCGCGAGCAGGTGGCGTTCAACCCCCATGCGTCATCGGCTACGTTGAGCTTTTTGGCCTACGACGATTGGACTCAGACCCGCGTCAACGTGGCGGGCAATCCCAACACGACTCCCGATACGTTGGAGTACATGTCGAACCAGTGGAGTCCGCATGTGAAGCGTGCCATCGCCGTGAACTCAAACGCCTCCGTGGATACGTTGAGAAAGCTGTCCCACGATTCAGATAAGACCGTGAGACGATTGGCTTATTCCGGACTGAAGCAAAAAGGTGAGAAACCCATCGACAAGCCATTTAAACCAGCCAAGCCGGTCGAAGACGACAATCCCGGAAAATACATGAGCGCCGACTTCAACCCCGTGGAGTTCTTCGGTTTGGATGACTGAAATCACGTTCTAAAAATCCCTCCTCAAACATCCATTCCAGAGGAGGGATTTTTCCGTTTTTAGAAGGTTTATAACATTTGGAGCCGTTAGAGTCGAAACCAGCAATGTAGAAAAATTCCACAAAATCGAAAGCGATTGACCCGAAATGGCAAGAGACGGTTTCTATCGTCCGGAAAGCTTCATTAGTCCCGGCAGTGAATACGGTCTGCTCCGAGCGGCGACACCGGACAGAACGGTATGGCTGTATGCGAAGATTCCTTGGACGAGCGCACTGTTGGACGGTGCCGGTGATTCCAAGAGAAAGGAAGCCGAGCAAAGCTTCATGGCTTTCTTCGACGGGCTGGCCGGTGAGGTCAGCGTGGCGGGCATGCGCTACAGGGATTTGCTGAAAAGCGAATACCGTGAATTCCATCTGCTTACGGGTTCCATGCCTATCCCCTACCGTCCGCCGGTAATGCAACAGGATGATTTGAAAAGCTATCAGGCTTACTATTACCGCAATCTGAACGTGTGCAAGCAGTTCGCTGTCATCGGAGTCCCGTTGAAACTGGGTGGCGAAGCCGGTAGGAAAGGCCGTAAACAGTCGCTTCTTCGGAAAGTCACCACGAAGTTCAATCAGCTTAGCTTCTCCATGGCGAACGGTTACGCCATGTTCGAGGAGTATCTGCCGGACGCGCATCGTATCGAACGCATCATGTTGAACGCCGGTCTTATCCCGTTCACCATCATGGAGGAAAGCGAACGCGAGCAGATGGTTGCGATGATGGAGACTTGGTGGGTGAGCCGCGCGTCCGCGTCCGCCCTTCCCATCATTGCCGAGAACGACCACCTGCATTTCTTCCCGAACAGTAAGGTCTGCCAGAACGCGAAACGACTATACGATGAGGGAATCGACTGCGACCAGTGGAACATCGACAGCGAGTATCCGGCGTCCATCTGCTTCGCCCGAACAACCCAGTTCGCACAATCGGACATCACCGACCCGTCCAACCTGTGGATTGCGAAACTGATGGAAGTCGCCACGGCGGGTGGTGCGAACGCCGTCGGAACGTCCATTCGCGGCAAGGTCGAACCCGGCAAGGTGACAGCTGACACGATTCGCCGTAACGCCCGCACGATTGACGAGAACATCAAGGAACGTTATCAGCATGGCCGTGAGGCTTCCGCCGATATGACCGATTTGAAATATCGTCTGGACTATAAGAAGGCCATTTACAATTCTCCCGAAATGCCTCCGAGCATCATCGATTTGAGTGTCGCCACCTGCGTGGCAGGTAACGCTCAGATTGCCGTAGACTCGTTGCAGAACATCCAGAATTTCGAGTTCACCAATCTGACCACGGCCAACGAACAGTTGATGGCGTTCAAAAGCATGCAAGCCTGTTCTCCGGTGCGTATGACACCATATGAGATTCACTGGTCTGCGACCTGCGTGGCCGGTGGCGGCGTGAGTAGTTTCGCCAAGGCCGGTGATGATACTGGAGCACTGGTCGGATTGACCGAAGCGAACCGGCAACCCGTTTACGTGGGCACTACCACCGTGCAGGATAAGGATACCCGACCGGGCATTCTGGTCATCGGTGAAACCGGTTCCGGAAAGTCCATGCTGTTGGTGAGCCTGTTCCTCCAGTGGATGCTGATTGACTCCCGTAGCGGCAAAGGCAAAACGCCTTGCATCCTCGTCAATCCGAAGGAAGGCAACGACTTCGAGGATGCCGTCCTGTCCCGTAACGGAACAGTGCTCCGAATGGATTCCGACATCGCTGACGGAACATTCGACCCGTACAATGTGCTCCGAAGCGAGGAAGAGGCCAAGGATATGGCCGCTATCATGATTTCCGATATTCTGAAACCTGACGGCGACACCTCCTATGAGCTTACCGTCAAGGCCATGCTGGATTACGGTTACAAGAAGGGTGGCCGCTGTTGCGGGACAATCCTGTACAAGGCGGCTACCGACTTCCGTGCTCTCCAGCAAGCGGGGAAAGACCCTTCGCAATACAACTTGTATCCGGACACGTTGGACGTGTTCAAACTGATTACGATGAGCGTCAACACGAACCAGTCGTTGCGTCTTATCTTCGGTACGAACGATAACGTGGCCCCTTTGCGTGTCAGTCAGAACCTTACCCTTATCAACGCTGGCGACCGTTCCATGATTCCGGAACCGGGAGCCGAGAACACCGTTACCGGACGTATCCAACGTTGGGTGCTTCGTATGATTGTGTTCGGCGCGGGTGCCGCAGTAAGCGAACGAGACGGAATGGTCGGCATCGATGAGGCTTGGGCAATCCTAGGCGAGGACAAGGGTGCCGCCAAGGTGAACGAGTGGATGCGTACCGCACGTTCCCGCCGTTTCACTCCGGTGTTCGCCTCCCAGAAGGTCAAGGAGTTCATCAACGCTGGTATGACCGGCGGTATCGGCCGAGCGTTCCTGCTGGCTTTGGACGACCCGATTCAGGATTCTCCTGCCCGTGACGCTTTGCGACTGTTGCAGATTGAGGATTCCGGCAATCGTATTCGCTCCCGTATGAGCATGGGTGATACGAAGGAGAACGATGAGCCGAACTGGGCTGGCATGAGGCGTCTGCGTATCAAGGACAAGGAGACCGGCAAGGACAAGACCATTCGTGGTGCCGTCGCCTACTTCAAGGATTCCAGCAAACAGCCGGTACCCGTCGAAGTCATCATTCCGCCAGACCTGTTGAAGGAAATCTCCACGACCGCAACCGATAAGATTCGCCGTGAAGAGGAGAAGAAGAAAGCAATGCAAGCGTCAGAAACGCAGGAAGGACAAGAACAGTGAGCTATAAGGATTTCTTCGGAGAGAATCGTCCGACGCCCCATAAGACCGGGGACGAGCAGAACATCACACCATTGTCTCCGCCGACGTTCGACACCACGCCGGTCGTTGAAAAATATGATGTGATGTCTTTCCAAGGCTTCTCCAGTGGAAGACCGTTGCTGTTGGAACGGCCCACCAAGTATGTGAATCGTATCGTCAATTCGATGAAGCAGATTATCGCCATTCCGGAGAACGACCAGTATGGCGGCATCGAGGGAAGGGTCTACCTGTCCCCTATCTTCACGCTTCCGATGGCATTGCTCCATGAAGGAGACAAAATCGGCAATGAGACCGTGAACCGGTATCCATACCTGCATTTTCCCACGAACCATGATTGGGACGCGGACGAAATGAGCTTGGACGAATATCTCCTAGCCATCGAATACATGTTCGTCATTCACGACATCGCTCAGGAAGACACCGATGGAAACCTGCTCACCTATGGCGTGGACGGCGACTACACGATGGACGATGACGCGTGGAAAACCGCGTGCGAATGGTCTAAGGAAATCAGCAAACCATTGTCCGACCTTAATCGTGGCCGACTATTGGGGTTCGCAATCAACAGTCAAAGCGAGAAGGAAGTCGATACGGTCGTGAACCTGTTCGACCTTTGGGGGGAGGAGCGGGAACCGCAACAGATTCTATCCGACGCGCAGACTGCGGCGGGTGACGTGGAAGACCTTTACGATATGGTGTTCAGTATCCCGTTTGAACCATTCCACTGATTTCCCCTTACTATCTAAAAAAATTCTGTTAACTTGGAAGAGATGGCAAAAATCTCTTCCAAGTTTTTTGTAAGGCGGGTACAGTGCAAAGTTTTGGAAAAATGGCGGCGATGGGGATGGCTGGCCTACTCCTCTTCGACCTGACGCTGGCGGTCGGCGTGACCAGTATGAGTACCGTGTCCGATACGACCATGATGTCCATTCGCTCCAACGGGTGCAAGAAAACCTCTGCTCAAAGCAGTTCGGACATTGGTGGCAGTCTCATAGACAAGTACATAGCCAAGGCCGAGGAAATGGCTAAGGATGATAAAATCGGCTACAGTCAGTCGAAACGAAAGCTCAATCCCGATGTTGACTGTTCGAGTTTCGTCTACTATGCGTTGACGAAAGGCGGTGTCAAGAATCTGGGTGACTCACCGTTCAACACGTCCAGTATGGACGGCCCGATGAGCAAGGCCGGTTTCACAAAAACCGACTTCGACGGTTCGGCGGACAAGCTCCAGAAAGGTGACGTGGTCTGGCGGGACGGTCATACGGAAATCTATATCGGTGACAGTAAGACCGTGGGCGCTCACGAGGACACCGACAGCAAGGATGGAGACAGCAAGGGGGACGAAGTGTCGGAAGTCCCATTGGATTACGGCGGGGGCAAATACACCGCCTACTATCGTCTTTCCGACTCCTCAGCTTCCGACTCCTCTGATTCTTCCTCTTCGGACTCCGGTAGCGCCAGTTCCTCTTCGGATTTCAAGACCAATGACGTGGCAATCAAAATCGCCAAGGCGTTCGCGTCAGCGGGATTCTCCAAAGCGGCCACGGCTGGAGTATTGGGCAACGTGTATTCCGAATCCGGTTTCGTGGCGGACAGAAGCAGCCCCGACAATGGATACGGTCTCGGACAATGGACTCCCCGAAGCAAAATCCGCACTTGGATGGACGCCAACGGACTGGAGGGCACGCCTGATTCGGACGAGGACGGGCAGATAAAAATGCTTGTGGCAACCGCGAAAAGCTCCTTCAACAATCATTACTTGTCGGAAGCCAAGGCCGAGATAACCGTCAAGAACGACAGTCTGTATGATACTTGGCATGACGCCAGCGACCCGGAAGTGGCCGCAGTCGCATGGATGGCCGGATGGGAAAGGCCAACTTGGGCTTCCCGTAATGAGGATAGCCGAAAACAGGTAGCCAAGGACTATTACGACAAAGGATTGAACGACATCTCCTTCAACGGCAAGAGTGGGGATTCCGATGATGACGGTTCCCAATGTTGCACACAATCCGACGATACGGACGGAACCACCGATACCGCGTCGGCCAATGTGACAGTAACCAATTCCGTTCAATCATATACGGATAAGTATGGTCAGGCCGCGTTCGATATTGGTAAGAAGTACGGTATTCCATATGAGGCGATTCTTGGACAGTCCGCAGTGGAAAGCGCTTGGGGTGCTTCCACTTTGACGACCAAATATCATAACTTCTTTGGCATTAAGGCGGTCAATGGTCAAAAGTCGGTCAAGCTTGCCACCAAGGAATGCAATCAAGGTGGATGCTATGACACGACCGGTGATTTCGCGGTCTACGATTCCGACGAGGATGGTTTCGCCGGTTATGGCAAGTTCATCACCGAGAATTCCCGTTATGCGACGGCTTTGCAGAAGCGCACCGACCCACACGCGTATATTCAGGAGTTAAAGAATGCCGGATATGCCACGGATAATAATTACGTCTCGACCGTTTGGGGTGTGACCCAACAGTTCATCGCATATATTAAGCAGACCAACAAGTTCCCACCATCCTCTGAAGTGCAGTTTGATTCCGCGCCACCGGCTGACACGGGTGGTTCCTCCAATGATTCCTCTTCCGATAACGTTGTATGTCCGACCAGTAGTGACGGTGATGGGGGTTCCGCCCAAAACGGTGAAATCGGTGGTGCGCCAACCAACACCGACAATTATGGGTGGATGTGCAGCGGCAAGGCGAAAGTCTGCAAGGATGGAGACACCGGTCCAAGCTTCCTCTGGTCTAATGGCCCTGATTACCAATGCTACTGGTATTGGCTGATGCGCTCCTATATGGTGTTCGGCAGTATGGAGAATCCCCATACTGCTACGGGCGGTGACTTGTATGCCGACCTTCAGGGTAAACAAGGTTGGACTACGTCGAAGACTCCTAAGCCCGGTGCTGGTGTCTCATTCAAGGACGGTAGTGGTGCTATAACTCACGTCGCTTTTGTGGAAAAGGTCGAAACAGACTCCTCCGGTAAATGGAAGATATTTATCAGTGAGGGAAATTCGAGGGATAGTAGTGCCTACGGTCATTGGAATGAATACAATACCCGATGGGTTACTCCCGGAGATAAATGGTATGGGTACATCCAAGGATTCTTCTGGCGTACGGAATGGAAGATGTCCTAAAAAATAAGTAGGGGCGAACGGTTAGGTTCGCCCCTACTTATTTTTTCCGTCAGCTTGCGGGACAGTTCTGACAGCCGGTATTGGAGGAGAAGGACACATCGTCCCACATGCTCCAATCAACCTTGCCGTCCAAATCACCTTTGCTTTCAGGCGCATTCAACACTCGTGTAATGCCGGTGGGATTCATACCGTTCCAGTTCAAACCGCCAGAAACCGGAATGGCGATTCTAGTTCCATACCCCAGACTGTCGGCCACTTTATCCGGAGTCCACTGTGATAGGAATGGGTTAATCCACCAATACTGGTCTCCTTCGTATTCAATATCGGAGACCTTGCCGTTTTCAATGGTGAGCAAGTCGTCGATTTGATAATCCCTCCACGCTGGGGTAAGGGCATTGTAGTCGCCCTCAGAATAAGTGTCTCCACTAGTCACGAGGATGGTACGAACTTTACCCTTCACCCGGACTTTGCCATCATCGTACACTTTGGCCGTCGGGTCTTTGACCCATCTGGTTCCAGTGCCCCACACTTCGTTCTTCCACCATGCTTGGGATGTGGGCATGGTGTCGCACAAAGACTGGTAGTCGGAGGTGTTGCACACGTAGGAGGGGGCGTTGCTTCCCCATCCTTGATTGATTTTCATGGAGGTGGGCATGTCCGCCGGAGTCTCGATATTGTCTGGTGTTCTTAATGCGGCCAATACTTGGTCGGCTGGCTGTTTGGCCCACTGGTGTGGATCTGCGAGCGAGTCCACTCCCCAATTGCGCATGTCTTTTTCCATTTGGAGGGCAATGGTCTTGTTCTGTTCCTTTTGTTTGTCGGACAAGACTGGGGTTTTCTTTTTGGCCTTGTTGGTGGAGCTGGAGGAGCTGGTGTTGGCGCTGGCTTGGGTCTCTTTGGTGGACGTGACGTGTTTACGCCATGCGCACCATCCGATGACGAGCGCCAACACTAGGACGACTGCTGTGATTATGGTGATGGTTTTTTTGTTGTGGGACATGAGTTCAGCCTTTTGCTAGGAAGTTCGGACGGGTGTTCGAACATCTAGAAGAATCTTAGCGAGCAGCCCTGCCGTCAGCCTTCTTGTACTGGGATTCCCTTCCGTCCAATCCGTTCTTTCCGAGGCGAAGCAGGATGGTGTTCATCCACATGACACCCGTGGGGATGAGGTATCCGATAAGTGCGAGCAGGAGGCAGAAATTATCTCCGGGGTTCCAGTGAACGTAGAGCATTGGAACGATTGCCATGAGCACGCAGTCGATGGGGATGTCACGCAGTTTGCCTTCATGGAATTCGATTCGGAAGCACCAGATGATGGTTTGGAGGATGGCAACGAAGATGAGGAACGTGAAGATGTCGAATGCTCCGACGGCGATTGAGGGGATGACTGTTCCGAAGAAGTTGTTGAACATCGTTTCGAACGTCTGTCCTGCACTGGTCATGGACAGTCCTCCGATTGCGAGGACGATGACGCAAATCGAGTAGACGATGAACGTGCCGATTGAGATAAGTAGCGTTGCCATTTTGTTTTCTCCTTTTTCTTTAGGTCATAATTTGTTTCCTTATGGCGACTCTTTTTTTTTGTGGACAATCTCAGTATAGCACGAACCTAAACTTTCTACAATAACTCGCCACCCAAGACGACGACACGCCCAAAAAAACACCCCAACCAGCCCCAACCTCCCCCAAACAATTTTCCTGTTTTCAAAAGGTTTACAACAAACAGTCCATTAGTGTCGTTAATAGATTTCCGACATTCAAAAACAGATAACGAATGGAGTCCTCGATGGCACAGAATCGCGGTGGACGAAGCCGCAGTAGGAGCAAAGAGCCGACTCATATCTGGAGCGGCTTCTGGTGTGGACTCATAATCATCGTCGGCGTAATCCTCTGGACTTTACTGAGACTTCCGCTCATGCCGTTCATCTGGCTGGGAATCCTCGTAGGAGGAACCACGGCCACCTATCCGACGCCCGCACGTAAGACAGACCCCATAGACCCGAAGAAACTCAACGTCTACTACCGTTGGAAAGATATGTTCTCCGGGCTGAAACCTTACTCCCGTCCCGAAAAGAACGACGAGTTCGATGAGAACCCCGAGACATTCACAGACCTCATGTCCAAGTCCGACTGGCTTGCCGTGCATAGGGTCTCATGGTGGGTCGGCTGGTTCGTCGGCCTGTACGCCAGTCGTGGATGCGGATTGTGGACGATACCGTTCAACATGATATTCGGTTTCATGTCGGTCATGGGCGTCATCCATTGGCGTGACCGTCTTGTAGACCGTCGGCATATCTATCAGGGTGTGAGCGTGTTCGCCTTCCTGCAAAAAGGTAAGCCGTCGCAGAAGACCACCGTCATCGTCTCCGCTGTTGTTCTCCTTGTTATACTGGGAGCTTGCGCATATTTGGGGTTCGTGGATATTCCCACGACGCTCAGTCTTCCCGCACTTCTGTTCCTGTTGCTCGTGACGAAATTTGACAAGAAGAAGCAGACCGCATATTGGCGTGAACTTGTAAAAGCGCAACGCATGCTGGACGGTTGGGTCAAAAGCGACGACTTGGCGAAGATGTGGGGAGGAGCCTACGTCACCCAAGTCAAGAAGGTCGGCCATCGCAAGAATCCGATGCACGTCATGCGCGTCCGCTTGCAAGACCAGTATGACGCCCCAAGAAGCAATGAGAAGGTATTGAAGGCCGGTGTGGAACCATTGCGCTCCTCCGCCACTTCCAGCGGATACAATTTCATAGCCCTGCTCGCCGCCAAAACCATCAAGGAGAACGGCTGGCAGTTCGACCCAAGCCTAGTGCGAATCGTATACGGCAAGGACGAGTCCTGCATTCCCGACATCACCAAGAAGAAGGTCGGAGCAAAAATCGCCCAACTGGTTGCCGACATCGCCTACGATTATTGCGCTCAGAACGAATGGCATAAACGTCCACCGCTCGTTCAGGTCATCGACGCCGCCGCAGACGATGAGGAAGAGGCGGCATGGCTGATGCTGTTGCACAATCCTCCCAGTGGTGGTGCTCTCATCACCCAATTGGGATTGGAATGGCTGGCGAACCCGTTCAGCCCCGCCGACATCATCAAAATGCCTATCTTCTCCGACTTGGAGAACTCGTTCATGCTCGCCGCACAACCCGAAACGAGACTGAACGACAAAGGCAACAAGTATCGTCCGGCGGGTTTGACGCAAAGCAAATCGTTCAATCGGTATATCGAACTGTCCCGCCGGTTCAAGCAAGACCAGAAGGCTTGGCAGGATATCGTCGGCTCGAAACTGAATCTTCCCGTCTGCAATTACGACGAAGAGAAGATTGCCGAAACCAGTGAGGGCTGGTCTATCTCGTTCATGCCGGAAATGCTGACGGCACCAGACCGCACGTCCGACTTCATGCGCTACGACCTATCGAGTCTCGACCCGTCCAAGGATTTCGTCGGACTCATCGAGGAAAACGGCATCACCTCGCTAGTCATGGCGGACAACGCCCCTTTGAGAATCGACCGTCTGACCGGTTCCCGTCCGGAATACCGTCGTTACGCTCAGGCGCTCATCTACAAGGCGCTCATGGACGTGATGCCATCGCGGGCGGAGGTGGTCATCGACTCCTGTCAGCAAATGGGCAAGGACACGGCCATCTGGCGTATCGGCTTCCATTTGGGTCGTGGCGGAACCGTTGCCGACGTGCGTAAGAAAAGCGCCAACATCAGCGCCGCCGTCGGTTCCGAACGAGTGTATTGGGATTGGCAATCGGCAGACCGTGCGACAGTATGGCTGTGCTCCAACCCGTATTTGGGAACAGACCCGGACAGCGTGGCCCATTGGAAGATTCGAGCCGCCCAGAAGGAACTCATTCAACTAGCCTTGTCTGACGCTTGGGGTGTTGCCGGAGTTCAGGACAGTTCCGGCAAGACGCCGACCGTCGAATCGTTGGGCGTGCTTCCGAACAACAAGGAAGTCCTGCTCGCCAAATTCCAGATTCCGGGCGGATTGGATTTGGACAAGCCGCAATACAATCTCGGCAAATTCCTCACCGAAGCGAACTATCCGTATGGTCGAATAATCCAAGCCTACGGCACGGATTTCTCCATGGTGTTGGCGAAGAAGAGTCCGTTCCCGACAAGCGTCATGGCGGATTGGGAGACCGCGAAGAAGTGCGACCGTCGCAAGTTCCCGATTGGCGTGGACGATTTGGGCAATCCCGTGTACTGGGATACGAAGACCACGCCACATCTGCTCATCAGCGGTAAGAGCGGTAGTGGCAAGTCGTCCGCTTCGCAGATTGTCATTGCGGAGGCTTTGCTGAAAGGCGAGGACATCATTCTCATCGACCCGTCGAAGGGTTGCATCGATTTCACCCAGTGGGCGAAGCCGAAGGCTCTGGCGTTCGTCGGCCTGTACCAGTTGCGTGAGACGGAGGCTGTGATTTCTTGGGCGCGTGAGGAGATGGCCGAACGCGTGCGCATCAACAACAAGTATGGCGTGGGCAACATCTTCGAACTGAACCCGGACGACGTGGAGGAAGCCGACCGCAAGCATCTGAAACCGTTGAACATCCTGTTCGATGAGTTCAACTCGTATTTGCAGGAGACCGGCAAGACCACGCAGAACCCTCAGAAGGACATGCAGATTGCCAACGACAATGCCGCCGTGTCCGCCACGAACGCTTCCATCGCCCGGACGATGAGCGCGTTGAGCAAGATTATCGTGCAGGGTCGTACCGCTGGCATCCGATGCATTTTCGGCGCTCAGCGTTTGACGATGGACGATATGAAGAAGTACAACGGCAACGCGTTCTTCCGTTCGTTGGGCCGTATCCTCTTGGGAATGGACTCCCCCGCAGGCGTGGTCAGCGCCCAGAATCTCTCCGAAGCGAACCGCACCCAGAAGTCGTTGAAGAACGAGGATGGTCTAATCCCGGTCGGTCGTGGAATGTACGAAAGCATGCAAGGCACTCTGATGGCCGTGCAGACATGGTATTCGGGCGGTCAGGACGAACTGGCTAAGCTCGTTGCCGACATTCCGAACCCGGAACCCATCGACTACCAGCAGTACATGCCGCGAGCTGCGGAACAGTTCACAAAGCTCGACGTGGAGGATATCAAGGAAATCTTCACTTCCAACAACGGTTCGGAAAACGTCGAGGACGAGGACGTGGAGGAAGAGGAATGGTGATCATCCCGCTCTTCCGGCTCGTCTTTTCCAACAATCCCAAAGGAGGGGAATTCCAGAAAAATGTCGTTCATTCTAGGTGATGATATTCACGGCCTTCCGGTCGAATGGCGTACTGAAGAAGGCAATCAGAACATGCTGACCATCAGCGGCAATCATGGTTCGGGCAAGACCATGCTTGCGGATTCCATCATGTTGCAGGCTTTGGCCGCACAGTATGCGGTCATTCGTTTCGACTTCGAGGGCAAGCCGCTTCCCTCCCCCATTGTCAGTCAGGTTGACTATGAAGCAAAGGCCGAAACGTTGGAGGTGCTTGACCGGACGGTGGCTGAAATCAGACGGCGTGGAACATGCATCGAAAAGCATGGAGTGGAAGGAGAGCCGACCCCACGTCCGCTTCTGCTTGTCTTCGAGGACTTGGACACGCTCGTGGAGACCGAAGACCGATATTATCTGCGTGCCGTCGAGGAACGCCTACGGGAAGTCGAAACCGGAATCTCCGGACTGCGCGTGTATCTGATGCTTGTATCATCCACGTTCCCCATGGAGGAGCATTCCCTTTTGAAGAACGTCATCTCCCATAGTGGTCACGTCCACTTGGGGTACTCCCCCATCGAGGAATATGTACTCCCATCCAACAGGGAACAGGCGAGCCATCTCATCACCCGTCTCGCCTACCACAGCTTCCAACTGCTACCCGGACAAGGATTCTACGAAGACCGGTTCGGAGCGTTGAAACCAATCAGTCAACCCCACGCATTCGAAGGAGGAAACCACAATGCCTGAGACACGACCGAAAATCAAAATCGGATTGTCCAAAATGTTCCCCGAAGGGTTCGACGCGCACAATCCGGACGATATGATGCGTCTGACCCGAAAAATTCAGGAGAAGGCCGCACGCCAGCCTGAAAAATATGAAGGCTATCTCATCGACAGCATCAGCCCGGACGGACTCTACGCCTACATCGCTCCGATGGCTATGTCTACCGACGATAAGGAGATGCAGAAGCTTCTCACGGAGGGTATGGCGCACGGTGATGAAATCGACGCCGCCGACTGTATGGGCGAAGCCCGTCAGAAGGATACCGTCGCCCGTATCGAACTGAATTATGCCAACAGTACAGACCCGACCATCAAACATGTGTCGGGCATGACATGGAAGGTAATCGATTTCATTCCGCGCACCAGTTCCAAGAGCGTCGTGCTGTTGCAGTTGATGGACGATAAGACCATTTCGATTCGCCAACAGTTCGCTGAGGCGTTGGGTTTGCAGAAGTATCCGTGGCTTATCCGTCTGACGCCGACCGCTGAGGGTGGTTGGAAAATCCGTATCAAAGGCAATGCGGCCACTTACCGTCCTTCCAAGCATGATACGAAGATTCAGGAGACCGTTGAGATTATCGGCGGTGAAGGCTGGTTCTTCAAGGCTGATGCCGAGAACGGTGTCATCACCGTGTATCCGGGAGTGCCACCGACCTTCCCTGCGGTCATCAATCCGCCGAAGGAGTTCTGGAAGAAAAGCGATTTGCGCCACGCCTACTTCGGCATGAAGCTTCCCGACCGTGGACGTGAGACGGGAGACCTGCTGTACAACGATTGGAAGGACGCGTCCGGAGTGCTGGTCGCGGGCGCTTCCAATGGCGGTAAGAGTGTGGTCATCAACTGTCTGGTCTATGCGGCGGTGTCAGCCGGATGCCAACTCGCGGTATGCGATGACAAGTACAAGAGCGTCGATTTCAAATGGTGCCGTCCGTGGGTCATCGACCATGGTTGGGGTTGCGACAGCATGGAATCCTGCGCGGCCACCTTGCAACACATTCTGGACTTGAGCGCGGTTCGTGCGAATGTCATCAACCAGTATGGCAAGGAGAATTGGTGGGGTCTGCCGGAGGATGTCCGTAAACAGTATCCGCCGATTCTGTTGGTGTGCGATGAGATTGCGCAATGGGCGGCACCGTTGACCGTTCCGCCGGGATTGTCGAAGGATAATCCGACCCGTATCAAAGCCGAATACGAGAAGGGTATCCGTGCGATGAATTATATGGCGTTGCTGAAAATCTGCCAGACGGTTCGTTTCAGCGGTATCTTCTTCATGTATGCGGCCCAGTCCGCAACCAGCCAGAATGGTCTTGACCCGAGTGTCCGGACCAATCTTCCGTCGAAGATTCTGTTGGGCGACAAGGTCAACGATACCGTTCGTGGCACCGTGCTGAATGATGCGAAGAACGCTCCGACTGTGCCGAGTTATCTTATCGAGGCTGGAGTGTCCCGTGGTTGCGGCATAGCCGAGCTTGTCGGTCAGGAGGCTTGCGTTTACAAGGGCTTCTACGAGGACGACCACAAGCACGGGAAAAGCTGGAGCGACATTCTCCGCGAACACATGTTGGAGAACAATCCCCCGAAAGGCAATGATGAGGCCGGTCACTGGTCTTGGGATGACATCATCGTCGCCGTGCCCGCCGCCGCAGAAAAACCCGACGACGGTGCCATGTACGAGGATGACAGCCACTCCCCCAGCCGGTTGGAAACCGAAGGCGGATTCGGTGAAGACGGTCGTGACGTGGCAGACCGGGACGAACCGTTGAAAGGTGCCGCCGCCGCAGCTCATGCGAGCAAACTGTATGCGGCTGGAGTTGACGTGCCCCACGTGAGCGCGGTAGCCGCCGCTCGTAGTCTTGCCAAAGAGTCCGCACAGCAGGGCTTGTAAGAGTCCGACCATCATAGTCTGGAGGTGTTTCGCAGATGTCTGAGCAGGATGATTTTCTGATTGGCAACAACCGGTTGGATGAGTCTCTTTTGATGGACATGTCCGACATGCCGGCGGAGCAGTCCGCCGTTAAACCGGCGAGCAGGAAAAAGGAGTCTCCGGCGAAGCGGAACACCTCTTCGACTGTGAGGAAGAAAAACAGTGCGACGGCGAAGCAGTCGAGTGGAGAATCGTCTTCCCGGAACGATGCTGGTACGTCGAACAGGCGAAACGGTGGACAGGCGGAACGGAATGACGCCGTACCGTCCGATAGTGAAAACCAGTCCTCCACAACGCCGCCTCCACGTTTCAACAGTCAACCGGTGGAGCCGGTCGATGTGAAACCGGTCAGCCAGCAGACTGATGGTACGGTCGATGAGGATTCCATCGATATCGACAGTCTGTTGGAAGACCCGTGGGGTTCCCCATCGTCCGATACAGGCGAAACGGTTGAACAGGATTCCGGTATGCCGGTCGGACAGTTCCCCATCGAAAACGGCGTACCGGCTGAGCAATCCTACGGTGAGCCGGTCGGACAGTCGGATGTTGGAACGGAAGAGCAGTCAGCGTTCCAGCAGGAACAACAGTTTTACGGCGAACCGGCAGAACAGCAAACCGGTGTAACGGAAAACCAGCAGTCCGAAGATGACATAGACCCGTTCTCCATGTGGAACATGCAGGAACAGTCCGATGCCTCCACGGTAGGACAGAATACCGTCAATCCGGATGGGCGACAGAACAGCGAAACGGCGAACCGGCAGAACGTTGGACAGGCGGAACAGGATTCCATCTGGCGGATGGATGACATACCGCGACAGGCGGAACCGCAACAATCCGATTATCCGGACAGCCAGCAGGACAGTCAAGCGGATATTTGGAGTGTTGATTCGCCGGAACAACAGTATGCCGACGGTCAGGCGCAACAGTCGAACGGCGAAACGGCAAACCAGTCAAATGATGATTTCTGGAATACCGGCGAACCGGCGCAACAGCAGACCAGTATGCCTGAACAACAGTCCGATGACGTTCGGGCGTTCCAACAGAACGGCGAACAGGATATCTGGGGAGACAATCCCACAAGCAGGCAAGTCCAACAGTCGAATGGTGAAACGGCGGACAGGCAGGCCAGCGAACAAGACTTCTGGGGAGATGAATCCGACGTTCAGCCGGTTCAACAGTCGGACAGCGGACAGGCAATCCAGTCAAACGGTGAACAGGATATTTGGGGAGACAATCCCACAGGCGAAACAGCAACCCAGTTGAACGGTACGCCGGAAAGCCAGCCGTCCAACGAGCCGGATATATGGGGGAGCAGTGACGACAATTCGCCGTATGGACAGAACGCCGCTCCGGTAGCCTACGATGATATTTGGGGAGATGAGATTCCAGTCCAACAGCCTGAACCGGATGACGGCGGACAGGCAAGCCCGTTCGACGGCGGACAGGAAAACCAGTACGACAATACGCCGGTGAGCCAATCCGACACCGAACCGGCGAACCAGCAGAACGGCGAACAGTCCAACCAGCCGGATGATGACTTCTACCGTCGAAACAGCATCTTCAACGACCATGGTGAAGGCCAATGGTGGGAGGATGGTTCCAACGGTCAGGAACAGTCGGCACCCCAGCAACAACAATCCGCGCCACAACAGGAGGATGACGGTTTCTGGGATGATAGTATACAGGCAAACCAGTTCGACAGTACGCCCGTAGAACAGTCCTCCGGTTTTCCGCCGCAACAATTCGCCGGCGAACTGCCGGATTATGCGGATAATGCCGAAGCCGAAAGCACCACCGACGGTGAGGGCGATGGTGTCAGAATCCGTAAAATCATTATCATGGTCGTGGTGATTCTGTCCGGTATCGCGCTTCTATGCGGTGGCGGCTATTACGCTTATTCGACATACACTCACGCCCAAGCCGAGAAGGCCCGGCAGGTTGAAATCCAAAAGAAGCAGGATTCGCTCACGAAAGCCCAAAACAATTGGGACAAGCGTGTGGCCGACGCGAAAGACCTGATTAAGGAAATCAAGAACAGTCTCGTGAAGGACGACAAGACCACGTTGGGGGAGTGTGACAAGCTCAGCAAGGCCACGGAAGGAAATCCGATGACCGAAGCGGCAATCGGCAAGAAAATGAAGGCGTTGAACGCTCAATACAAGGCGGCCGACAACGCGTATCGGAAGGCATTGCAGTCGAAGAGCGTGGACGTGTCCAACAAGTTGAAGAGTCTCATCGACCAAGCCGGAAAACTTGGCGACGCTCCGGATTCGTCGGATAAGAAGACCATGAACAGTCTCGTCAAACAGTGGAAGGATACGCAGGTGACGGCTGACAATGTGGCCGACGCCAACAAGGCGGTGTCCAGTCTGCAAGATGTGGTGGGCAAGGTCAGCAAGGCCAAGACCGACGCGGATAATGCGAAGAAGGCGGAGGAGGAGGCCAAGAGGAAGGCCGAGGAGGAAGCTCAGGCTCAGGCGCAACAGCAGCAGCAATCCCAGCAGACGTATACGCCGCAACGCCAATACACGTACACTTATACGCCGCAACGGCAGTACACGGCTCCAAGGCAACAGCAGTCCACGCCATCCACGCCGACCGCTCCGTCCACACCGTCCCAACCGTCTACGGGTGGCGATGGAAACAGTGGCGTGATGTTCTGATGGGTTATATCCACATTATGTCCACCGTTTGGGTTCCATCAAGGAAAGGACTACAATAAGTATATACCTATTGAATATTTTAGTAAATAGGTATATACTTATTATATGAAAAGAAAAGACTTAGAGCGACAAATCAATCAACTCGCCAAAGAAAAAGGAGCCACGGCCCAATGGAAAGAAGGAGGCAACCACACTAAAGTCACTATCAAAAACGTAACCACGACAATTCCACGCCACAACGAGATAAACGAAATCACAGCAAAATCAATAATCAAATATTTCAGAGAGAAAATAAAATGAAAATCAACAAGGTCACCGCCATCGCACAACGTTCCGAGGGATGGTGGGCAATCGAAGTACCGGAAATCCCCGGTCTTTTCACCCAAACACGCCGTCTTGACCAAGTGGACAAGATGGTTCGAGACGCGGCGAAAATGCTCGACTACGAAATTGACGAAATAGACATTCGTCCAAAACTAAGCGAAGAGGACGAGAGGATGCTTAAGGAACTGTTGGACGCAAGAAGCGAAGCCAACGAAGCCCAAGAAAAAGCTTCTTATTTAACCAGACAGACCATTGATGTATTTCGTAAAAAAGGAATGACGGTTAGAGACATTGCGGGAATGATTGGCGTAACCCCTCAAAGAGTCAGTAGTCTTTCTTGATAGAGAAAGCCCGGCCTGCAAGAAAATCTTGTAGGCTGGGCTTTCTAGCTAACTGAAATCAATCACCATTCGGTGTCCGCACCCTCGTCAAAGTCGGAGTCGTAATCGTCTTCGACCGTTTCCTTGACAGGCTTGCGGGTCTTACGCGGTCGGGGAGCGGGAGTCTCCTCTTCCTCCTCGCCGTCGTATTCCTCTTCCGGTTCGACCGGCTTCACCTTACGGGCGGGCTTGGTCTTACGACGCGGCTTCGGAGTCTCCTCCTCATACTCGTAGTCGTCCTCTTCTTCCGGTTCCGGTTCGACCGGCTTGACCGGCTTCGCCTTGCGACGCGGCTTCGGAGTCTCCTCTTCCTCCACATCGTCATCCTCAGCATAATCGTCAACGTCAGAACTGGAACGAAGCTTGACACGCTTGTTCCACGGGTCGTCGCCCGACTCGTAATCCGGCACCATCTGGTCACGCCATGCGACCATTTCAGCAATCTGCTCTTCGGTGAAAGCATCCTCAAGGGACATGATGCCAGCCGGAGTACCGCCGCCGATAATGACAACGCTCTTGATTCGACCGGTCACACCCTGACCAATCTTGGCCTGATGCCAGCCGGAAAGACGAAGCACGGCACTCGCATACTGTCCCGCATACACCTTGTCTTTCCAGAAGTCGAGTCGGCGTTCGTACTCTTCAACGGAATCGGGGTCTTCCTCGTTCACGATGAAATGTTTCGGCATGGGGTGGAGGATGTTCTTGTCATCGACCCAGCCGACGCTCGGCGGTTCGGTTGCGCGAGACTTGGCGGAAAGCATGTACTTGCCCCTCAGCGAGGAATCACGTTCGGACATGATTACCAGTTCGCCGGTGTCCTTATCCTCTACTTCCTCACTATCGCAGTCAACGAGGGCGAAGTGGATTGCGGCACGCTTGTCGAACATGCGCTTGGCTTTCAGCTCTTCGATGTATGCGTTCTGATAGCCGGAAATCTTCTTGATAATGGCGCGGTCACGACGCTTGTCGAGAATCGCACGGAACATGTAGGACGGCTTGCTTGGAGTCTTGTCCTTGTTCTTGTCATCGTCGCTCTGCTTGAAAACGTAAGGCTCGAAGAGGGAGCAACGTCCAAGAGTGATGTGGGGGAGGAACACGTCGAGCGTGGACGGCACTGACGCGGACTGCTCTTGCTCTGCCATTTTTGGCTTTCTCCTTTATTTTCGTTTTCCTCTCACACCAATATCAGGCATGAACCTTTTCCATTCGGGAAACAGTTTGAACATGCTCTGACATGAGTGGAGGAAGTCGGTTCTTTTATGTGGACATGTCCAAGTATAGGTCATATTTGAACTATTGTGAAATCAGGCGTGTCCCTTTGAATTTCAAGGATTATCAGCATACTCAATCGTACGATTTGGCTCAAAAGTGAACCAATGCTATAGTTGGGTTGAAACTTGTAGGAAAGGAGTTGTCTAAAAAATGGGAAACATCTCATTACGCAACCTTCGAATACAAGCGGGAAAAACACAGGCTGAAACAGCCGAAGTACTGGACGTGTCAACAAGCACATATAAACGGTGGGAGAAAAACCCGCTTGAAATGCCACACGGCATGTGGTTGGAAACCGTCCAATATTTGGAAATGTCCGCGCAAATCAGAAAGAAGACCAAAATGGCAACCGATTACGGCCACTCCGAAGTGGTATTCGACGAACCGATGACCGACGAGGAGGAGGAAAGGAACCGAGCATCATATACGGTTCCGATTCCGGACTCTCTGACCAACAGTTTCGAACCATCCCAGCCCATCACCGATAAACAATTCCTCGACTGGGAGATTCGCCACATCGAACCATATCCGGGTTATGCGGAGGAGTACGCCGCATGGCAGGACGCGTGGGAGGAAATCGACCGGGCACAGGCCGAAGCCGATGGAAACCCCTACAACTACGTTGACAACATGAAGCTCCAGCCGGAGTTCGACCCGCAGACCGGCGAACCCATCGACTATGAGGAGCCTGTTATCTTCCAGAACGCCGAAACCAACAAGGTCGAAGTGCATCTGCCCGCCGAAGACGCGGTCAAGGCCGACGCCGAAGCGCGAGGCGAAGACACTTCCATCACCGGAGACGAAGAGGAGTAATCCTCCATGAGCCAAGCGAAAATCATAGACGCGACCGACGAGGAATACTTCGCCATGGACGCGCTCGACCAGAGCCAGTTGAAAGCGTTCCTGAAAAATCCGAAGGAATGGGCTTACGACCGACTGTTGGGCGACCATACGCCGACGGACGCGATGAAGTTCGGAACCGCGTTCCACGCCTACCTGTTGAACACGAGCGAGGTCGTATGCCTTGACGAGGGGCAGACTTTTCAAAGCAAAGCCAACAAGGCATGGCGTGAAGCGCAGGAGGCGATGGGCAACATCGTCGTATCCTACAAGGATATGCAGTTGCTCAAACGCATGAAGCAGAACATCATCGACTCCCGTCCCGACATGTACGACCTTATCGGCAAAGGCACATGCGAACAGTGCATCGTGTGGACGGATGACGATACCGGTCTGGGACTGAAAGCCAAGCCGGATTTGATTCCGACCGGCGTTGACTATCTCGTGGATTTGAAGACCGCGAGCAGTGCCAGCGCCACGGACTTCCACAAGCATGTCATCGAATACGGTTATCACATTCAGGCGTCGTTCTACCGTCAGGCGGTTGCGAACTGTCCGGCGGAAGCATTCCAACGCACCAGACGCAAGCCTGTGGCTATGCAATTCTGGGTGTTCGAGAAAAGCGGCGCATGCGATTGGCAACCGTTCTCCATCAGCGCGGACAATGACGTGACGAAAATGGCCGGAATGGCTATCAGCGCGGCCTTGCATGGCATTGCCGAACTCCGTGACAAGGCGGAAGCCGACGGGCACTACGGCAAAGGCATCGACGCGGCGGCACGATACGCGCTACGAAACTGCGGATACGACAAGTCCTTGAAGGAAGTCGAATTCACAGCATGGGATATGGCCGACGCGCAAAACTTCGCCATGTACAACGACGTTATCGCATAGTCTTTCCCCTCTCGTTTTCCAACATTAGAAGCTTGGGGCATCGAAAAAATCGGTGCTCCAAGCTTTTTGTTAGAACGGGTTTTCCGGCATGGCGGACTCCTTTGCGGAAGAGACGGCTCCCTGTCCGAAAGCCTTTTCCTTTCCTGTTCCCGAAGTGAGGGAGCTTCTGCTGGGATAGAGCGTCAATCCTTTTTCCCCAACGGAAGTCGCCAGCTCCGGCCACGCGTCCGACACCTTCTCCAACGACCGGCAAAACCTCCGTCTGAAAGAATACATAGGCGTATCCACTGAATCGAACTGACTCCGAAGATTCTCCCAAGGAACAATGACGGGCTTTTTCAGGGCATATGTCCGATAAGCAAGCCACTGGTAAATATCCAAAGCCCTAGGAGAACGTCCTAATTGGGCGGCGATTTCTCTGCTCAAAGGAACACAATTTTCAGTAAGAATCTGCCAAAGCAAGTCGGAGAACCTAATATAGGTTTTCTCGGAAGAGTCGCCATCGTGGAAATGAAATTCGCCATAATCGAAAATCCGATAGTTACCCACGGCGAGTATTTGTTCTTCCTTCGCGTCAAACCAGCCCCTAAGCTGGATAGTCGTATTCAACATACGGTTCAGCATCTCATCGACGTCTTTGGCTAAACCGCCATAATATGTCAGACCGGCGTGCTTACAGAAAGAACGGAACGACTCATCAAAGACTATAGTCTTCTTGTCGAAATCAACTTTTTCTGACTGCTCCATAATCAACGAACGTGAATAAAGAAGAATAAGCCTAGGAATTTTCCCATAAGCCCATTCCCGCCTTAACGGGGCGATATTAACAGTAACCGCGCCGTTTCTCCGCTCAAGAAATTCGACATCTGGATTGTCCACAGGAAAGATACTGACAATCGACATGAGTTTCGGACTGTAGACAACCTCCAAAAGTTTGTCTTTGCCGCTATCATTAGACACGTGACCACTCCTTTTCTAACTGATTGGTCATCCGCCCGTCTCTGTTGCCAGACAGAGGCGGGTTTCTTTTTTCTATTTTAGAGGTTGTTTAAGACACGTACAGATAGATATGAGAGCATATGCAAATCATGAACTAAAAATAGGGGAAAATGATTTTTATCGATTTTTCACCATTTTTCGGTGGGAGATACTGGTATACCGCTGGGAGATATTGGCATGCAAAGTGGGAGATATTGACATGTTTTTGGGAGATATTGACATGCGGGCATGCTCTCAGCCCTACTGCCACAAGGGTTTTCAGACGCCCCATAAGTACATAAGTATACATAAGTATTACATAATATATAGGCTCAATTTTTTTATGAAAAACCATTTTTAAAAAATAAAAATGAGAAAATGCATTTTTCTCTATTTTTAGTTCATGATTTGCATATGCCTACACTCTCTTAGCCTATCTGTATAGATTCAAATTTTTGAGAAAAATTTGAAAAGCAAAAATATGAGGAAGATGCTTTTGCTGGGAAACCGTTAACAGACGTGGTTCTCTTTGCTAAGAGTGGAGACGGGTTAATCCTTAGACTGGGTTGTCGCTCACTGGCTTTTTTCTTTTGCTTAAGAAAACCGGTAAAAATCTTAAACCTTGTGAACCGTTAACAAGCGAGAATCCTTTACCCCGGGTTCCCTAAAGAAGAAAAACCCGCCCCTCCCGTTTCGCCGGTTTTTCTCTTCGTCGTATTTCCGTGCTTTTCAGACTCTTCCAATGTTGGTTCCGTTAGACTGGATTAGTCCACATTGGCTAGCGGAAAAGAGAAAACATGCTTTTGCCTATCGCGCTTCCGACTGGTTCGCCGGTTCGGCCTCTTGATGATGAAACCGTTCGTGGCCGGTATTGCGATGGTGCCTACGTGCAGACGGGTCTTCCCGCAGACGGGGATGATTACGATGAGTGGCTTGCCGAACATGACCGTATCGTCGCTTTAAAGGCTCTTCAAGGGCTTTCCGGCAGAATTAGGAACACTCATACCCGTAGGAACATAATCGACCTTCTAAAGGCCGATATCGGCGCGTATGAGACGGGAGGTCCGCAGTGAAATTCATCATCCATCCGACCAACACGGGAACCAGCCGTTGCGTCCGTTGCGGCATACGGAAAGACCCTCACGACGGGGAGGCTATGTGCCAGCATTGCTTGGGTGTCCACGCCTACCGTCAAAACCGTCCGTTCAGGGAGTCCCCATGGTTCGTCAGACCGTAGCAAGGAAACGTGGCGGATACCGGTTGACCATCAACATTCCAATCGAATGGTGGAGCGGCACCGACACCGTGCAGACCGAAAAGACGCGTGCCCTACGGCGTGCGAGAATCCGTCGGTATGCGAAAGACAAGTGGCGGAATCTGAAAACGATGAAACAGGCGTGGAAGGTGGAACGGTTTCTGGCCGTGGTCACGGTGTCGGCACCCCACGGTGGGAACGTGTTCCCAGCCCGTGCCGCCGAAACCGTGAAGCCGATAATCGACGCCGGTTCCGACGTGCGCCTGTGGGATGATGATGATAGTCTGCACCGGCATTCGACCATCTACCTGCAATCGCCCATCGAAGCGCCTTCCGGCTGTTATCTGCTGGACATTCTCATCATTCCGATTTCCGACGAGAACCCGCAGTATCAGATTACGGGCGGATTGGCGTCGAGCGTGGTCGGCATGTGGAGGAACATTCCCGTGGGGGAGCGTCCCGCATGGTGCGACGGCTATGAGGTGAAGTTCAGCGTGCCGGACAAAATCTGGATTACCAGCAATTACACGGATTCGGATTTGAAAGCCCGCCAGCATGGTCAACGCAAGGCGACCACGTGGGGTAGGGGCAACACGTTGGGCGTGCGTGAGAAGGTCGGCTCCCAGCTCATCGCCTACGCGGAGGAGTGTTGGAAACGCCAGCCCTACTGCGGATACGGCAAGTACATCGTCATCGCCAGCATCGCCTACCCGTATGGCGTGGCGCAAGCCGACCCGGACAATACCGCTGAAAGCGTGAACGCGATTCTGAAAGCGGGAACGAACGTCGGCGCATGGCATGGCACCACGTCGAACTATTGCAAGGGCGTGGCGTTCGTCCGGTCTAAGAATCTGAACCATGGCGGACGGCATTTGGTCAGACTGCTCGTGTTCCCCGTGCCAGACGGGTTCCAAATGCTGGAAGCGATAGCGGATTCAGCGGACGCGAGCTGGGAGGAACACGACCGGAGGTTGAAATGAGTTGGAAAAGCGTATTGGGCAAGACCCTGCTCGGGGCGGGTATCCTGTTTGCGACCGTCATCTACATGTCGTTCGACGTTCCCGCAGACGGCAGACTGGACATTCGTGAATCCATCCTGTCCCTTTTCGGCCTGATAGTAGGCTTCTGGATATTGGGGGAGACGTGGGGACGATTGCTGTGGAAGGGTTTGAGGATTCTCGCCAAGGATGTGGGCGTGTTCGCTGAAACCGTGTTCGTCCACGTTTCCGACCATCTTTCCAAAAAGTCGAAGCGTAAGAAAAACCGGTAGATTACCTTCTTTCGCCTTTTATAGACCTTGAGGATTGTAGACTGGAATCTGATGTTGGAAAAACCTCCCGTTCGGGGAGGAATCAGGTCGAGGAAGGACAAGACATGGCCTACAATCCGACACAGCCGCGAAACCCCATCGGACAGTGGACTAAATGGGGCTTGACCGTCGGCTGGCATGAGTACGTTGACCGTCGCGGCAACGTGCGCAAGTACTACAAGAACAATCTCTCCCAAATGCCCAGCGGCTACGAGATGATGCACGTCGGCGCGAGTGGACGTAATTTCAGCACGCTCAAAAACCATGAGGTTCACGAACGAGTGCATATCACCGGCACCGAGGACGGCGAACAGCTCGCCATCGCGTCCACCGGCAACACCTGCTTCGGAGTCATCAACCATGACCGTGAGGCCCCGGAACACACGTTGAGCATGTGCCGAGGCAACAAGTTCCAGCCGGTCAGCGAGAACCTGCCGTTGGACGAGACCAGTTTCGGCGGTCGTGCCGCACAATTGGAGGGGCGTAAGGACGGCAAGGTGTACGACACCCTGAACGCCCGAACGAACAAGCAGGTCAACCGTGCCGCGTTCGAAGGCGAGAACGCGAAGGTGTACCACATCGACCCGAAGGACTTCGCGGAGGCGGAGGTCAAAGCCCGCCACTACTACGAGAATAAGCTTGGTCTGAACAATGCCGACGCGCGTTCCGCAGAAGTGTTCGTCTACATGGACAAGGAAGGCAAGACGCACGTCGCACCAGCCTTGAAGCGAGACTCGAAGACCGGCCTTCTGAAACGTGCCCCCCGCCCGCACAATGAGGGCGGCTCCCCAATGGCTATCGTTCCGGGCGACGATTTGACCCGAATGACCCGCGCCATGCAAGCCGAAGGACTGGACGACGTACAATGCGCCATCAGCGCCGGTACCGGCAAACAGGCGAACGGCCATCCGCAGAACGCCCTGCACTTCCGCAAGGAGTTCTACCGCAATAAGACCAGTGGAGACCATGTGACCTCTTGGGGAACCATCGAAATGAACAACAAAGGCACCGAGGTCGAGAAGGCCCGTGGCGAGTTCAGCAGCGACAAGGAGTACGCGGACTACAAGTCGAAAGTCGCAGACCGTCGAAACAAAGCCGCGTCCAACTACTATCATCCGGTGGACAGCGAAAGCGCCGCCAAGCTCATGCGCCGTAAGACCGGCAACATGAACATTCCACAGGACAGCATCGAAATGCGCCATCAGGACAAGGAAGTGTCCTTCGCGGTTCGCGGAGAGCATACCAACACCCTTTACGACGGATACGGTTCCCGTGTCGGATACGAGGCGAACGACGCCGACGGATTCCGTAGCATGTTCAACTATTCGCACCAGAACAATCCGGTACCCGCCCAAGCCGTGCATGTCGGCACCGGCAAGCATGAGGGCCAGTACGGCATCACCCTACGCGACAAGGCCAGCGGCATGAGCGTCGTGTCTTGGTACAACAAGCGCGGACACCACACCGACACCGAACCCCTGCTTAAAGCGAACCTTCCCCAGAGGGCATGACATTTTCCAAAACGATTTTTTCGGGGTGGACAATCCGCTAAAAGTCCGGATACCGTCCACCCCGAATTTTTTTCGAGGTATTTTCCCGCCTATACGAGGTTGACGGCATACATGTCCGCTAAGGTGGTAGACGAAATCCGCAAAGGAAACGTTTCACATTTCGGATAGGACATTGAATGAGTGATAATTGGAACAATGCCGCGAAGAAAATCGGCGGCGTGGGTCTTGCTGCCGTGATGGCCGTAGGCTCCATGGGAACGGGAGCCGTGACGGCGTTGGCCGTTGACGACACCAATCTCACAACCCCGCCATCCACTTCCGGCGACGAAACCACCACGACAAGCCGTAAACTCCAAACCACCTACGGAAAGCAGACCGTCACCTACGAGAAGGACAGCGACGGCAACTATACGGCCACCATCGACAAGTACGACGGAGACCCGTTGGAAGCCGCCACCGCCACATTCGACGGCGAGGACAAGCCTATCGCACTGTCTGCTGAAACCCCGACGCTCAATATCGACCACAGCAAGGTCGGCGTCAGCCATCTGACCGGCACCGTCACCTACAATGGCACATTCGATGAGTCGGACACCGTAAGCCACAAGGTCACATTGACCGTGAACGTGGACGAAACCTACGGCAAGGAAGTCACCCTAAAGGACGGGACGAAGTTCGTCGTGCAAGGCGACACCAACACCGCGAACGCCACACTGAACGGCGTGACCTTGGACAAGGACGGCAACCCGTCCGAAAACACAGTCACCCTGTCCGACGGCTCCCATGCAAACATAGAATGGTTTGACCCGGCGTACGATTACAAGAACGGCTACACCGTCACCCGTACTGGCTCCGCGACCGTCAGCGTTGAAATCAAGGACTTCGACTGGGAAAGCCACTCCCGTAACACCTCGTACAGTTGGAACACCCATACGGAAGCTACCGCGTCCAACACCGCCAGTTGGTCAACCAAATACGAAGGCCAAGACGTCAGCTTCGACACGTCCGACGAGGATGGAAAACAGCTCGCGTCCATGACCGGCACCAGCATTCCGAAGAAACTGGAAGTCACCGGCAAGAACGGCAACGACGTGACCCTCACCGACCCGGACATCACTCCGGAAACCACCACCGGCGCGGGCAAGCTCGGCATGATTCACGAGACTGGCACAGCCGGATACTCCAAAAAAGCCGAAGGCGTGCTCCCCGAATTCGCCGCCACCGTGAACTATACGAAGGATTACGGCAAGGAAATCACCTTGTCTGACGGCACCCAGTTCACCATCCAACAGGACGGCAAGACCGCCGTGCTCGACTATGCGAACAAGGACTACACCGTCAACAAGGCAGGCAAAGTGGTCGGCAAGGACGGTAAGGAAATCACCGGACTCAAACTGTCCGACGACACCGAACTGCCCATCACATGGGCCAAGACCACTGACTCCAAAACCCATGTGACCACCGTCGTGGGAACCGTCAACCAGAAGTACAAGACCATCGACCCGGAAACCAAAGCCGAATACGAGTGGACGATTCAAGTCAACCAATCATACTCCCGTACCGACACTTGGAGCGGTGAGGTCGAAGGGAAGACGTTCCAGTTCACGAACAATCCGGAAACCGGCGACCAATCCTATACGGCCATCGAACCTTACGGCAAGGTTCCGGGACGCATCACCGTGCATACGAACGATTCCGATGACACGTTCACATTGAAGCGTAGCGATTTGCAGGATGTGAAACTCACAGCAAACGGCACGTTCGCCCAAGTGGATGTGACCGGCACCGCCGTCTACCATGTCGGTGCTAAGAACGGCAATCCGGCGTTCGACGTTTCCATCCCGTTTAAATATTCCACAGGTGAGAACATCACTCTGGCCGACGGCACCCAGTTCACCGTATCCGGAGAAAACCCGGACGGAACCGTGGAAGCCGTAGCCAATGTGCCTAAAAACGAGTCCTATCGTGTGACCAAAGACCGCAAGGTCGTTGACAAGGACGGCAATGAGGTCAAGACAGTCAAACTGTCCAACGGCAAAAGCCTGAACATCGCATGGAACGTCAGTGTGGACAATGCCACTCACGTGACATCCGCCACCGGCGTCGCCACAGGCAACTACGAGTACACGGACGTTCAGACCGGACAAACCAAAATCTGGCATATGACCGTCAACTTGGGAGATTATTCACGTACCAACACTTGGTATGCGCAGGTCGGAGACAAGCAGATTCCGCTCATAAATCTTCCGAACGCGGGCGGCAACCAGTCCCTCACCACTCCGACCGTGAACGTCCGTCCGACCACCGTGACCATCGGCTCACTGAACGAAGACGACAACACCAAGTTCACGATTGAACCGACCTTCAGGGAACAACACATCACTTCGGGCGATAAACTCGGCACAGCAATCGTATCCGGCACAGCCGTCTACCATGCCGACGCGAACCCGGATAAAGGCTTGCCGCAGTTCGACATCACCGTACCATTCGAATATTCGATTGGCGAGGAAATCACGTTGAACAATGGCACCGATAAGGGAACTCCTTTCAGCAAGTACGAAGATGATTCCTATCACGCTGGCTACTCCGCCACCGGCCTGTCCGACAAGGACAACAGTCCTTCCTACCATGAGGTCACACTGTCCAACAAGAACAAAGCCACCGTCAAATGGGAATCCACTCCCAAGACCATGGTGGGTGCCGACAACGAGCATAATATCGTCGTGCTCTTCGGAACAGCAGAGGGAACCGTGACCGTCGATGACGGACACGGCAACAAGATTGAACAAGCCTACACGGTGGGAACCCGAGACGTTCGTCCCGAGGATAAGAACTTCACGAAGATGACGCTCACCCAGACTTCCTCCGACGGCAAGTCCAAGAGTTACGAAATCAATAAGACGGACTTTGATGAGAACCATCAGAAAGTCGTTGACCTTCCCGCCTCCGACGCGAAGGACTCCTTCTCCCTCTCCGCCGAACATGGTCTCGACGCGGAAGTATCCCGTCCGAAATTGAGTGTTGACGGCACCAGCCGAATCATCACAGTCAACGTGAACGACGTGGACTACACGGTACGGGTCAACTTCCAAACCTCCGACATCCAACCGGACAGTCCCGCCAAACTCACCGGCATCTACGTGAACCTCACCGGCAAAGCCGAAAAAGGCACGCTCATCGACAATTGGAATCCGAACAGGCTCGACTACGTGGTCGCATTGAAAGACGCGAACACCAGTGCCTACCTGCTACCGGAAGCCCCGGCAGGAGTAACCGTCAAAGCCGGAAACGTGACCCAAAGCGCGCAATCCAACCGACAGGAATGGATTGTCACCGACACCGCCACGGGAGCAAGCCGCACCTACAGTGTGACCGTCACCCGTCCGGTCAAAACCGCCGTCACCGAATTCCAGCCGAAGGAGCCGGTGGAACAGTCTCCGGTCAAGACACCAGACTCTCAGACTGACACGAGCCTCGCATCCGTCGGCTACGTTGGCAAGGACGGCAAATATGTGCCCGTCACATCCGACAAATTCGACATTCCGGAAGGTGGCACCTTCTCCTATGAGACGAAGGTCGGTCAAAGCGCCGTAGTGTCCAGTTCCCACAAGGGCATGACCTACACGTATACGGTCAGCGTGCTCTCTCCGGACGGCAATACGTTCACTCAACATGACTACACCGTCACCTACATCACCGCCGCCACCCACAAGGCGGAACTGACGGGCATCGCGGTTGACGGAAAACTCATCAACGGATTCGACCCGAACAAAACCTCCTACGAAGTGGCTGTGGACAATCCCGACAAGTGGACGGTCGTCGGACAGTACGACAAGGACACGGGCATGAGCATCACCATCAACAAGAATGGTGCGGACGCCACGCTCACCGTCACGTCCGGTGATGGACTCGTGTCCAAGGATTACAAGATTCACGTCACCAAGAAACTGTTCGGAGGCGCTGGAACCGCTGGCGTAAGCGACCTCGCGCAGACCGGCGTGAACACTGGAATCATCGGACTGGTCATCATCGTGCTCGCCGCAGTCGGCGGACTGTTGGCCGTGGCCGTCAAGAAGCTTGGCAAACGTAAGACCGCAAGCCAGACCGAAGAATCCTCCGACGGTCAATCCAATGCCGAGACCGAAACCGAATCCGACCCGGGCAAGAAACAACCGACACATAAAGCCGAATAACAGATAAAGCCTTGCCCTCCCCGACATGAAACCATGCTTCAACCAGTCTCCAACGATTGGAAGAAGCATGGTCGGAGAGGGTGAAAAATCGGAAGACTGGCCTTGGGAACTCTCCTGCAAACCGTACTTGAGACCAGCCTTCCATACTTATAACTAAACAATCAAAAAACGCGCGGGGGGGGCTTCTTTTTAGCCCTTCTCCCGTTTTCATGACACACTCTCCAGAAGGGAAGCTCAAGGTTATGAAACCCGGCCTGAGAAAGGTTGCCGCGCTTATCTTGGCTACGGCGACAATGTTTGGTGGTGGCGTATTGTCCGCGTCCACTGCTTTGGCTGACGATTTGACGGTGGATTCGTCCACGCAAGTCCAAGCCGACACCAGTAATAGTGGGAACGCCGACACTAATAGTGGCGACACCCAGTCAGACACTACCAGCAGTAGTAATGCTGACAGTCAAACACAGTCGGACGTTCACTCCGACACTAGTATCCGAGCGCAATCCGCTCCGGAAGACGCTAAAGACGTTACCATTCATGACATGCTCGACACCGACAGCGCATACGTGTCAAAACTCAAACTAACCGACCGAGTCACCGGAACCGCACCATTCGACAATGACAATGAGCGTGGCGACGATAAGGACGCGAGCAATGATATAGTCCGCTCGTTCGATGATGTAATCTACGACTACGATTACACCGTCACCCCGGATTCGACCATGGACTATTACAAGCGTACCCGTGTCGGCTTCCGTTTCGAACTGCCTTATCCGGCGGATAAGGTCACGTTCGACACCGACCAAATGGGTTGGGTAGACCAGACTCCCAGCTATCAGCCGAAACTCACGACCGAAACCATCAACGGTGTGAAGACGCAAGTGTACACCTGCTATCGCCTGTTGGAGCCGACTTCCAACAGTCCGACCGTCAACCCCGGCACGTCAGCCATCAGTCTCGCAGTCGCGGTCAAAGGCGCACCCCACGGATACAAATTCCATCCAACCGTCAAAGCATGGGCAGCATGGGATGCAAGCAATCCAACCAACACCGGCACCCACAAACAAGCCGAAAACACGCCACAAGACGTAACAGTCAGCGCAAAACTCAACCTGAACGTAAGCCTGCAATACCAGATTACGGGCGGCGGCACCTACGATTTCAATACGGGTGACGCTACCGCGCCAAACAAAGGCAAAGGCAAGATTCAGGGACGCCAACTGCATGTGCTCGTCCGTACCGCGATGCGTTGGAAGGACAAGTCGAAGGGGTTGAAGGGCATTGAAGTGCCCACGGGAAGCATCGGCTACAAGCTGAACGTGTCCAGCGTGTTTCAGGATGATGACGACAAGCATGCGAAGCATTCGGGCGAGAAGCAATGGCAGCCGATACTTTGGGACAGAATCCACCACCCCGCCGCCAGCAGCAGCGGAGTGAACACACACAACAGGAAGAACGACTCGTTCGACCACAACGGCAGCTTCCCCAGCTCCAGCACCGTGGGCAAGGATTCCGTCAACGACGGCACCACCGTCTACGACGACGGCACCACCACCGACAAGGGCACCACCGTCAACGTCGGCTTCACCGGCTACGACACCCTGAACTACCCATGCGCCAACGCCACCCAGTACAGCGCATACGGCAAATGCACCACCGCCTACATGGACGGCTCCCTCACCCAACAGCAGGTAGCCGCACTGCACGTGGACGAGTTCACATTCATCCTCCCCACAGCCACCACGGACGGCAAGACCGCCGCCCAGTATTACGGCAAGGACCAGACCGGCAACGTGACCATCACCGACACCACGCTGTCGGCCACCAGTCTGAGCGGCGACACGTTGGACGAATCCGATTCGAACACGAACCAGACGGTCACCGACGACGATTCGGCATCCGGCAACTGGGTCGTAAGACTGCCCGGCACATTCATCCAAAGCATGTACTACACGAACGTTTTCGCCCGCACGTTCGGACGCTGCGACAACGCCACCACCGGACGTTGGCAGGATACGGAACGATATAACGGCTCCGACCGCGTGTTGGAGAACACCAAGTTCGGCATCAACACCGTAGCAGAAAACAAACTGGACTCGACCGGCAACGGCAGGGTTTTAGGCGTCCACTTGGTCAAATGGGACCCCACTATCCTCACCCCATTGGCCGCAAACGACAATCCCGACCAGCAGTACACCGTCCACGACAGCTACGGCATGTGGGGCGGACGATTCTGGTGGTCGGACACCCGCACCAATGACAACATGGAACCCGTCATCTGGGGCGTACTGCCCGACGGCGGCAGCTACTCCACCGATACGGCGCAGGCCAAGGCCGACTATGACGATTTCGACTGGTATCCGACATACGCCGAGGCCGCCAAGCATGGCAGGGTGCTCGCCGCGCAGATAATCGACACCCGCGTATGGGATACGGCAAACACGTCATACGATTCACGAATCAGCGTCGGCACCACGCTCCCCATGCAGGTCAACGACAATACGGCGGGCAGGACCGCGCAGACCACCGGACAGATAGACTACTGGACGCGCAGCGACCTCGCCAAGAAAGCCAACCTCGACATTGAGGACGATTTGACCAAGTGGACGGCATACGCGCACTCCATCACCGGCGACGACTACACGAGCCTCGTCAAACAACTGGGTAAACCCAGCCTCCACTACGACGGCAAAAACTATGTGAAGGCCACTTTCAGCGAGGACGGCGTGTATCAGGGCGGCGACGCCGCCGGAAACCACAAGGGCGACACCCTGTACGTCGTGGGCGAACGCCCGGCAATCGGCATCCACACCAGCCAGAAAGACACGGCCAACACCGTGTCGAAGACCATCTACGATTTGGACAAGGAGCAGCGTCACGCCGACTGGACGATAAACGCGACCGCCAAGACCGGCAACAGCAGCACCGGCGGCGACTATCTGACCGACTACCACATCAAGGTCACACTGCCCAAGGGTCTGACCTACACGGACGGCTCATCGACCGTAGGCGGAGAATACAAGGACACTGATTCAGGACAAACGCAGGGCGTTGTTACCGGCGGTACGCCCGTCACGCCGACCGCCACCCCGAACAAGGACGGAACAACCACATTGGAGTACAGGGTCAACGGAGTGAAGGCGGACGGGACGGACACGCTCGTCAGATTCTCCACCACCATCGGCGACCCGTCCGACCCGGACAATGATGCGAAGAACAACCAACAGTACACGGTGCATACGGAAATCAGGTCGAAACGGTGGATGGGCACCCCGTCCGCCGCCTACGGTCAGACCGCCGCCTACACCATCCGCGTCTCATGCACGCACTCCTCCTCATTGGCGACCCGCGCCCAACCGTTGCTGAACGACATCGAACGCCCGTTAGGTTTCACGAACATGTTGAATAACTTCTCCAAGGATGAGAAAAAGAATCCGTATGCGGTTGATATTATGCCGTATTCGGGTGCTGGCTCCCTGTCGAAGTATTCCGGCGGTTATGTGATGACCGGTTTGAACATGGGTGTGAAGAATGGCGCGTCCTTGGATAATGGGCGCGTCTACTTCACCACCGACCCGAAGTGGCGTACCGTTGACGCGACGAAGATTACGCGCGAGCAGGTCGAACAGTGGACTGAGGCGAAGGTTGACCGTAACACTGGTACGGTGACTATCCCCGACGGTTGCGATAAGCCGGTCGCTTGGGCTTTTACATCCGACAAGCTTCCCGCGAACGCCCGCTATGATTTCAGTCTCACATTCAAACCGTCCGGCAATAAGGCGGCTGACGCTTACGTGAACCGTTGGGCTGACGGTGATAATAAGGTGGATGCGGTCACGCAGGTCGTGGAACGTAGAGTGAACGGCGTCGCATGGTTCGACAACGACCATAACGGTGTGCGTGAGAGCACAGACCGTCTCCTTGCTGGCGTGAACGTCACCCTGTTGAACAAGAACGGCAAGACCGTCACCAGCATGAACGGCAAGCCTTGCACCACAGTCACCGACCAGAACGGACATTACGAACTGTCGGCCATTCCGGGTGGCTCCGGTTTCAAACTCCGGTTCACTCCGAAGACCGGCACCACTTGGCATGGACAGCACGTCACCATCAAGAACGCGAAGGAAGCGTCCGAAGCGACGGATTCCGACAGTGATGAGGAGGATGATTCCAACGGCAATATGGTTGCGGGCGTAATCCCTTTGAAGGATTTCCCCGCATTGGATGAGATGACCACCGCCATCTACGAAGACCCGAACGAAGACCATGGCATTTACGGCATGGTCATGCCCACGGTTCCGGTCACGTTCAAAGCGGTCAAAGTGTTGAACGGTCGTCCGAACGGCGCTTGGACTGAAAAAGACAAGTATGTTGCGGACATCACCCCGTTGAACAATGCTCCGAAGAGCGCGGTGCCATCCTCCATCACGTTCACCGACAACAAGACGCAGACAGTCCGAATCAACACCGGCGCGTTCACCAAGGAAGGCGTCTACCAGTATGAGGTGAAGGAACGTAAGGGAGACAATGCTGGAGTCACGTATGATGACCGTGTTTGGATACTGACCGTCACCGTCACCGACGATTTGAACACGTTCGACCGTCATGTCACGGCCAACGTGTCCAATAATGGAATCCAATCCGACACCATCCAATTCACGAACACGTATGCTCCGAAGGATACGCAAGCCCGTATCGTGGCGAGCAAACTGTTCACGAACGCGGACAAGTCTGCCACCAAGATTACCGACTTCCAATTCGACCTGTATGCGAACGACAAGGCGACAGGCACTCCTATCCAAACCGTGAACGCCACGGCGGACGGCAAAGTGGAATTCTCTCCGCTCCTGTTCACCAAGGCGAAGCTGAACGGCAAAGACAAGGCCACCTTCTCCTATTCGGTTCGTGAACGCAACACGGGTGCGGCGGGCGTCAAATATGACGACCATTACGCCATATGGACTGTGACCGTCACCGACGATAACAGTGGACAGTTGAAAGCCTCGCTCATCAATCCGACCATCTCCATGAAGAATGGCGAGACCATTGACAACGGCCAGTTCGTCAACTCGTATTCCAGCCAGCCTGTGTCCGTCACGCCGAAAGCCAGCAAGGTAATCGACAATCCGAAGCACACGCTCCGCCTGTTGAACGCCAACGAGTTCACATTCGAATTGCAGGACAAGAATGGCAAGACCATCCAATCCAAGACCAACAATGCGGACGGAACCGTAACCTTCGACAAGCTCACCTACAATACGGTAGGCGAACACGATTACCGTATCATGGAAAAGACGGGACAGCTCAAAGGCATCACCTACGACCAAACCGTCCACACCATGCACGTCAACGTCACCGACAACGGTTACGGACAGTTGAAAACCTCCACCTCCTACGACAATACGAACAAGACCCCGGTCTTCCACAACACGTATCAGCCGAAGGACGTGACCGTGAGCCTCACCGCACACAAGACGTTCGACAACAAGAACGCCAGCCATGCGAAACTCACCGACTTCCAATTCCAACTGTTCGACAACGAGCAGGCGGTAGGCAAGCCTTTGCAAACCGTGAACGCCGACCAGAACGGAAACATCAGCTTCCAACCGTTGACGTTCACCGCCCAACAGTTGAACGGTGTCAAATCCCGCACGTTCACCTACACGGTGCGTGAAGTCCGCCAATCGGCGGGCGGCGTCAACTACGATTCCCACATGGGAATGTGGCAAATCACCGTCACCGACGATTTGACCGGCCAACTGCAAGCCCAAACCCGAGTGAACACAGCCTATCCAACCACGTTCACGAACACGTATCAGGCGAAACCGGTCAGCGTGCAATTCCGTGCGCACAAGACACTCAACGACCCCGACCATACAGGCATCCAACTGCAAGCCGGACAATACGAGTTCAAATGCGTCGAGGATAAGACCGGCGGTCAGGTCGGAACGGTGAAAACCAACGACCAGCAGGGCAACATCCTGTTCGGCACCATCTCCTACACGAAGACGGGAGTGTACGACTACACGCTCAGCGAAGTCCACGGCGATAACGGCGGCATCACCTATGACGCCACCAAACATCATGTGAAAGTCACCGTCACCGACAATGGCGAAGGCCAACTGTTGTCCGACATGAAATATGATGACGGAACCAACATTCCGGAATTCACCAACACGTACAAGGCCCAACCCGCCACGGACAATCCGACAGCAATGAAGAAGATGACCTCCTCCAAGGGCAACAAGTACACGCTCAAAGACGGAGACTTCAACTTCACACTCCACCAGCAGTCGGCACCCGCCAACGTGTCGAACACCGACCAGACGAAGCGGAACAACCAGCAGGGCAACATCCGATTCGACCAACTGTCGTTCCCGCTCGTAGGCACCTACGTGTACACCATGACGGAACAGGATACGACCATTCCGGGAGTCACCAAGGATGGGACGGTAGCCACCATCACCTACGTGGTCAAGGATGTTGACCACAAGGGCAAGCTGACCGTCGTGTCCAAGACCGTCACCCCAACCACCGGCGCTAACGGCAAGAACATCACGTTCACCAACCATTACAGTCCGAAGAACGTCGGATACTCCATCAGCGGCGTGAAAAACATCGTCAACACGGATACGGCAACCAGCCGCACTCCGCAAGACGGCGAATTCAAGTTCCAACTGAACGCGGTATCCGCACATGACATGGACGGCAACACCATCAGCGTGAACGACATGCCGATGCCAGCCGGAAGCCAAAACGGAACACAAACCGTGTCCAACAAGGGAACCGGATTCACATTCGGCCAAATGGTCTACACCATGCCCGGCGCATACACGTATCATGTGAAGGAACTCGCCGGAACGGACAAGACCATCGGCTACTCCACTCAGGAATACGATGTTACCGTCACCGTCACCGACCATGACGGCGCTCTCACAGCGACCGCCGACCGTCAGACCGATGACATCCGATTCGACAACACGTACACGCCGACACCCGTCAGCGTGCAACTCGAAGCGGACAAACATCTGACGGGACGCGACCTGAACGACAACGAGTTCACCGCCGAATTGAAGGATTCCGACGGCAACCAGCTCCAAGCCAAACCGTTCACCCGTGCTCCGCGCAACACGCAATCCGACAAGGTAACTGCACGCGAAGGCGATGGAACACTCGAATTCGACAAGCTCACGTTCGACAAGACCGGCGTGTACACGTACACGGTTGACGAACAGGACGGAACCTTGGGTGGTGTCATCTATGATAAGACCATCCACACCGTCACCATCACCGTCACCGAGGACTCGAAGAGCCACAAGCTCGTCGCCAGCGTCGCCTACTCCAACGGCAAAGCCGACGAAAAGAGCATCCTCTTCCGGAACACGTACCAGCCGGAAGACGTGTTGGTCGAACTGTCGGACAAGAAGAATCTGACCGGACGTGAACTGCAAGCGGCCGAATTCGAGTTCGAGCTTGTGGACGACAAGGGCAATGTCATCGACACCGCGAGGAACGACAAGCAGGGCGACATCCGGTTCAAGCCGCTCACCTACGGTAGAGACAATGATGGTGTGGATGATTGCGGTGAATACCGGTATGTGATTCGCGAGAAGAACACCGGCGAGAAAAACGTCACCTACGACAAGACGGAACATCACGTGACCGTCACTGTAAGCGACAACCTGCAAGGCAACCTGACCGCCAGAGTCAAATACGACCCGACGGACGATTCGGCTAAGGATTCCAGCACCATGCTCGTCATGCCGACCGATAAGGCCGACAAGACCGACGAGAATGCTGGTGAGGATGAGAACAATCCGACCGCAACCCCCAGCATGGTCATGACCACCGGAACTCGACCCGAGTTCACCAACTCCTACATTCCTCCGGTGACACCGGCCATCGTGAAAGCGGTACGCCAACTCGCCCAAACCGGTGTGAACACGCCTATCATGGCGGTCATTCTGTTCACACTCGTGGGAATGGGATTGACGGTCGCGTATTCCGTCCGTAAGTGTCATGCCGTGACGCCGCGACATGGACGCTGACACGACCGTGAGCTAGGGGGGGTCGGACTGGTTCCACCGCCAGTCTGCCCCCCCCTTTTTTTGTATTGCCTTCAAGTTGATGTCAATTCGCATGTCTGATAACATGTATTTTTACATGCAACAGTAAGGAGACGCAATGCAATTGACTGTACCTGTGGAAACGATGGTTCCCATCAGCCGATTTGGCAGGGGGACCGCAAGCTCCGAGTTCGCCAAAGTAGGGGACGGCACTCCCGTCACCGTCATGAAGAACAACCACCCCGCTTACTTCATCCTCAACGAACATGATTACAGGCATTTCCGCGAACTGGAGAACGAATTAGTAGAACTTAAGAACAAAGAAGCCCGCCGTCAGGCTTTGGAACACGAATACACTCACTCATCTGACACCGTTGAAGACATGATGGACTATCTTAATGCGCTCTGAACTGAAGCTAAAAACCATACGGTCGTTCGACAACGACGTCAAACGTCTGAAAAAGAAGCATTACGACATAAGCAGACTTGAGGAGCCACTTCGGGCTTTAGGGGAAAGTGATACCGATGTTCTGAAAACGAAATATTCCGACCATGCTCTCACCGGCGACTGGAAAGGATTCCGCGAATTGCATGTCGAATCAGACCTACTACTTGTATATCGCCGCGACGGAGACGAGATTTCTCTAGTTCTGGTGAGACTTGACACCCACGATTCGCTATTTTCCAACGGCCGCGTCTCCCGTAAAGACATCAAGTCATATAAGACAGTGGAGGGTAAAAGCCTATAAAGCAAGGTGAGCCTAGGCGGGTCAATCCCCTCAGCTGGCCTTTGCTATGCCCAAAAATAATCTAACAAAAAACAGTCATACAGCAATGCTGGCGTCGGTCATTTTCAAGCATTCAGGTGTGCGAAAAGGGCGTTCATGTCTCGATAACCTCGCGTGTGTTCGTCCTTTGCTACACGCTTAGCTTCCCGCATGGCGGAAATAGTCTCCTTGTTCGGAACGTCTGTGGATTGGTTTGAACGGTATCTGTCAGATAATGGTATAGGCGGTTCCTTGCCTTGTTTTGTCATATCGTCCACGCATTCCCGTGCGACCTGTTGAATGCCGTTCAGTGCTTGGTCTGGTGTTTTGTCCAGCCAGCTGAGGTTGGGGAGTTCGAGTACGGTTCCTACCCATTCCTCGTCTTCGTCCGACCATTCGATTTTGTATGTGTAGTGGTTGGTGGGGTTTCCCATTTTTTGTCTCCTTTTGCCGAGTGTTTCCAATGGTTGTTTTACTTCATGTGGAGGAGAAGCCGGTGGGCTTTTGAACGGATTTTAGGCCACAATCCCCTTCCGTAAGGTCGGGAAGGTTCACTGACCACACCTGTGGTATACTGGAATTGTTCACACAAAACGAAGGGTTGAAAAACCCACCAAAAACAAGGAGAAAAAATGCACTTCCTAGGCGCAGTCATCGGAGGCAACAACACCAGCGAAGCCGAAGCCATCATCGACCCATACAGCGAATACGAGGAAGTCGAGGAATACGTCCTCTACACGCGGGACGAATTCCTGAAGGACAATCAAGAGAATGACAGGCGTCTAATTGAACGCGAGGGCGAAAACCAGCACGACAGAACGAGCGAAGCCTTCGAGAAAGCGGAACGCCGACTGGCATTGAACGATGAAGAAGCGCTCGAAGCCTATGCCGAATACTGTGGGTACAGTCTGAACGAAGACGGCGATGTGGTATCTACTTTCAACAACGATTCGTTCTACGACTGGTATGAGTTCGGCGGACGCTGGGAGGAAATGGTAGGCGGGCTTCAGGGAATCACCTGCGGCGAACTCAAAGAACGTTACGGCGACGGTGATTCCGAGGTCAGAGAGCTGTTGGACTGCAATGTGAGCGTTGTCTGCGACAATGACGGTTACGAAGGTGGGTCGTGGTTCCCCGTGTCAAGGGGTGCTCTGTTTGAGAGGCTGGGGAATGATTCTTCCGCTCGTGTCTGGTTTGTCGATTTTCATGACTGATTGAGAGGCTTTTTAGGGTGACGGTCTTTTAGGACTGGTCGCCTTTGTTTTTCATCCAATCATGTGGTATACTGGAATTGTTCACACAAAAAGGACGAACAGGCCACGCAAAAAAAGGAGAACCCCTATGAATATCAGCGACACCATCCAGCCGTTTGATGTCGAACTGGAATTCTGGAGCGATGATGACACCGCTCTGCTGTGTATTCGACATAATAAGCTGACGAAAGAGCACTGGAAGCACGTCTACGACGAGTATAAGGAATCGTCTCCAAAAAGCGAGCCCGATGAACGCTATATCTTCTCTGAGTACCATAAGGACAAGAACGAGGTCGTCTATTGGCTTGACCTCGACAACGACAGCTACTATGTGACCAAATCGTTGGGATGTGAAAGACTGGACTCCATGGTTCGTTCCATCGCCTTGGCTGGTCGGTGAGTTTTAGGCTCTGGGTCATGGTCTGACTTGGTTGGACTGTCCTCTGTTTTTTGGGTTGACTTTTGTTTAAACATAGTCTATACTGGAATTGTTCACACAAACAGGGGTTGAAAACCCACCACACATAAAGGAGACAAAAATGCTCAGCCTCGAAGTCCAAATCAGCAAACGCACCAATCGTTGGGTGGACGTCACCAACGACTTCCTCAACATCACTAGCCGCAATTACCTCAGCGGACGCAAGCACTGGCGAACCATGAAGGGCGTCGAAAACTTCATCGACAAGGCTATCAAGACCTACCCTTGGCTCACTCGTGAGAACTTCCGCATCAACGGCACCGAAGAGGAACGTCGCAAGCCACAGACCTCCACCACCGACGTGGAAGTGCATGTGGGGGACATATTTGTCAGCTCTTGGGGTTACAGCATGACTCTCGTGGACTTCTACCAAGTGACCAAGGTCAGCAAGACCGGCAAGAGCGTCAATGTCCGCAAGCTCGCCTACAAGGTCGTGGATGGTGCCACCTGCTCCCCGCAGGGTGGGCGTGTGGTTCCCGTCAAGGACTGTTTCGTGGGGGAGGAGTTGAAAAACAAACGCATCAGGGGTGATTATGGCATGAAGCCCCGCCCTATGTTCACCGTGAACGATTGCGCCACTGCCCATCTTGTCGATGGTATCGACCCCAATGGCTACTTTATGTGCAACTGGGATTGATTTCCTAATTGAGGGAACTTGTACAGGAAACGTACAAGTTCCCTTTTTTGTTTTTGGGCGGGTTGACTGGTGCGTGTTTGCTGTTTTGGCTTTCCGTCGTTTTCTAGGGTGGGGAACCTTGCTTGGTTTCTGTTTGACAATCCTGTTTTTGTGGGTTATACTGGAGTTGTTCGCACAAAAAGTTAAATACAAGGAGAAAAACATGACCATCAACCTGCACGACCTCACTGGACAGGAATCGGGAATAATCCTCGTAGAAATGGATGACGGACGACACATGAACATGGTCGCCAACTGGGGAGCCAATGACGGACTGCCGTATCTTTTCGAACCAATGCTCGAACCATTCTCGTTCCTCTTCCTCCCCTCAGAGGATGTCCGCGTCGAAATCGAACGCATCCACAGTGGGGCGCTCAACGACGAAATCGCCCACGACGGTCTCGAAGACTGGAACCCGTTGGACGACGATTTGGACTCGGACGAACCCTGCGAAGTATACCCGCTGTCAAACGGCTGGATTGTCGTCGCCCCGAAGGAATGGAACTGACATAATGAAAACACGCGACATCCTCAACACCGTCACCCACACGCTGCCGGGCTGGCATGTGAGTCACGACCGCCAATTCGGACGCATCACCGCGTACGACCCTCAAGCACGATACGAGATTACCGTCAACCTTCCCGACCGCGACACCATCCACATCGTCCGCACGCAGTACGAGCTTGTCGAGGATACAACCTCCATCGGCATGGCTGGCATGGGTGAGGAACAGGCATTGGACGAGCTGGCCCGCCTGCTGTCTGCGCCCCATGCCGCGCACCGACCGGCTCATGCGGCTGAAGGAACGGTTCGACAAGACCGCCGAATGGTGCCGGAACGCGATTGGCAACGAACAGGCGGCGAAGGACACCGAGGATATGGCCGAACAGTACATGCGCGTATGCGAATCCTGCAACGAATATCCCGGACACGACCCGGTGCTCGTGTTCGAAGGGTGGCTGCTGGGCGAGGAGCTTGGCAGTCCGTATGAGACGCGCCGTCAGGCCGCATTACGCATGCGGGCCGTCGTAAGGGCGTTGTATAGGGACTAAGGGGTTGAGATGGAATATTTTCCGAACAAACGAGCGGTGGAACTGCTCTGCGAAGACGCCAACAATGAACGCGGCTGGCTCAGCGACGGACTATACGAGACGGCAACGGTCGATAAGGACACCGGCATCGTCCATGTGGGCGAATACGGCAGCATCGACCTGTATGCGATTGTCAGTCTGGTCGAAAAAGGCATCAAAGACGAGGGAGGGAAAATCTATGGTAACGGATGATATTAAGCTCATCGACCCAATTCGACGCGGACACCATAGAATCCTACGCAAGGAAGTGGTGAACCATGCTTGACCTTGAATTTGAAACGTCAGGTGTTGGAGTCCGTGATTCGTGCCGACGAGGAGAATGGTCGAGACGCTTCGGAGAAGAAACTAGAGTTGGGGTTTCTGGAGGACGTGTTCGAGTCTTTGGATGATATCATCTGATTAGGGTCGCTCAACTGATTGTGGTATAGTGGGGGTGTCCACACATAAAGCATTCGTATAGAAAGGAACCACTACATGAGTCAGTCAGAACCAAAAACCGACCTCATATCATGGTTGGAACAACAATGGGACAAGGCCGTCAAAGATTCCGAAACCCCGGACAAGGAACTGTTGGAGAAATACACTTTCTACGACGGCCTCACCACAGCCTACGAATTCACCATCGCCCGCGTCAAACAGTATGGAGTCCAACCGACCACAGACAGTCGGACAGCCGCACTCATGGAAATTATCGACTATGTGGACAAGAGGAAAAAAGAACTCCGCTACAACCGTATGATACGGAACCTCACCTCCCCAGACGAGTCCCCGTCCTCTGATGAACAGGGAGACCCCAACTCCTACAGTGACTAATCCACATCTGCGAAAGACTCTTGAAAGAAGCCGAATCATGTTGAATCTTAAGGAACTCATTGACGTAGGTTGCGCCCAAACCATGGTTGACTCGGACGGTCAAATATACCCGTGCAGTAAACCCATCGTGGCAATCCGCCACTGGCCGGATTACGGTGAAGGGGACAGTTACAGTGGCGTCTGCCAACAGCACTCCCAACAGGCCGGTATAGAACTTATCCCGTTGAAGAATGTTCCCAATCCGCTACTTTTGCCGTTCTATCTCACCTATGAGGATATTGACGATAGCAGTCCATCCACCCAACCACAGGTGGGTGATTACGGTGTGGCAGTCCGCGAGAACGCTCACGGTCAGGAGGAAATACCCTTCCACATCGAACAGGAGGAGCATACCGGTCTGCCGGTCGCGGTTCTGAACACTCAACTGTACGCAAAACCGGAGGATGATATAGAAGACGGCCAATATGTGAGCCTGTTCCAATTGTATATCGACGGTTTCGAGTTGAGCAGGACAGGCCGGAAGTGAACGAAAATGACAGAACCGACGATATCCTACTCTGGACACGACTGGTTTTGAGCCTAGCTCAACTGGTCGTGGCATTAAGCGTTATCGGACTAATCGTCGCACCACCATTGACAAATGGACTCAATCGGTTGAAAACCGAAATCTGGGGACAGTCAATCACCTTAGAGGCCACCGTCACCGACCGGCAGGGCAATCCTGTTCCCAACGTGACGGTCACGGTCGTCCATGACGATGGCACTCCCTACAAAGATAGTGTCGGCAATCCCGCCAGAAGCGTCACCGACAAGAACGGCAGATACAAAATTAAGGCAAACGTCAAGAGAACCTTCCGATTGGAAGTGGTTCCACCTCAACAAAACCAAAATCAGAAGGAGTAGTAAAACATGGTAGATTTCAACGAGTGGAGCCAAAACCCGCTCTTTCTTTTTATGGTGTTTCTTGCCTTTGCCATAACAGCGACGCTCATTTCAGGAATCATCTTTTTGTGGAATGATAAAAATATTAAGAAAATCGTAGGCGGACTGTTGGAAGCAGTGTGCTTCATCTGTATTGTGGCACTTATTATAACAATGGGCGTGATAGAAACCCAGCGTCCGACCTTCGGTGAAGCATTGGCTACATCCTATGGGTATGAATCCGTGCGATGCGATGGAGCCAGTGACGTGACCGACGGAGACACCCCGTGCGTGGCTTACTCCAATCATGGTCGTAAGAGGCAGGTCATCACCGTGGTAGGCGACTCGGAGAAGAACACCGTCAGAGTGTACGATTCTCAAGGGAATCTGGTCAAGCCGGTCTTGACGAAAGCCCCGTCCAAGAAGGACTGAATCAATGGCAGATACGAAGTGCATGCGAAAAATCCAATCCATGTGCCGTTGTCAAGACTACGGATGCATGGTCGAAAACGCCGACATTGACCCCTATCGTCAGAAAAATGAAAGTTAACGGGGTCATTTTCAACAAAAAGTCGATTTTAGCCCCGTTAACGAGAGAAAGGAAAACAGGATGGCGGTGAACGTCACTCAGAAAGACAAAACCCTGCATGACACCATAGACTGGTGCAAGGAACAGATAGCCCGAATCAACGAGATGATTCCCACCGCTTCGGACGAGAATTTTCTTGTAGGGGAACGGTTCGCGTTGCAAGCCGTCATCGCACACTGCGAGGAACAGTTGGGATATTCGGGTTCTATGCCGTTGGAAGTGCCAAATCAGAGCGAGAAAGTAATCCGCTGATGTTGCCTGAAGATACGATTAGCCTGTTTGTTTTCCGTTTTTTGGCGTGATTGCCAGTCTTGCTTTTTTAGGTTATACTGGGGTTGTTCACACAATCTATCAAGACAAGGAGAGCAATGTCCAACATATTCAAAAAACTGAAAAACTGGACTTTTGACGTACTGGGATTCGTTTTCTTTGTCCTGCTTGAAATGTTCCTCTATCTTATCGAAGTCATCGACTTCTTTGCGAAAATTAGAAGACCACCGTCTTCTGATTCCACGAAAAAAGGAGCAACAATGCAAAACCGATATGTAAACGGATGGTACGTCACCTGCTGGTATTGCAAGAACACCGTCGATGCCAATAGGGTCAAGTGTCCCTACTGTGGAGCTTGGCTTTTCCTTACGCCGCAAGACTATGAAGAACTGAGAGAAGAAGGAATTAAACCATGAGCCGATTGAATCTAGTCGCACGAATAGACTCGTCATTCCCCGACAAGACCGCCTACAAGCGAGTATTGGAAAACGGGGAAATCGTCTGGGAGAACAGTAAAGGCCGTGAGAAATGGCGTTGGGTTCCCATGATTGTGGAAGAGCCGTCCGAGAGCGGACGATTCCTCGAAACGGAAACCGCGAGGAATCACCATCAGTACAAGCTGGACTCCCGCAATCCACTCCGACTGTTCGAGTCGATTCTTGCGTATAACAAAGTCAAGGTCACTGACCGCTGACTTTTCTACCGTTTCCTCTGCTATACTGGAAACATTCACATCATACAAGAGTGAAGGATAACCGTTGACCAAAAAATACTCATACGCCTACACCAAGTCGCTATACGACCATCAGTATCCCGACGAAAAACTCATCTCCATCCACGAACGCCCACTAGCCGACCCAACCGGCAAGCTCACCGCAATCATCGACTATGAGAAGCCGTTAAGCCGACATGACATGGACAAGTACGATTTGGAGGAGTTCCCGTTCTGGCTCGCACAAGAACATTACCTTCCACTGTTCAGCGAGGAATGTCCACTGAAATTGGAAACCCTTGAGGAGATTCGGGACGAGGTCGCACACGCCATCAGCGTGCTCGCGGACTATCATCCGCTGGGGAATGCGCCCCATGGTATCCACATCGGCGGCATAGTGGACAAGGATGTGAAGAAACTTGACTTGTACCGCGTATACGACACCATTCCATCTTGGAGCATCAACATGGTCGAGGAATTGATTACCGGAACCAACCCGACCGAATTCACTCTCTGGCATACGACGAGCGATATCAAACGCCAAGCGGACAAGCTTCACAAAGAAGACAAGGCCACACTGTTCGCGGACGCGAGTAAGTAGAGTCTTGGAGGATTATATGCATACTGACGTACACGAGACTATTTCCGATTGGATGGACAAGCCTATCGAGGAACTGGCCGGTAAAAGGGCTATCGCCATCACCGTAGGCGGAACCACCATCGACGGCGAATTGGAATACCGTATGGAGAAGACCGAGGATGGTCTACGTGTGGAAAGCCTGAATTTCGTGAACCTACCCCAATATGTGGTGGTTTGCCTCAACGGTGGAGGCAATCATCTGGCGGACACGCTTTTCAAGTCGTTGACCATTCTCGCCTGAACGTCGGCTTTCCTTCCGAAGAAAACTCTGCTATACTGGGTAAGTCCACACATAAGCAGTCTTTGGGAGGAAAGCTTGGAAAAACAAAACCCCAAAAAACCGGCAAACCCCATCCAACTACGTTCACTCGGCTGGGTGGACGAAGAACTGGCGATGATACAAGACCAGTATTCGGCAACACTGTCTGCCATCAACTTCCCCTGCTACACGCAATCCTCCAGCAAAACTAAAGACTATCAAGTCGTGGTTGACGGTAAGGACTACGGCATGGTTCGGGAAATCAACTGCGGAAACCGATTCGAATACCGTGCCCTCATGGCAGACGGTGACTACATCGAACCAGTATCGGACATTTTCCACACTTCGGCAATCGACGCTGTCTGCGAACTGGCTCGACGCCATCACGATAAGGAATTCGCCAACCAGCTGACCGACTATGTGATAGCGGTCTCTCAAGTGCAGGAACTCGCGTCCGCCCAATTAAGAAAAAACACGAAAGACCTGTTATCGGAAAACTTTCGTGTAGCAGACGTGTACCACTCCGGTCAGGGAGAGCAATGA